GGCAGGAGGGGCAGGAGGGGCAGGAGGGGCAGGAGGGGCAGGAGGGGCAGGAGGGGCAGGGGCTGCAGGCAGTCGCCACAGTGGAAGCGCAGGCACTAGAAGAAATGGCATAGTAGAACCTCCTGGAAGTTATTGGTCCAATGGAAGTTGGAAAGAATCATTTACGGATTCAACGGGAAATACTCCAAGAACTGCCCCTCTTAATAGGGGAAATACCGCTATAGAACCTTTTAGCACAGCCACTCCGAATTCATGCACAAGTACTACCACACTGTATGCAGCAGATGTGAAGAGCCTATTTCAACCTATGGCAATGGACGATTGCATTCTTAAAGGCCCCCCTCCTGAGTGTGATATTCAAGAAATAGACCTTCAGCGTTGGGTAATGATTTCAATCGTCCTTTCTGGCCGTACAGTTGATGTTTATATTGATGGTAAATTACGGCGTTCATGTGCCAGTTCTACTTATTACCAAGTAGACCCTACTGGTGTAAGTATAACAATGCTTGAAAATGGCGGATTTGATGGTTATGTGGGGAATACGAATGTAGCAGGGTCGGCAATGAATCCAGATGAAATCTATAGTATGTATTTATCTGGTCCTGGCGGCTCCTCCTATAATATCCTTTCTTGGTTTGCTTCTGTATTTAAGGGACCAGGTTCGGCTTAACTTCTGCACCTATAGCTAAGTTAAATGCACCCATAATGGTTGCACTTAACTTCTGCACAACACAGTAGAGTGGTATGAATAATCTACAGGGTGATTCTTCTTCCGGGCAAATCGTTACAGGATTATTAGTGGTTACTATAATTTTCATAGTATTATTTGTATTAGAACTGCTTGGAACTTCTATTATTAGTGCACAAACGCGCTTTCAGACGCTAATACCTTATACAGTCGACTCGCAACAGATGCAAATGACAATTTATCAGAACCCGCAATTATATCCCAATGCAATACCCGTACTCCCGTCAATAAATGAACGGAGCGGCATTGAATTCGCATATTCATTTTATATTCTTGTTCTCCCGAGCACTTTTGACGGAACGCAATCATTCAAACACGTCTTTCATAAGGGATATACATTCCCATGGCCTCTTATGGGACCCGGCGTCTTTATGAAAGGTCATACAAATACAATGAGAGTTATAATGAATACGTATAAGAATCCCAATACATATGTGGATATTAATAACATTCCTATAAACAAGTGGGTACATATTGTTTTGAACTGTATTGACAGGGGCATGGATGTGCATGTGAATGGTACGCTTGCAAATAGAATATCCTTTAAGGACACCTTGCCCTATCAGAACTATCAAGATATTATCCTATTTTCACCTACGAGTTCTACTATACTTGGACAGGGGGGTAATCCAACTTCCCTTGGTGGAGGGAGCTTTGTCTTGGCTGGTGCATTCAATGGATATTTGTCAAAACTCACATATACCCGGTATGCACTCTCTCCGATTGAAATACAGAATCTGATGAATATTGGTCCTTCTCCAATAAAACAAAACACAAATGTACAACTACCCCCCTATACTTCAGATAATTGGTGGACCGACCAAGTCTGAAAGACTTAGGCGGAGCCCCTAAGCAAGCCTCGGCTTGGTTAGACCGCCCAGGTGTAAACACCTGGGCGGAGAAACTTGCGCTTGCAGCGCAAGACCGACCAAGTGTAAACACCTGGGCGGAGCCCCTAACCAAGTGTAAACGTCTATCCAGGGGTGTAAAGCATACTCCCTTCTACTCTTTTAGGAGTTTAGAAGAGAATATGCCAGGTGGTCTATCAGTATTAATCGCCTACGGATCTCAAAACGTTATTCTGAGTGGAAATCCACAAATGACGTACTTTTATAAAGTATTCAAGAAATATTCGCATTTTTCAATGGAGAATATAACAATTCCTCTAGAGGGCGAAAATGAATTAAAGAGGGATGTTGGAATTAAGTTGCGAGCGAATATTCCGCGTAATGCCGACTTGCTTTCGGACCTTGTCTTTACCTTTACTCTTCCAGACATTTACAGTAAATATGCGGCAGGAAGAAGTTCCCAGTGGCAATTTCAATGGACAAGATATATTGGAGCGGCAATTATTAATAACGCGGCCTTTTTCATTGGTGGGCAGAAAATCCAAGAGTTTGATGGCACTTACCTTTTGAGTCGCGCTCTACTTGATTATGACCAAGATAAGTTTTACAAGTGGCAGAATCTTGTTGGAGATGTTCCTGAATTAGTAGACCCCGCAAATGGTAAATATGCTTCGCAACAATATCAACCCACTCTTTCATTGCCTGGTCAAACTACTCCCGCAGGATACCCTAATGTAATGTACAATACTACACCTACAGGGAATGTGCAATTGAATCGCCCCTCCATTATGGGAACAGAGATTAATATTCCGCTTTCCTTCTGGTTTAGTGAATCCCCTTCGCAATCTTTGCCTCTTGTAGGCCTCCAACTTCATCAATGCGAGGTGCAGCTGACGCTCAATCCTATAAATACGTTGTATACTATCCTGGACCCTTCTGGTTATAGAGTAAACCCCGAATTCATAACAAAGGCCCCTGTTTCATCCCTTCAAATGAATATGCCCTCTTATGGCACCAACTCAGATGCAAATGGAAATCTCCGCAACTTCCTCACTGATTTTGGCTCTAGTGTTCCGGCATTTGATGGCTGGCAAACGTTCAATCCCCGCCTGCAAGCTTCATATATCTTCTTGCCAAAAGAGGAAGAAACAGTTTTTGCTACGCGGCCCCTCTCGTATATTATCAAGCAAGTAACAATGTATCCAAATAGAGGTTTATCTGGAAGAAGTGTGGTGGACCTGGAAACACATAATCCTATAACACGTCTTATTGTTATACCTCGGCGTTCTGATTGGGAAAATCGCAATGATTTTTCGAATTATACAAACTGGTTCTCGCATCCTATACCCCCATTTGTTCCTACACCAGGTGTATCAGTACCAAATCAAGGTTCTGGCCTATTAGTTGCAAATATGCAAGAGGATATTCTTGCAGGGATGCAGGTGCTATGTGATGGCAATGGTATACAGGAACGGAAAAATATATCTTTTTTTGAGAAATATTCGCTATACCAGTATACTGTGGGGACTGGTGAAAAAGGCCTTTCGATTTATTCCTTCCAATTGGATAATTCGCCGACACAACCTTCTGGGTCAATCAATGCCAGTCGTATAAGAAACTTCCAGGTCGACCTCGATTTATACGCGCTTCCTACTGGTGCAAACTATAACTATGATGTCGATATTTATGTGGAAAGTTTAAATTTCCTCGAGATTGTTTCTGGCATGGGCGGCGTGAAGTATGCGCTTTAGAGGCATACTAAAAGTTCAGATATAGGTAGGAATGACGTCTGTCACATCTATGCTCACATCTATAGGGATAGGGGCCCCTCCGGCATCATTTTCAGATGCGACAACGGCGGCGGCGAATCAAAGGGCTGCTGTGGGGGGCCTAACAACAACAGTTTCTGGGATAAGCACGTCTTTATCGCTTTTAACCGCCACGGGCGCCCCTGCATCTGTTACGGGACCAATGAAGGATACTCTTGCTTCTGGGAATACTCTTTTGAATAATGCGAGTTCAATGACGCCGGCTGAACTTACAAAGAAGACGGGGGAACTTCAGTCACAACAAGACATTAATAAAATGAATCATGCCACTACAATGCGTAACCAAGATTTGGCAGATTTAACTGCGGCAGAAAAGGCGGCCATAAAAATAATAAAGCCGATTCTTGCGGATAAAATAACAAGTCAAGCCACGAGAGATGCTTGTGTACGACTACTGGAAGATATTCAGGATGCAAAAAGGGTCATATCTAGAACTAAATTTAAGGGGGAGGGATTTGGTGGAAGGGGGTCAAGGCGCCTGGGCTCTAGAGCACGTAATGCTTCTGGTAGTGTCTCTGAAACTCCTCCTGTTTATATTCGTCCCGACGTCCTCACCCCTGATGATGTAGATATTTACATCAATAGTATACAAGACGCGTATGATGATGAAACAGATAATAACTTACGGAAACTATCTCGTAATGGTACGAACCTCTACACCAAATATGTATGGCCGGCCATTTTCTTTAGCGTCTTTGCTTTTTGTGTAGTATTAGGGGGAATACTCTCGTCAAATGCTTGTTTACCCAATGAACTCTACTCGGTGTACAATAGGGCCTTCTATTTTATTTATGGTGCAATCCTTTTTCCTATAACCCTGCCTATGTATGGAATATTATACCCGCCAGAGTGGTATTCAACAATATGTCCGCTCTTTTCAAATGATGGAACTAAGCCAGTAGTAGCCGATGAGCTTGACGGGCCAGCATCTGTATTAACTTCATTAACTTCTGGACTTTCTTCTTTAAAAAGTTTAACTACACCTAGTGGCTTAGCTTCAATGTTTACTAAAAGGGGTGGTGGAGACCCTGTTATTACTCCCCCCGCGGCAACTCCTACTCTAAAAGGGGCAACTTATTACTTTTACCCTCTTGTACCAAATCCTACTGCAAAGGCAAATCTTGGTAAGGTTTCATTAGTTGCAACAGTATTAGTTTGGGGATATTTATTTAGTATTGGTGCTATGAACATTATGTCGTCATTTTAATGACGCGGTATTTAAACCGTTGAAACAATCTATTGTTAGGATGAAACGGGTACAACCAACAGCATCGCGTGACGATAAAGCAAATTTCCCTTTTGTAACAGTAATCACTCCTACATACAATCGAAGGCGGTTTATTCCCTCTCTTATTGAATGTTTTAAGAGACAGACGTATCCTGCGCGCCGCATGGAGTGGATTATTTATGACGATGGGTCTGACCCGGTGAAGGACTTATTTGAGCCGCACATGGGTGTGATTCCCAATCTCATTTATATTTATGAGAAGGATAAGCAGAATATTGGTGGAAAACGTAATCGCTTAAATCGAGAGGCATGTGGCGATATTATTGTGGCAATGGATGATGACGATTATTATCCTGAAGACCGTGTATATGCAGTAGTTAAGGCGTTTAAACAAAATCCAGGCTTTCAACTTGCCGGTAGTTCAGAGGTTTTCATGTATTACACGGATATTCAGGTGATTTATAAATTGGGTCCGTACAATAAGAATCATGCAACTAATGGGACGATGGCTTGGAGGAAGGAATATTCTGACACGCATGTGTATGATGAAACAGTTACACATGCAGAGGAAAAATCTTTTTTAGATGATTATAAACACCCAATGATTCAAATTGACCCCAGAAAAGTTATGTTAGTGATTAGTCATTCGGAAAACACGTTTGATAAGAAGAAGATGCGCGAGCAAGATAATCCAATGGTAAAGAGGACAGATTGGAAGATAAAGAACTTTATTCGTGATTCTAAGATTCGGGAGTTTTACGCCTCGGCCTGAAGGGCCGAGCACATAAAACATAGCCTCTTAATAAGAGGGTGAGTTTTACGCCTCGGCCTGAACTGCCTCTGCCTCTGCCCAAGAGTGCTTTAAGAAAGGCCAACAGAGCATAATATACAATGGCATACACAATAAATGGATCACTTCGTCTATTTACATTAATGGACGACGTGTTGCAGAATAGTATCAAATCTGGTGCTCCTTTGACAGATATTCCAGAAGGTACACTGAAAATTCCTCTACATTTACACCAACAGGGAATTGTAAATAAAATGCAGAAGCTCGAGCAGGATTTAACAACGGGCATGGATTGTTCTGGAGAAATTCTTTATTCATCCTACGGTGTTCTCGGTGATTCTGTTGGAACAGGAAAATCTCTAATGGTACTTGCGCATATTGCGCGTTTAGAGACAATACCACCTCTTACACACTACACCGCAATGGGTTCCTACAGCAGTGTAAATGTCCTGAGTATTAAACACACCCCCTTTACAAATAACACGGAGGCATGCTCTCTTATTATAGTCCCCCACACTCTTTTTCGGCAATGGTCTGAATATATTAAGAAGCAAACAAATCTGCGGCATCTTCTTCTTGACAAAAAGAAAGTTCTGCAAAGTGACACATTTATAGCCGATTTAATGGCGGCACAAGTTGTTCTCGTAAGTAATACGCTGTATAAAGAATTCAGTGTTATTCAGACAAATAATAGTATTCGATGGAAGCGCGTTTTTATAGATGAGGCCGACACAATTCATTTAATAAACGGATACAAGAAGCCAGAGACGAGATTTACCTGGTTTATTACAGCTTCTTGGATAAATATGCTGTATCCCAATGAAACGATTTATATGGCACGGCCAACTCTTGCGGCAGAAGTATTCTCTCCTACAGGGCGGTTCAAGCATTTGGCCCCTTTTTTTGAAGAGGTATATCATTCTACTCGCCCTTATACATATGCACGGTATGATATGACTTCTTTTAACTTTTTCAGAGAGATTCTTAATGCCCATCATTTTTTGCGTTCGAAACTTGTCCTGCGATGCCATGAGGATTTTGTGAAGGAATCTATTTCATTGCCAGTCCTCTATCGTTCAAATATAATGTGCCGCGCTCCTATTAATCAGAGGATAGTTTCAGAGGTAGTACCAGAAGATGTAAAGCAACTTCTTCATGGGGGAGATGTGGCCGGTGCCATTGCTGCTCTTGGGGTAAAAGCAGAAGATACGACAAGTTTGATTGATGCAGTAACGAAAAATCTGCAGAAGGAATTGGTGAGGCTGAAGGCGACGTATGACTTTAAGGCGGGTCTAGAATATTCTTCGAATGCAGTAAAAGAGGCTGCTCTTCAGAGCTTGTCCGATAAAATAAAGCATGTGCAAGAGTCAATAAATACGATTGAGCAGCGCATTAAGGGTTTTGAGAAGGATACTTGTCCCATTTGTTATGATGATGAGCTGGCGGACCCTATTATTACACCGTGTTGTTCTCGCCTTTTTTGCGGTACATGTATTATTCAATGCCTCTCTCGCACGCCAGCATGCCCTATGTGTCGCAGTACGATTGAAATAAAGAAATTGAAGAAGATTGTTTCAAAGAAAGAGGCAACGGCGATTGTTTCTTCAGATGAGGCGCCGGCGGACCAGTTGGAGAAGAAGCCTGAGGCTTTGATTCGCCTCTTTAAAGAGAATCCAGAAGGCCGTTTTCTTGTATTTAGTAGGTACGACAATCCCTTTCTTTCAATGGAAGAGTCTATTACGGGCCTGGGAATAAAAGTGAAGCAGCTGAAGGGGAACAAGGATGCAGTGGCGGCCACTCTGCGGGCGTTTGATGGTGGCGATTTACGTTGCCTCTTACTCAACTCTCATTATGCGGGGTCGGGTTTGAATATTACTGCGGCGACACATGTGATTCTTCTTCACGCGATGACACACGAGGAGGAGAAACAGATTCTTGGGCGGGCGCACAGGATAGGTAGGAAGGAACCTCTGCATTTCATTCGTCTTTTGCATGAGGGCGAGCTGCAGAGCGTGAATTAGAGCGGCGGCTGCGGCGGCGGCTGCGACGGCTGCGACGGCTGCGGGAACCTCCCAACCTTGCACGTTTAGTAGGGCGTGTATTCGCAGAATGGTAAGGAGTTCCTTCTGCCACATGCCCCAGAGCTTTTAGAGCGGTAAAGGGTTCTTCTTCAATACGCATACTTTCTTTTACCGCATTAATTATAGGTTTAGATACACCCGATAAACATGCGACAATATAAAAATCTATTCTTTCTCCTGGATATAACTCTGTAATATATCTTATTATATCACGGAGAGTTAATGCAGCCCCATGTGGAACCCATTGAAATTTAGTAAAGATTCCTGGTCGAATCTTGGAATGTACGTCTATAAGTTTTTCTAACTTAATAATATTTTTTAACATGCTTTCTCCTATGCACTCTTTTACACCTGCTTCAAAATAAGAGGGTCTGTCCCTTTCCTCTTCTGCCGTCCCAATAATAAGATTAGGAAAAATAGTACGGGGTGGATGTATACTCTCTTCATGAATAGAAGGACTTAATAACATATAGTCTGAATGTCTATTATTTGGATTAATGAAAAATCCCCTATTTCCTGTAGAAGAGTGTAATTTCCGTCGTAGATTTGCATTATTTCTATGAACACGCGGTATATGGCTTTTATGAATATGTTGAATCATTCGCTCTGAAGTCGAACTAGCAAAGGTGCAGCCTTCATCTGTACATCTAACAGGATTAGTAAGAGTAGAAAGGTCTTCTTCAGGGAGTTCGGAGTTTAAATAATTTTTTTTATAGGGCATTGCTGTTCTTGAAAAAATACTTTTAGAAGTGCAAATACGCCCTGCTGGATTTTTGGAAATAATAGCGCAACTTTTTCCAAGTTCTCCGAAATATTTAATAGCCATAGTAGAGGGAATTGTGAATGTTTCACCATTCCCTTGCGCATGAGCATATAATATTATTTTTCGTATTGGTGGCCGTGCTGATGCCATTCCTATTCCTTCAAACTATTATTTAAATTCTCGAGGCTCACAGCTTCAAAGCGGCGGATTTTATCTGTTCGCAGGGTTCCACTTTGGATTTCTGTAAACGCGTACATGGGGGCGAGACGCACGGGGGCCTTGTACTTTTCAGAGACTTCACAGAGTAGTTTCCAGGCATTAAACATTGCAGATTGTTTCGTCAAGACTGGCGTATAGCGAAACTCGCTCATATTCAGCGTCTTTGTTTTTGCAGTAATTGGTACTTCTTCGGTGAGGCGCATACTTATTACCTTGAGCTTGAGTTTCAGGGACAAGGGAAGAATCGTCCAGCATTGATAGAAGAAAGCCCAGAAGTCGCCCTGGTCAGAAACTTTATAGGCGTCAAAGAGGGATAAATAGAGATTCCATGCTTCTGGTGTATTTCCCATGACGGCTTCAATACGCTCCGGAATATTTTCCAGACTATTCAGGCTCGCCAAGTTGCCCTCATTATTTTCAATGTCAAACTCGAGAAGGGGGTCCCACTCTCCCCAGAGAGTCCACCATGCAATTGGCATAACGCCATCAGGAATATCAATAATGCGTTCAGGTATTTCGAGGCCTGCGATTTGACGTTTGAGAGAGCGAAGGTCGCCAGTATAAGAGGATGGTATATCATGACCGAGCCATGCACGGAGACAGTCCGTATCGGGAGATTCTACTTGAAAAGTGAGGCAGATTTTGGAAATCTGCTGTAGGATACGTGTATCAAGAGAATTACTAATGAGAATCAATGGCCGACCCTCTCGAACTTCTTTTGATTTCAGGTAAATATGTAATTCAGAAAGTCCGCCTTTTTCTCCATTACTGAGCCCGTCGATTTCGTCAAGGAGTACACCGATTCCTCCGCGATTACCGGACTCTATCATTTTAACAATGCCACCCTGCTTCAAGAGGGGAAGGATGACTTTGCGAAAAGATGTACCAGAGCGCGTGTGACTTGCATTAAACTCTACTGTTTTGAGTGAAGCCTCTTGAAAAACGCGATGAGCAATAGTGGTTTTTCCGATTCCTGGGGGGCCGACAAGAAGGACGGCGGGTTGTTTGCGGGTTTGTAGCCATTCTTTGAGTTGCTTCTCAATGAGCGGGTGCAAACATACAGACATTCTAGAGTAGCGTGTTGTACATAACTTAAGTACCCCCGTTGCATTACTTATTTTTAGCTTACATCTACGGAGATCTAGGTGGTAGAGGTGGGTTGAAGCCAGTACATGTTGTTCCATTCCAGACGCCCTCCCATGTAACTCCCTTTGATTTTGCTTCGTCGCAGAGAGCGGCGGACCTAGCAGAAGGGGGTGTGACGGCGAGGGACAGGTTGAAGACTGCTCGACCAGATGTTGCAGTTCCATCAGACGTGTCCATACCACCCGTAGAGGCTCCTACAGTATCAATACATACCTGTGTACCATTGCTGTCTTTTGAGAGGGACAAGAAATCGGGACAGTAATTCACAGGAGAAGACCATTCTGCTGCCGCGCTTGAATTCGTATTTCCAGAACTATTAAACCAGCGAAGGCCGAAATAGATAGATGCCAGAATTGCACCCAGCATGTACATAGTTGCAGTGATTTGTTGGCCGGAAGAAAAAAGTACAAAACTTCCACCAGAGATTGCTATACATGCAATAAATACAAAAAAGAGGAATAAATATGTCATTCTATCTCTTTATGGGCTATTTTTAAAGGGGGCTGCGCTAAACACACGTTCAAGAAGATACAATCTTTTTGAATGCGTGGTGTAAAAGTGTATAGTATTTAACGACCGTAGTGGGCGACGGCGGCAGGGGTGCCATTGCCCTCGAAGCCGACCTCAATGTAGCCGGTCAGGTAGTCCTCCACGGGAGTTGTGCCGGCTGCACCGCCCACGCCAAAGGTGGAGAGGGTGGAGTTGTTGGAATGCTTGTTTGTCACCAGCTGAATCTTGCGGAAGGTACGGTTGGCGGACACTACAGTGCGACCCATATCCTTCAGAATGCCAGCACCAGCTGCATTGATACTGGAGCGGAAGGGGTTGCCGTTGGTGCCGAAGCCCTGACCGACAAAATAGGTTGCAGCCCAGCGGGCAGTGGAGAAGGTGCCACCGTTGATGCCAGTATCGTTGGTTGCGGGCTCAGTGCGAGCATAAATCTTATCAGTCAGGTCAGCAAGAGGAACATAGTAGCCGCCATCGGATGCCATCTGACGGTAGAAGCTCATTTGTATATCCAGGATTTAGAAAAGATTTTTCCTAAGTTTAAATGGATTACCGGAACATTCTCTGCCGTTTTAGATTCCAATCTTCCAGATAGAATGCCTACCCCCCCAGCCGAGTTTACTTTACCTTTAACGTCCGATGGTCCTGCCGGACAAAATGGACGCGTTACTTTTGATTGGCTGTCTCCAATTCTAAACAAGGCACCTGATACACTACCTGGTCTTCCCGGATTTGAGACGGTGACAAAGGTCCAGGCCGGATTTCAAGCTGATATGCTCCGGGGAAACTGGGAGGCAACGCCAGTAAGCGACGCTTTCTTTTCACTTCCAAATGTTGAACGCATCCAGCAACTTATCCGCAAGGGTGTCTATGACAAGAGCCAGCCGAAGGGATACATTATAGATGACCAGTCATCGGATGAGTTGAAGATTATTATGCGTGCCATTTATTACCAGTATGGTAAGAACATGCCGAAGGATACGCTGGTACAAGTGGAAGACCTTAATCAAAAGGTTATAAACTGGTGTATTCCACACATACTCTCGGCGGTTGACCACTACTTTTACTACATCCAGGACATTAGTCATCTGCCGGTGCCTTTACAACAGCCCCAGAGTCTGAGCTCTGCCGGTACACGGAGTAAGCCCCTGAAGCCGTTTATGTAGGTGGCACATGGCACAACACTTGGGAGGCCGTGTTGCATGCAAGGGCGCAACACTTGGGAGGCCGTGTTGCATGCAAGGGCGCAACACTTGGGAGGCCGTGTTGCATGCAAGGGCGCAACACTTGGGAGGCCGTGTTGCATGCAAGGGCGCAACACTTGGGAGGCCGTGTTGCATGCAAGGGCGCAACACTTGCGCGTTGGACAAAGCTTTTTTGAAAAAATCTCCACCGATAGGATGATTTTTGGAACAGCACAAGTAAATGGACGCGGAAGGTCGCCGCCTTCTACAGAAGACCGGGTAAGCACGGAACATTTATTTAATGGGTGTGACTATTTTGCCATCTTTGATGGCCATTCTGGAGAAAAAGTTGCGAGTCTGTCAAAAGAGCTTCTACATAAGCGTATAAAAGAAGCTCTAGTATCGCTCGGAGAGAATCGCATAGAAGATACGGGGGAAGTGGCCGCAATATTGAAGACCGTCTTTATTGAACACAATAAGTACCTTGCGTCCCCTGCCGTATTTCGTACACTTGATGATTCCGGCTCAACTGCAACCGTAGCGGTAGTTACACCAAAACATATCTATATGGCATATCTTGGAGATTCACCCTGCTTCCTTCTTAATCCTAGAAATGGCTGGATTCTAGAACGTATGGGAAAACATGAGCCATCTCTTGCTGGAGAAACGGCACGCATACAAGCAGCCGGTGGATTCGTGGAGATTGATGAATGTGGTACGCCTCGTGTGGATGGTATGCTTGCCGTAGCACGGGCTTTTGGCGACTTTAGTCTTAACTGGAAGGGGTCCACGCCACCTGCAGAAGCAGATTGGACAAAAATGAAGGTGTGTGGCCACCCGGATGTGAGTGTATGGAAACGACCTGAAGCCGGTGTGCTGGCGATAATGTCTGACGGCCTAGTTGAAACGGAATCAGGAGGGCTGAAGCCTTTGGAACAAGTGGGGCGCGACATCTTCCGTGCTCTAGAAGGAAACCAATACGACCTCGCACGTTCTAGTGTTGCAGTGGTCAAGAAACATGTGGCAGATTCGGCAGGGTCTAGTAGATATGGAGGTGATGATTTATCATTGATTCTTATCGATGTAGGAGTTGGAGGTGTGGCCTTGGGTCATGGGCCAAAAGAGCCTGAGCCGGTTATTGTGAGAAATCCGTCGCGCAAGGCTAAGAGGCGACGAGTGCGTACAGGAAAGAAAGACCGACTTATTAAGATATTTTCTTGCTAAGGCTGGGCAGCCTTCAGAAAAATTTAAAAAGGCGGCGGGGGTATTGATAATTAAAAATGCCGTCTCTATACCCTATGAATTTAGATGAGGCGTTTATTGATTTGGATGAGGAGTTTAGTTCTGGATTTGGGGTTGGATTTGTAGCTGGGTTTATTGCCGGCGCAATCTTTACTGCCGTGTGGCTAAAGGTAGTGTGTCGCGTAAAGTAGGGTTAAAGATGTGACCACATGGTATAGTATGGTCTAGTAGCTCAGGGGGATTGCTGCTAGAGCCAAGGCGGTCTAGTAGCTCAGGGGCGTAAGCCCCTTTGCTATTGGTCCACCACACGCAACTACGTTGCGTGTAGAGGTCTAGTAGCTCAGTTGGTAGAGCGTGGTGCTTATACTTTAGAGTATACATAAGGCACAGGCAAAGTAACGCCAAAGTCGCGGGTTCAAACCCCGCCTAGACCACTTTTTTCCAGCTTCTGATAGAGGCTGAAAAAAAGTGCTTGAACAAAATTGACTATTTTATATAAATATTAATGAGGCAGCAATGGACATTGAATCAGGAATCAACACTGAGCCGCTACTAAAGAAGGAGGTCCCTGCACAATCTGTAGGGGATTTTCTTTCCTCTCCTAAAACAATCCTCGGCTTCTCTTCAGTATATCTTACAGGGTATATGTTATTTATTTCTATAGAGGGAGGATTTACATCCCAGTTTATACATTTTGGCCCAGGAACAACTCGGGAAAATACCACAAGTTTCCTCGGAATTGTCTTGGACACATGGCAAAAAGTGATTCTCATGTATTTCGTAAGTTTCCTTTCTTCTCTAATGAACACCTATTACCTCTATGCAATGACAAATAATCTGCACTCCTACATCTGGAATCGCGCCGTACCAAAAGTGCCCTTTAGTAAAAAGTGGACCTACGTTGTTATTCTTGCAGAGCCATTCATTATGCAAGTTCTTACGATTACACAATTCTTTACCAATCTTACAATGCAACTCCAATTCATTATTCCCCAGTTTATAGGGTCACTTATTATTGAAATCCCATTCACCATTCAGCGCCTACAAGAGAAGGAATATGAGTTTGATTAATGCCCAAGCCGCGCTAAAATACTTGGATGAATATAATCGTCATCCACTTTATTTTGCCTGTAAAATACATAGCCATTTGCCTCTAACAAAGCCCGTATTTTTTGCCGCGGCTCTTCAATCATATTGTGCTCAACGCAAATATAGCCAAAGGTATATGTTCCAAAATCAACCGTCTTCAAAATCTCGTACTCTGAGCCCTCCGTATCAAGTGACAAAAACTCAATGAAGTTTGGGGCATTTGCAGAAGAAAGAAGAGTATTAAGAGTCTTTGTCTGCACCTCTACAGTAGTTGCATAAGGCAGGATTTCCTCGTGATGATTTGTCTCTACCAGTCCAGATAATCCATTGCGCGAATTATAAAAAGGCAGAACCTCATCATTCTTCTTATAGACTGCGTACGGGAAAAACACGCAGTTTCTTTTCTTTAAAATAGACGTCCTCCATTCTGGATTACACTCTACTACAACCCCCTTCCAATCATGCTGCGACTCTAGCAAAAAACTATTGGAATCTGTTACACCATCATAAGCCCCTACTTCCACAAAATAGCCGCCGCGCAGCCCCTTGTAAATCGTATCTAATACGTGCCTGTCTTGTCCAAACTGACTATAAGAGCGCATCTTCCATCTTATGTGGTACTCTGTTTAGACCGCGCCTTAATCTTAATCTGCTTTCCAAGAGGCTTTCCCTCTAGAGCAGCCTCACGCTCGGCACGCATCTTCTTCCAAGCAGTTTCAAAGTCTGCCAAATCGGTCAGCCACATTGCAGCGGCAGTAGTTGCCTCCAGTGCCGCCAGGGCCGCGCGAGCAACCACTACAGCTCGCTTGTGCTCCTCTACTGCCGCTGCCTTTACACGGTCCATACGGAGCCTCAGGAGATAATCGTATGCGTCCACATTTGTCTGCAGCTTGTCACCACTCAGTGCCGGCAGGTCGTGCGCAATCATCAGGGCCACAATATCTTCGTCGCTCGCCCGCCTCATATCAATCGTACCGTCAAGTACTGCCTGCAGGAAGCGCGCCTTTGCATCTGCCTCCACGGCCTCGGCCCGCAGCCGCTCAATCTCTGCGGCACGGCGCGCCTCATACGCCTTTAGACGCGGCTCATAGAACGCCTCTAGAATATCCCCCACACACCCATACTTGACAATCTTGGAGTCCATGTCAAAGGCCACCATGTTTGTTGTGCGCCACGTGGTGGTCAGCTGGAAACGCTTCTCAAACTCCACCAAATTCGCCTTTGCCTCCTCGTAATAATCCGGGTCTAACTCCAGGTGAAACTTTACATTAATATGGTCATACAGGTCGTCAAAGTTCTTCAGAACGGGCTTGCCATCATCAGTCTTGGATGCATCCGCCTTGCCACTCTGGCTGGAACCTTTTGCTACACCACCCGCAACGCAGAGCTCATCTAGGAACGCCTTATAGTCATGTGTCCAAGTGCCAACAGGGAGTTCCGTAATTGTCACCAGCTTCTTTGCGTCGTCGAAAGTATATAGGCCCTTAGTAATCCACACGCCGTCTGATACGAGATGCACGGGCCCCTTGAAGCCGAGCCACCATGGGCGCATTGCCAGGGAGGCCAGTGTTGCCCGACGTCCTTCCAGGCGGTCACGCAGAAGACCCACGACTTCCTCGGGATTATGAGGAGGAATATTTGTACTGAATCCGGTGCCAATGCCAACACAGCCGTTGATGACCAGAAGTGGCACAACAGGGAAATACGTCTTGGGCTCCACTATGAGCCCATCGTCATCAATGTGCTGCAAGATGCTGGAATCCTCCTTTCTTAGAATCGTGTCCAAGATGGTCTCAAGGTGGGTGTGAATATACCTTGCAGAAGCTGCATCCTGGCCACCCTGAAGGCGGGAGCCAAACTGGCCAATGGGGGCCAGCAGATTGATATTGTTTGCGCCAACAAACTGCTGGGCCATGGATGTGATTGCACCAGTGAGGGACGCCTCACCGTGGTGATAGGCTGCATGCTCTGAAACATAGCCTGCCAACTGGGCCACGCGAATCTCTGAGCGCAGACCCTTTTTCAGGCACCCAAAGATAATCTTGCGCTGAGAAGGCTTTAGTCCGTCCATGATAGAGGCAAGGGAGCGGATATTATCGGCATTACTGAAGTGGATGAGCTCATCGTGAATGAAGCGGGAGTAGTCGACGCGCCCGCCCTCGCCAATCACCAGCATGCGCTGGGGGTCAAAGCTCGCCAGCCACTGCTTCCTGTCGTCGGCACGCTTCTTTGAGAAAGCCAGCGACATTGTGTCATCGGTTGCCGTGTCCCACGTGTACTTAATCTCGTGCAGCTTGTGAAACCATTGCTTGGCCTCTTCATCTGTGCTTGTGCCCAACCCCTTATAGTATTTCAGATGCCAGCCGGCAGTAGAGCCGCCGAGGGACGCCTTCCACGTTTCAAACTCTGCGGGAGAATAGAAGCTGAGCTCTTCCTGCCGCCTCTTTGCCTTTAGTAGCGGAGTTGCAAGGGAGCAGATGAAGCCTGCCTGCATGAGTGCGGGCCACTCTGAGTGAAACAGATTCATCAGAAGACCCTTGATGTGCGACCCATCCAAATCCTGGTCCGCCATGACCATAACGCGACCGTAACGGAGGGACTTGAGGTCCTTGTATACCTTGCCCTGCTCGAGGCCCAGAATCTTCTTGATTGCAGTGAGCTCCTCATTCTTGGCAAACTTATCGGCGCTCACATCGCGCACATTAAGCATCTTACCTTTCAGGGGAAACACGCCCCACTTCTCACGCCCTACCACGGAGAGACCAGTGATTGCTGACGTTGCAGCTGAGTCTCCCTCTGTAAGAATGAGTGTACACTCACCAGACTTTGCCGTCCCCGCCCAGGCCGCATCTACTAGTTTGGGCATTCCACGAATCGTCCTCTTCTTGGACCCGTCCGTTTTCTTGGCATCCTTGTTTGCCTTTGCATCTAGAATAGACATGGCCTCATCAAGGAGACCCAGTTTTACCAGTTGCGTCACGAGCTTCCCTTCAGTCTTGAAAACAGAACCAAACTTGGCTGCGGGAGTAGTGAGGGTTTCTTTTGTCTGGGAATCAAAGGCGGGATTTACAATAGTTGCATTTACAAAGAACACAACGCAATCCTTCAGCTGCCCAGGTTTCACAGGCACTTTCTTCTTTGTCGCAAGTTCGCAGAAATCACCAATAATCGTGCTGACCACTTTCTCCACGTGCTTGCCACCCTTTTTCGTGTTAATACCATTCACAAAGCTCACGTGCTTCTCATCGGGTACACCGTCCTCTTCAAAGAGGCTGCGGGCAAGAACGGCGGCAACCTCCCAGCGTTCTCCGCAGCGCTCGTATGCAATAGGGGCATCCGCTTTTACAAAGAGCTTGACAAACTTCTCGAAGGTATTAGTCGCAACCGCCCAGCCATTGCAGGTCACCTTCACCTCTTTGCCAGCCATTGCACCCAGCTCTACTACACGCGTCTTGAGTACTTGGCGCATGTCTGCAAGGTTGAGTCCAGGGAAGCGACTAACATCGGGTTCGTAGGTAATACGGACAAACCCCTTGGCCTTATCTGCCTTTACCGATGCCTTCCCCGCTTTTGACATATTGTCTGTCCACGTCTGCGAGTACTTTTGGCTGTGTTTGGGGCTGCGCGTCTCCACCGTGAAGGACCGGCTGAAGATGTTTGTGAGCTTTGCACCATAGCCATTTTTGCCGCCGACAATCTTCTCCTCGCCTTTGTCATAGTTGCCGCTGGTGAGAAGATGACCAAAGATGAGCTCGGGTGCCCAGACCTTCTCCGTGGCGTGCATCTCGATAGGAATACCGTCGCCATCATTCTCTACAGTAATACGGAACGGCTCACCTTCTGCTGCAGTATCTTCTGTAATTGTAACGTCAATGTGCTTAATGGGAGTACGACCTGCCTCTCCGCTACGTACGAGAGCATCACGGGCATTTACAAGAATCTCGTCGAAAATCTTGTAGAAGCCAGGATTGAATGCCACGTCACGGCGAATCATCTTTCCCGCAGCATCATCAAACACCCAGCGGGACTCTTGATGTGTCTCTGTGGAGCCGACGTAAGTGTCAGGCAACTCCAGGACGTGCTCGCGGTGAGAGAGTTTCTTAAAAGCAGAGGCGGTGGACATTTCTATGCCAAGGGTGGGGGCTTGGGCGCCAGCCAATTTTACGAGGGCGCTATGTTTCGGTCTAAAGAAAAAATAGCCGCACACTTCCAATTACTTTGCAACCCAGCGCTCCAAAATCGGCTTCAAGTGTTGCTTGAGCCAATCAGGTGGTTGAAGAGGAGGTGGTGGTCCGTGGCCGAAATGGAAGTTCGTCTGGCCCATCATGTAGCAATAGGAGCCCCAGATGTAATGATAAAGGTTGTTAATATATGCTTCTTGATTATATAGTTTGATTTCAGCCATGTTAGGGATTTCTGCATGCCTGTCTAAGAGTGTTTTACCACGTCCGTCTTTTTTTTCAATATACTCTACAATGAGTCCCTTATAAATCTCGACAAGTTCTACTTGCGAAATGTTGGGGATAGTAGACTTGTACGGATTAGGAAGCATGATGGATTGTTGCAAGGCGTGCCGAGGCTGCCGCTTCAAATTTTTAATCGATGACGTTAAAGGTTACGTGGCCTCAAGCATTTTTTAGTGTACAGAATACTTCATTAGTATATCCTTGGCGACATACTGAGTTGCAAAATCACTTGTTGACTCTGGAATTATTTTGGGCGCTTTACCTGCATTATAGGCTTCTCTCCACCGGAGAGCACATAGACACCATTTGTCTCCTGCAACTAATCCTGGAAATGAGTCTTGGGGAGTTATAAGGTCATTGCCTTTTGATTTTGTGAATTCTAAAAAAGTATCATCAACGCGTGCACACACTACGTGAGTTCCGGAATCTGTAGGATTCGTAGAACAATAGCCATCCCGTAAATATCCTGTTGTTTTTTCTGAACCTGATGAACATGGTGTCAAGTCGCCACCAAGTATGTTTGTGTGCTTCACTTGAAAATTCTCATTGGAACCCCCTTTCTGAGTAGGGCGTTTTTGCATGGCTATTAGACCAAAGAAAGATACTATGATATAAAGAAGAAGTATGATGTTTCTATGTCTCATATTAAGGAAAAATATTACATTGCAGCCGCCGCCGTTTTACCGTCACGGTCTAAACTTATACGGCACTGATAAATAGTAATGTCGTATATTGATTCTACGCGATGGTTTGAAGTATCAGAGTTAAAGCGTGAATTGAAGAATCATGTATCACTTTCGCAAAAGCACACTGTTCTCGAAATAGGTTCCTACGAAGGACTCAGTAGCTGTTTCTTCTCTGATTTTCTCCTTTCGCATGCAGAATCGACGCTAGATTGTGTGGACCCATTTTTACCTGAGGACCCAATGACACCAAATGTTTCAGAGGCCACCTACAGAACATTCTTGGCGAATATTGAACAGAGTTCTTATCCAGAAAAGGTTACTCACCATAAGATGTTGAGTAGCGAATACTTGGCCACAAATAAGAAGATGTATGATATTGTATATTTAGATGGCAGTCATTTATATGAAGATGTGCTGGCCGATTTGGAAGGCGTCTTCCCTTTTGTTATTCCAGGAGGAATCGTCTGGTGCGATGATTATCGCAGCTATGAGTCCGTGTATAATGCTATAACGGAATTCTGCGAGAAACATTGTGATAAACTAAAGATTGTACATAGGGAGGGGCAACTTGCGTTTCGAAAGCTCAAGTAAAAATACTGAAGTATCTTAAAGAATACTGAAGTAACTTAAAGTAATTTTAGATATTACTAAATATGAGTGAAAAACTACAGCTCGGTGCACTCGAGAAAGATACGAATAAATATACCTTGCCATCAAATGGTGAAAAGGCGAAGCAATATAAATGTGTAGATTGTAGTCAAAAGGTTATTCTAAGAAAGGGACAAGTGCGAAGAGCGCATTTTGCTCATTTTTCACCAACTAACACTTGCTCATACTATGAACATCCAAATGAAAGCCAGATGCATAAAGATGCTAAACATAAACTATGTGAAAGATTAAATAGTAAGTTTCCTATAACTATAAATAGTAACTGCCCAAAATGTGGTATAGGACCTGGTGCATTTGATATGCTAGAGATTGAATATAAAGATGGAGACACGGCCGTAGTTGAACACAGGGGGCCAGATGGTAGGTGGATTGCAGATATTGCCGTATTAAATAGGGAAACACTGCGTTATATTTTTGAAGTTAAGCATACTCATTCTACAACTACAGATGTAAGACCAGAACCATGGTTTGAGTTTACAACTGAAGAGATATTTGAAGAGGAGGAAAGGATATTAAAGGGTGAAGACGACGGTCTCGGCAATGAATATTTTTTTAACTGCACGAGGCAAGATAAAAGTAGGTATTGTAATGGATGTAAAATATTAACGTACCCGTGGGCAGACAAATTTCCAAGGCTAAACGTTCGATATGGAATGGAAAGATTATGGGAGCAGGAACGACCATGTATTATTTGTAAAAGGGATAAATATAGTCCAGTATTTCTTAGAGGCCCCCGTGCTTTGTGTAAAATATGCTTAGGTGATTCTGGAGAAAAATTAAAGGAGGAGTATGGTGTGAGCAGGTGTTTAATTGTGGATGATTAATACAAATCACCCTTTTACAAGAACCAATAATTTATCATTATCCCAGCCAGGCGACCAGCGGTCCTTGTGTTCGCATAGGACAAAATAAGCGGCGGAGCAGAGGGGTAGGACCTCCCCTAGCTCTTTTGTGTATTCACTTTCCGCTGTCGCCCGAAAGATGTCTTCAACAATGAGAAGTCCTCCCTGTCGTAACAGGGGAAACGCCTCCTTGATAATACGGATTTGATGCCCGTGCTCGTGGCTACTATCGTCAATAATTACATCATAGGGGGCCGCGGAAGCCTCTGCTAAGGCCCGTCGCACATCACCATCCACGCCCACGTCCATGAGTCCCACCGTAACGCGGTTGCTTGTCATCTCATCAGCACGTTCGCAGAAGTTGGCATCCCTGTCAAACATATGAATATGCGCGTAGTCATGTCTAAAATAACGGTCCCACATGACTGCGGAATTGCCAAGTGCAATCCCTATTTCTGCAAAATGGACTGGCATATTTTTAAAGGGGGCTAAGAGCATGGTATAGACGGCGGTATAGGGGTGACGATGGCACCGTGTGTTATAGGGGCTTTTATCCGTCTGCGCCTTTGCACCAATCTCACAGAGTTCTGTACAAGCACGGGACGAATCAATAGTGAGTACGGGAAGTTCCATAGGCATTCTTTGGCCGAATCCTTTAGATTATATATTGCTACGGTACCGTCAAATGCCAAATTAAGTGCCTATTTGCCTACAGTTTTCTTGTAAGGTCGGCAGAGCCGAGCAACTTAGCGCGCCCCACGTCCCGTGGACGTGGCTGCGCTGTAAGGTCGGTAGAGCCGAGCAACTTAGCGCGCCCCACGTCCCGTGGACGTGGCTGCGCTGTAAGCTTGTTAAGACCACCTCCTCAAAGGGGGGTCGACTTAATTTAGCACAACACGGTAGGAATGCGTCGCAGAATTAGTAAGATGAAATGTCATCCAATAGGCGGCACCAATGCAACGCGAAAACTTCCCGCTTTCCATGCTGCGTCGTGTGCTGGAAAGACGCGTAAAGGGCGGGATGGAATGTATGAATCTGTAGAGGCTTCAAATGGAATTTGGGTGTGGAAGAAGAAGATGAATGGCGGCTTTGTACCCTCGGTTATGGGGGGTGTAATGCGGGTAGGTTCGTATGCTGTGACCGCCGCGGTTGCACAGGGGTCGCGCCTACTTCAGAACAATAAGAAGCGGATGTCTTTGAGGCGTGGACGAAGCCGGGTACGTCATACACGTCGTAATAAACGCAGTTCTCACTAATTTCCGTAGATTCCCGGCGTCGGTTTACCTAAAGGTATTATCAACATAAAGGTTTAGAAATGTCAAGTGCCAAGCCAAACGCAAATGGTAATCTCTTTGAGATAAAGACGGTTCAGTCTGGTGCTTTCCGCATATTAATAGAGGCGCTGAAGGAGATTTTGACAGAGGCAAACCTCGAGTTTGATGGCCAGGGTATTAAGGTGATGGCGGTAGATGAGACCCATACTGTACTGGTGTACCTGCGTCTACATTCCGACCGTTTTGAGACGTATTATTGTCCTGCAAAGCATGTTTTGGGGGTGAATATGATTTACTTTTTCAAGCTGATTAAGACAATGGGCAATAATGACAATCTCACTCTGTATTTGCCTGCGTCTAATCCAAACAAGCTGGGGATTCGCATGGAGAATTCCGAGAAGTCTACGGTGACAAACTATTTCCTGAAGCTGTTTGACACTGACGTAGAGGACATTCAGATTCCTTCACTCAACTTCACGAGTATTATTCACATGCCGAGTCTCGACCTCCAGAAGATTTGCCGCGACATGAATGCCCTGGGCGAGAAGCTGGATGTGGAGATTACGAGCAGCGGGTCGGACCTCATTTTCAAGTGTATGGGTGATTTTGCCGAGCAGGAGACCATTATTTCAGAGAATGACAACTCTAATATGAAGGTGCACAAGTCTGCGGGTTCCACAGCGGAGATTGTGCAGGGCATCTTTCAGCTGAAGCATCTGGTCCTCTTTACGAAGTGCACGAGCCTGTGCCCCAGTATCGAGCTCTACTTGAAGAATGATTTCCCGCTGATTCTGCGGTACACGGTTGCCAACTTAGGGGAAGTAAAACTGGTTCTTGCGCCTATGAAGAACAAACAAGTGATAGCGTGAGCGGATTTTTTAAAAGTTTTGCAAAAAGTGTAATTCGCCAACTTTGCGAAGTGCTCGAGAGATGAGTGTTGATGCCCGCGGAAAATCTCACACAAGAGTATAATGGCAAAACTTTCCTGCTCTCGTTGCACTCGTTCTTGCAGAACTATGGGCTCTATGATGAAGCATCTGAAGACGGCTCACGGCATGACTAAGACGGCGGCACGTGCCTGCTGCAAGCGTGCCATGAAGGCTGCTACACGTAAGGCAAAGGGCTCCCGCAAGGGCAGAAAGGGCAGCCGCCGCACTCGTCGCCGGTAAAGCTGTGAAAAATTGACACCGGCAGCCACCTAAACATCTCCATAGGATGGACGGGCAAGATTGGGCACCAGTTACTCTTCGCGGTACAAACGCAACTATTCGTACTAGGCAGCCGGCAAAGTCGGCAAAGCCGCAAAATGTTACTCCCGAGGCCGCTGCTGTGCGTCGTCTAGAGCAACAAGATGGCCCACAGAAGCCGAAGGAACTCAGTACGGCGGCGCGTACAGAAATCATGCAGCGGCGGGCAGCCATGAAAAAGACGCAAATAGAGCTGAATCAAATGTGCCAGTTTCCTGCAAATACTGTGAATGGAATTGAGTCGGGAAAGATTATTCCCAGCCAATCGCAGCTTGTAAAACTAAATAGGGTTTTGGGGGCAAAGTTGCAGTTAAATTAAAGGCGAAAAAGCTCATCTGCTTTATTCATCTCCCTTGGAATCCAGCGTATTCCGAAATAATCTAAGCTACGTATTTCACGGGACACGGCATTGTAGGCATGCGCTGACTGTTTATCAAGTGGCTTCTTTTGTTTAATAAGCGCTTTTACGACGCCTAGACAATCATTTTCCAGCTCCATAGAGTAATCCCCTTTTTCTATGGTGTATTTAATACCGTCGAGGACTGAATGCCACTCTGTGTGTGTGGAATTACGATGGTCAAAATAAGTTGTTGCAAGTGTATACTCTGTTGCCGCCGTTGTTCTTAAGACAACAGCTGTGCGGGCTATAGCAGGTGTAAAAGAGCCGTCTGTTTGCACATGGGCCACAAGAAGGGGGCGGGAGGGGCACGTCAGGGCGGTAAAGGCGGGAGGATTTCTCAGAAAAGCTGCCAAGGCTGGGCGCATCTTTTAAAGTATGTGATTAATCTTCAAATGCAAGTTGCACCCGTCGCGTCTAAATCCACCCCTTTTCCTCCGGCCAAAACTTTAGATGACCTCTTGGATTAAAGCCGCCCCGCAAAAGCCCCTGGAGTCAAAGCCCACTCTCTTTTTCGAGACAAATGCAGATGGATTCTGTGGAAACTTTGTTGATTTTCTGTATGCCTACATTTATGCACAGACTGTCCAGCAGCCCCTGTATGTCTATGACAGGACGAATTCTATCGGCTACAACTATCCCCTACTTTTAAGAACCTTTGAACAAGAGCCGAAGGTACTTTATACGGACGCCATGGTTCCCAGCGCGAATTCCACAAAAAAGAGGGTGATGCAGTTGAAAGTTCAAGAATGTATCACAGCCCTTCCTGTAGAATCTTTGCGCAAAAATGCTGCCGAGCTTTTCATCTGGAATCAGATTTTGCTACAGCGTGTAGTAGGACTCGGATTAAAACGCTTCCCTTCAACGTTTGATGTAGGTGTTCACATTCGTGCAGCAAATCGAGTGGGCAGGCAAGAGTTGCCCAGCATCTCTATTGAAAAATATTTGGCCGCGATTAAAGATATACAGAAGAAGTCAAAGAAGGCAAAATTCGATGTATTTGTTATGACAGATACAGCGAGTATGCTAGAGCAACTAAAAAAGGGGGCAGACCCTTCCTGGGTAATCCACCATTTTCCTACAAATCTTATTAATTCAGATACACATGTTCAGGCCCGCTTCAACTCTGCACCCTTCAGGGAGAAGACGCCCGTGTATGAGACGTTTATTGCAGAGCTTATGATGATTCAGAAGTCCGCGGCACTAGTCTGTACAATGGAAAGTCACGTGGCAAAGTTCCTTTATCTTACAATGCCCGATAAAACGGAATTTGTAAGCCTGGATAAAAACTTTAGCCCCTTTTAATCAAACGCGCTATTACATCTTTTTATCGACGTGCGGTGTATAAAGAATATCGCTGGAAACTAGCTTTGAATGCAGAAGATGAATTCCAGCGGGGTCTTTGAATTTTTCAGAGTCCTTATTCCATATTTTAATAACATAAAAGCCAACGCGATTTGTTCCATTTGGCCCATTCATTATTTTTGGACTAATACTTAGCCCAACAATAGTGTCCTCGGCATTTGTTGCAACGAGGCCGAGCATTGAACCGACTAAATATGTCTTGAAATATTCAGTACCATCTTCTTGCCCCCCACGGAGAGAATAACTACCTCCACGAATATTCAGATAATTCTCCCAAAGAGGTGGAATGGGGTCGCGCATACAGAAGTACATTCCCCGCTTTAGTTTATCTCCCAACTCTCGGAGTGTTGATAGTAATTCTCGAAGTGTGGACAGTTTTGCAATCTGTTGGAAAGTGTCTAAGGTCCAACGTTTCTCCTTTGGTGAATGGAAATACAATGTCCATGTACCAGAAGGAATAGCCGTATCAATATCGATACTCATTTCTGAGAACGATTCTACAGTTCATGTGACTCAATTTTTAAGTACTCAGTCTTCCTTGGCATCAGGGACATCAGGCGCAGCAGGCGCTTCAGGCGCAGCAGGGGCTTCAGGCGCAGCAGGGGCTTCAGGCGCAGCAGGCGCTTCAGGCGCAGCAGGCGCGGGTTGCACATATTGAAGGGGAGTTAGAACAGTTTCAGCATCTTCTGTAATATGACGTACAACATATTGTGACGTCGTGTCTAACACTATCCCACTTGATACATACCATGCACCAACAATATGCTCTACACTTGGCATAAACGTACCATAAATCTTCATCTTCTCTAAAAATTCTGTAAGGTCAACCACAACCCTTTCATTTTCAAGAATTTCCATGCTAAGAATCTTACTTCTTAGGCGAGGAAACGGAGAATTCATTTTTGCAGAAAATGTCCATTGTAATAACATATTCTCATGAGGTTTGTAATACCAATCGGGCAAAGCAGATTCAGCATGGCTTATATTTAAACAAGAGGCATTATAGGGGTGCATAATATTTTCAAAAAAAACATATGTTGGCTCGGAATCTTCTGAAAAAACACGATAGACCTTGCGGAAGAATGACCCTAATAAATCATAAGTGTTTGATACAAATGTATATGTGCGTAAAAGGCAAAATAGGACAGTCGAATTCATTATATAGGAACTCTGTTTTATCGCCTTAGACCATTAATCCCTGATTTGGGACCATTGTTTATGACTTCCTTTGGCCATTTCCCTTCTACGTAAAATATCAAGTGTTATGAAAAATATGGGAACAAGTGCAAGAAGAACCCATGCTATTCCGCACAATCCATTATCGCACAAATATGCCATTAAGATGGAAAAAAAGAGGCCAACAATTGCAAGAATCGGGGCATTCTTATAGTTTGCCGTCATTAGTTCTTGCAGAATTATTGCAAAAAAAAGAGCGGCTGTTATAAGTGTTGGTGTACTAGTAATATTCATCTACTGTGTTCAGACATTTCTTTTTAACGACGCGCCTTGATTAGAATGCGCTGTCTGGCAGTATCCCATACACCTATGGAATCGTCAATGAGCTCTCCATTCTCATCTGTCATGAATACATTATTGTCAGGGTCGCGATAGTAAGTTGTACCTTTATATTCAAAAGGAGTGAGCTCTACCTCCTCAGCCTCCTCAGCCTCCTCGGCCCCTTCAGCCTCCTCGACCTCCTCGACCTCTTCAGCCTCCTCGACCTCTTCGACCTTTTCGGCCTCCTCAGCCTCCTTGACCTCCTCAACCTCTATCTTCTTTGTAGTATTGAGCTGAGTTGGCCGTATCTCTTCTGCCTCTGCCTCAATCTCACCTAGCGTCTCAAGAATCTCCAGGGAATTCAACTCGTCGGACTCGTCATCAGTTTCCTCGGAGTTTAGAGGGTATGTATTAGTATTTTCCTCACCCATCTCTTCTGCCTCCAAAGCCTTTCGTGATTTAGAATTCAGCAATAGGCGGTCAGCATAACTCAGAGGCTCTGCATCAACAGGTACAACTACCTCCTTCTTCGGTACTACTTCAATGCCATCAATAGGGTGTAAGGGAAGAAGCACATCCTTCCCAATAGAACTCTTCAATGACGAAATCTCTTCAACTTGTGCCCTAATCGTCTCATTCATCTGTTGAATTTGCATCTCCATTGCCCGCAGTCGCGCATTCATTGTGTCTGCTGCCTGAGGAATGAAGGTGGTATTTCCATTAGATTGCGCTCCCTGCTGTGCAAGGAAGGGTTGCATTCTTACTACTTCCTGAATGCCAGCAAGGCGTTCATGAACTAGCATCTCGAGGCTTCTGCACAAATCTTGTACAACAGTGGCCATGATTTCTATGTACAGATTTTCTACAACCCGTGCCATCAAATTTTAGCCCGTCGCCTTTACACTTTTTGCCCCTCCAATACGAATATTCATTACCGTATCAAGAGTCGATTCCTTGTCCTTCAGCGGTTTATTTCTCTTCAAGCGAAGACCCTCTTCTACAGAACGTTGGGGGAGAATAACAGTGCCATTCAATGCCGCCTGCTTCAAATTCAAATCGAAAAAGTCAATGGGCTTCGTGTCAATCGAACCGAGAATACTCACCATTGGCGGCATATGAAGGTCAATGCGCACCTTCTTCTCATGAATAGTCGCCCTAAATACTTCAATACTCAGAGGACCGCCAAACAGAACAAGCGATTCGCGTGCAGGGGCCGGATAGATTTGCCCCTTCCCCTCCCTGTCATAGATGCGATGTAAGAGTGCCATCCTCTCCCAGCGAACATGAGGGTCAATCCCCTCCTTTAATAAGTATGCTACGCCACATTCAGGCGAACAAAAGTTCCCATATACATTATATACTCCTGCAACTTCCCTTTCTGGAATAATACAGGGCTGGCAATCAAATTTATGTACGCACCAGAAGCAAGCAATGTCCGATGTATCGGGCAACTTCTGTACATCAGATGCTTTCTTGAATTGCACCATCAGATTGTACTTTGTAAAACACGGCACAGATTTCACAACAACAGCTTTTTCATCTGGTTGCACAGTTGCATCGACCGTCACAGGAGCATTATAGATGATAGACTCTTGCTGATTGGCAAACATATCATTCCCAGTCATATCATATGGCTCTGGTTCCACAGCAGAAGTCGCCCCATTAAAATCCAAGTCAGAACTGTGAATTCCAAGGTGTACAATAAGAGGGCGTCTCTGGGCCACCTGAAATGAACCTTCAATGCCATTCGGCGTGACAACTGCAACAACTTTTACAGGCTTCTTTGAGCTCTTCTTTGCCGCGGCCGCGGGCGCGGGAACAGTCTCTACAATAGTTGTTTGATTTGCAGCAACTTCCTGTTTTGTTGCCCTTTTTTTACTAACCTTGGAGGTTGACATATAACTGTATCTATAGCGCACTCCAAAGTTTAAGCCCTTTGACACCTGTGGCGGTCGGGAATGGTTTAAACACTACTTTTAATGACATTATAATGGAGAATCTTGGTCTTCCCAAGAGAATAGAATGTTTATTACAAACAATGCTAGATAATCCTTCTTCGCGTTCGCATCTTCTATTAATAGGGCCACCAGGTTCTGGAAAGACCACATCTGCAAAACTTTTCGTGGAAGCGCTGCATAAATGTGGACCCCTGAACAGAGAAAAAACTTCTTTTTTCGGCCGTGCTCTTTTTCTTAACTCGAGCGATGAACGGGGTTTAGAGGCAGTACGTAGTCGTGTTTACCCTTTTATTCGCGCCTCTTTCAACTCTCTTTTTGTTTCCACGGGACCAAAGATAATAGTCTTTGATGAAGCAGAGACTCTTACAGACCAAGCACAGATTGCCCTGCGTCCTCTTTTGGACATGAATCCCAGGGAAATAATGATTATCTTTTTATGCAACTCTATTTCGAGAATAAATCCCTCTATTATTCATAAATTCCTAATAATCCCTTTTGAAGCTCCCAAGCCCAGTGACTTTCAAGTGCGTATTGAGCGTATCATAGGAGCAGAGCGTTGTTCAGCAATGTCTGGTATTGATATACAATTTCGGCGGGGGGATATACGTTTCTTTCTTCTGAATTCTAATCGATTTCAAGATTGTGCAAAACTCTGGCACGAATGTATGAATACGCATAGTTTGCAATTAAAGCCCGTGTTCGAACAGGCGCTCCCCAAATGGCCTTTTTCGGACCTGGCAATGTTCTGCCTATTTGTGGCAAAGACTACCAATACACTTACGCTGGATGCTCTGAAACACATGCTCCGTATTAGCGACACCGACTTTATTAAACAATGTTCTCCAAAAGTACGGGCGAATTTATTATCAAACTGGTTTGAATCACACATTCGAATAAAATTGGAACAGTGGCCACCCGCCACTTAAATCACTTAAGATGCCACCTCTTGTCTTTACACCTCTTCGTATTTCAACTCTAGTTACTACAGGGCATCTTGGCTCTACAATACAGTTGAGCAAACTCTTTGAACAAGTGGGTTCAGTACTTATACCAATCGGCTACATGGGAGAGGGTATTCTCAAGATGGAGCATGAATCAAAGGTAATCGGCCACTCTGCACGCGATACACTGACAAAGAGAAAGGCGAGCGATAAGACATTCTTTAATCAGAGTACAATTGTTGTGCGAAAGAAACGTGATGATGTGGGGGGGGAGAGTATGTTGAAGGAGGTAAATGTGAAGTTGTTTGCAAATGGTGGATTTCAAATGACAGGTGTTACGAGTGAAGAGTTCTCAAAGTCCGTTCTTGACTATTTGCTAGAAGTATTTCGGCGCCTTCCTGAAAGTATCTCTGAGACTCCACTGACCGTGCGAAAGTTTGCTATTCAACTGCTTAATTCCGACTATAAAGTGAATGGGCAGATTAAGAGGGCAGAGTTGCACCGAATCCTCTGCCAAGAGTATCGTCTCTCAAGCACACTCGAGACAACTATTTACCAGGGCGTGAATACTAAGTATTATTATAATCAGGCGGCACAAATACGCTCCGGTATATGTATGTGCCCGCGATTCTGTAATGGTCAGGGAGATGGAACCGCAATAGGGAGTTGTAAGAAGATTACGATTGCCGCATTTCAAACTGGGAGCATTATTATCACTGGTGCACGAATTCGCGAACAACTCGATGAAGCCTATCATTTTATGAATCGCGTACTTGAAGACCATCGGGTAAATGTTATTAAGGATGCAATCAATGCGTAAAATAATCTATCGTGCTTTCCCAGAAACACTCAGAATTTACCCCATGTCCTCCTCTTCTGCCCCACCACCTACTCAAGCTCCGGCTCCGGCCACTTCTGTTTCTGCTTCTGCCAGTTTTGTACCTCCTGCACAAGTTCTTGTACATGCCGCAAAGTTGGCTGTAGACAACGACAAGCCCATCCAGCTTGATTACTACAAGGATACTGCTACACAGAAGGCATTTTTAGGTGAGGACCAGGACACGAAAGAGAAGATGCTTATTAAGTCTAATGATGAGTTCACTTCCCTTGTACAGAAGGTATACAAGGTACAGGACGATTTTATTATAACTACGGAGAACTCTATTTACATTGTGAGTGGCAAGATTCAGAAGCGCAGAATCCAGGCACCGGCACTTCGCGGATTCTAGAAAGTCGCAACCGTAACCGCAACCGCGTTAAAAAACATCATATAGGGGGAAATCATTTCCTTCTATATGGTTTTTTCGGATATTATATATGCATAGTATAGAATGGCAAAAGGGCGCCGTGCTACAAAGAGCAAGCGTAGAGGAACTAAGCGTAGAAGAACCATGGGGCGTAGAAGAATGATGGGAGGCCAGAAGATGTGTGGTGGCCAAAAGATGTATGGTGGCCAGAAGATGTGTGGTGGCCAAAAGATGTACGGGGGCGCACATACGCTTACTGGTGCACCACTGAATGATGCAAGTATGCTGGGACCATCCAAACTCAACCTGGCCCAAGGAGGTGATTATGACTCCCTGCATGCCGGCCAGCATGGTGGTGCAATGAGTTTTGCTAATGCAGCCCCCCCTGGCTACACTGGTATGCTCGACTCCTCTCTTATTGCCGCCGCCCGTACTGGCCCTACCATGGAGTCCCTTCATGCAGCAAGTGGAATGAAAGACCAGGGCGGTGGTGGGCGTCGTAGACGTAGAGGCTCCAGGCGCGGCAAGAAAGGCTCTAGACGCGGCAAGAAGGGCTCTAGACGCCGTGCCATGAGAGGTGGCGCCGCTATGACCCCCTTCTCTACTGCAGCTGATTCTGGTGCCCCTGGCATGCTCCTCAGTCCCGGTATGGAGCAGAAGGCCATGATGGGAATGCACACCCAGGAGTGGAAGCTTGCAGAGGACCCTACTTCTTTTGCACCTAACATGTAAGAGTGAAAATCTTCTCTACAGCAGCCCTATGTGCAATAAGAATAGCCTTCTCCGCCTCAGAAGCAACAACTGAAATATTTATGCGAAGATTGCCCCTTCCCCCGCTGCGAGATGGCATTCCCTCTCCCGAAATAGTCACTACATCCCGATGTTGAACACCAACAGGAATCTCTAGTAAGAGTCCCTGTGGATGTCCCGGATGTGTATGAATAGTCTGCTTAGAACCAAGAAGCGACTCTTTTAGCGAAACTGTTACGTCAACTTGCAAATCATCCGTTTCTTTAACACGGCAAAAAGAAAGACTCTCATCTGCCTCCTGAAGATGTATATGTACATCACCGGCTTCTGTAAACTCTACTTGGTCAGAACATTCATTTAAGAAGCGTATGACCTCACCTGGACGCATACCAGGTTTAATCTCAAAATCAAGCGTCTTCTCTTGGGCCTTAAACTTTTTTCCGCCACACATTCCGCATGCGACTACCACTTGCTTACCCTCGCCTCCACATCCATCACATGGTCCACGCATCATCATATTCATTCCAGGCCCTACCATAATCATCTGCTGTTTAATGCCGCTCCCACCACACATTCCGCAGGCGTCTATGCGCTCCGCACCACTCCCCTTGCATCCGTCGCAGAACTTCTGCCTCTCAAACTGAATCCGTATGTGCTTTCCGTGGAAAAAGTCGGCAAGGCTGATTGGCAACTCATGTATTTTAGGAGGGCCCTTTTGTCCCCTCTGCTGCCGCTGCATCCCTGGGGCACCTGGCATCCCTGGCATCCCTGGGCCAAACATTCCGAAAAGCTGCCCAATGTCAAATGGAACTCCTCCCCCCGTAAAAGGATTACCACCCGCAAAAGGAATACCGTCAGAAACATCTCCGCTCTCCTGCCCCGTCTGGTCATATATTGTGCGTTTCTGGTCATCACTCAGAATCTCATATGCCCTCTGTATATGTTTGAATTCTTCTGCGTTTCCCCCTTTATCTGGGTGATGCTCTCTTGCCTTTTTCATATATGCTTTTCGAATTTCATTGGCATCCGCTCCGCGCCCCACACCTAAGTGCTCATATAGGGTGGGCATTTACTTCTCTTTACTGCGTCTAGATGTTTAGACCTTTTCCTTTGCTTCACGCCAGAAGGGTCTAAGACATTTCCCCCAATATAAATGAGCAAGTATGTCAATATCAACTCAGTTAATAGGACAATCACATGTGATAAATATTTTAAATCACGTTTTAAAAGACCCTCCGCACATTTTTATTTCTGGGGCATACGGAAATGGCAAGACAACTCTTATTAATGAATTTATTAAAACATATTACTCCCAACACGGGGTAAATCACAATGACCCAGAATGGGTTCTCTGGCTTTCTTCTGAACAGGACCGTGGGATTCATTGTGTCCGCCAATCTGTTGCAGAATTCGTGCGCCATTCTTCTGCAAAAGAGGGAGTATATCGCTTTATTGTGATTGATGACGCGGATTCTTTGCCAATAATCTCTCAACAAGCTCTCAGGCGACCAATGGAAACTCATGTACATACAACACGCTTTTTATTTGCCAGCCGCTATATAAGCGACCTTATAAAGCCTCTTAAATCCCGCTGCCTTCATGTAGAACTCGAAACAATCTCTCCAATCATCCTCGTGAATCATTTTTGCACGATATTTGGCTTTCCAGAAATGAAAATGGAGGAGAAGGCAATACAAGTATTTATGAGCCTCGCACAAACACCAACAGAAATTAAAAATATTTGTTCAATACTCTGTACTGTAAAAAAGTCAAAGGGGCTGGCAAACTATCAGACAATTACCTATACAGACATTATCCAATTATTTACATCTCCTTCATTCTCCCTCTGCCTCGAAATACTTAACGCCTATGTAAAACACGAAAATGAACGTATTATTGAGCTTTTCTTGGAAATATGGACGACCGGTATTTCTTACGAGGATTTTTTGCACGAACTGACTTCATCGGTTGGACAAATGGGTATTCTTTCTCCAGCAGTAAATCAGGCGATTCACCAACTTATTTTAAAAGGATGGATTTCTTTTGCACAGGGGAAAACACATATTCTGGACTTAATGCGTCTCTTCTTTTCCTAAAGTAGGATGGCGGCACAACCACAAAAAAAGCTATTCCGTGTTATACCTCCGAAAGAGTTTGTAGAGACGATTTTGCGGGCAGCAGGGCTTCTCGGTTTACATGACCTACGCTGGTTTTCAAAAGAAGAGTTAGTAGTGACAACACAAGACGAATGGCTGCCACTCTTGTACCCCTATTATTTGCCGTGCAAAGCGAAGCGGTTCTTGACGGACCAAATAGATGGTGCGCGAATGATTACAGTGATGCGGCACATTCTTCGACCTCATGGGTACACTCTTCATGTCCAGGAACGCCTGTATCGTGACCAAAAACAGAGCTTATATCAAATTCAACCCATTCACTCGTTTCACGATTTGAGTGGGATGTCACTAGAAGTGATTTTTTCTTGAGAGCACCGGCATCAACAGTACTGCCCCCACGACATTCCGCGACAGGGGCAATATTCTTTACGCGCGATTTCCTTAAGTTTTCCCTCTGATAAATACTCTTCCCAGGCCCGTGTTGGCCCTGTAGTATATGCCGCTTCCCACCCCCTTGTATAAACCGTGTCATCCATTATTACAATAGTTTCCTTGCTCGCAAGGGTTGCGCAGTTCCTCAAATCTGCGGCGGCAACCTCATAGTCATGACCTCCATCAATGAATATTAGGTCAAACTTTCTCTCTGCTCTAGATGCAATAAACTCTGGAATTGTGACGGTGGAATCGCCTTGTATTAGAGTATGCCTGTTCGGATACGTAGCGTCCACATATGTCTTTCCGATTTTTGTGTAACCACCGGATACGAGTTCAAACGATGTCACCCGCGTATTAGGAGAGCTTTCTAAAAATATTAAAGAGGAATGACCCGCATTAAATCCGATTTCTAAAACATTCTCAATTCTATATTCTTTGATAATTGTTGATAAATCGTGAAACTGCTCTTTTAGTTGCATCGAGTTGCCAATAATCTCTTTGCGACTATATCCTCCTTCTTCCAGAATGTTATTTAACTCTAATACTTTATTAAGATCCATATATGCGATACATGGATCTTAATATATTTAAATACCCGCAATATAGTAGAATGGCATACAGGTTCCCCAGGCGTTTCAGTCGCTCCTACTGCAAGAAGACCCGCTGCTCCGCAATGGGCTTTACTCAACGTGCTTCTTGTCGCCCCTATAAAAACTGCTATAAGACAAGGCGCGCTAGAGCGCGGCGTTAAAGAGCCATTTTATGGCCAGGTCCGATTCCATGATTTGGTCTTCAGACATGCGTAAAAACCAACCAAAAGCACGACGCTCTTCTAGCTCGGGCCAAGGTACGGGAACATAGACAGTCTCTGTAGTGAGATTAAATGGCAGGACACCTTCTTGACCCGCTGCCAATAAGTCTTCTACTTGTATACGACGCCCCGCCGCCCCTTTGCGCGTGAGTTCTGCAGTGGGAAATACATCAACTTCTTCTCCCCGCTGCCGAGCCTCACGAATTGCATCCACTACATCTGACATTTCATCACGGCGAAATTCTGCACCACCAGCCCTCTTTTCAAGACGTGTCCGAACTTTCTCCTCCCAATGTACCCATACCGGATGTTGTGGCATAAACGACCATACCACTCGTAAACTCGGTGCAGTTGTCCCACCATCTCCGACAAATGTAACTTCGTCATCCGAGCCAAAAAAAGCCAAGCGGTCTGCAGCCAGTTTGCCCATAGGTTGCAACCAAATCGTTGCAGGGGAAACCCAGAGTCCACCCCATTTTGCCATTACTGCCGCGCGAATCCAGTTTAGCTCTGGCTGTCTCACCGGTGCAATAGGGTTCCGCAAAGGAGTAGGAAGCGCATCCCAACCTCCAAGGCGCGCAGCAAGGTCCGTCAAACCACCAATCACTTCAATCCTATATTCTTGACCATTTGCCTTCACGCAACTCTGATAGCAGAGATTCAGAAACGGAATGTTCAGAACACGTGAAGAACGCTCTTCAAATGCCGTCCAGTGGCGAGAGTTTACATCACTATCATTTACATAAATCCAAAGTACTGGGAGTTCCTTCCCTCTAGAAAGAAGATGACGGTCTTGCATGGCATCATCCACTCTAACGCCGGAAACGAGTAACCACCCTCCAGCAACTGCCACACATACAATGGCTGCAACCACTGCTATTTGAATTGTTTCTTCTTTTACCATACTGTTTTGGACTCAGTTATTTGTTTGTAATAACAAGCTGCTTCATCCTCTCGAAATACTGGGAACCGAGAGAATCCTCCTGTGCCGCTCGGAGACGCCTTTGTTCTTCACGGCGTGCCGTTGCTGCTTCTGCTGCCATTACTCCTGCCATTTCATCATTTGAAAGAGGCGTAGGAGCCGACTTACGACTGGAAGAATACTGCTCAAAGTTGCGCGCCTCTACACGAACGTCTGCAACTTGACTCGTAATCATATTCTCATTTGTATATGCATTCTTGAGGTCAGTGAATTTCAAGCTCGCATTTGCCGCCGCCGTGAAACTGTTGCCGCCACCCCGTCCCAATTCTACACCGTGATTTGGTGCAAGAGTAAGCGCCTCTGGTTGCCTCACGCTGAGCTGTTGCCCCGCCGTTCTCTTTTTCGCCTCTTCTTCAAAAGCGCGATTGAAGACGTCTCGATTAAACTTTCCTCCAAAAGTTGGGCCAGCCGCCTGCCCCTCTTCACCCTTCAACCAATCCCCATATCCATCCTCTTCCGGGTCAGGAATGCGAGTCTGTTCAAACATTTGATTAAAGGCATTCATATCAAGTTTTTGCGGATTTAACCGGACAGGCTGTACATGCTGCCACTGTTTTGATTCCGTTGTACGATTATCTTGCAGAGCTTCTGGCGCCTCTACTTTCCCCTCTTTTGTCCTCCCCCCTTTCACTCGAAGAAGAATCTCCCCGAGATATGCATGAGCCCTCGTAATAGCCTCGAACTCTTCTTCTGACCCCCCCTTGTCGGGATGCGCCTTCAGCGCCACGCGCTTATATGCCTTCTTGAGAGCCTCTTCCGTAAGTGCAACCTCTTCTTCAAGCCCAAGCACTTCCAGGCACTTTTGAAAATAATTCAACGCCTTTTCATTGCGACGCCCCTTCATAATATGCGTAGAAGCCTTCTGGGGCTGCTGCCCCCGTGGCGCATAATCAACTATCTCCGTTCTTTGCTGTTGCGGCTGCGGCTGTTGTTGCTGCTGTGGCTGCTCTCCAGGAAGAAGAGATGGCCGCTGCCCGGCCTCTACTTTTGCAATATAGCCAAGAAGATTCGAGTATATTCCAGTGAGCCTTGCTGTAGCCACATACTCTGGACCGGCAAGCAAAGTGCGTATCATTTCCACTCGTGTTGCCGGGTTTTGTATCCTCAACAGGTCTTTATAAATTCGTATATGCGAAGGATTTTGTATTGCCTGTATGTTCCCCATTACCGTGTTATGCTAAAATAAGTGCTCCCCTTTACCGTGCTGTATTGGCATTTAACGGTAAAGGGGCACTTATTTTAGCATACTATGGTAGAAAGATGGAGCCTGATTGGACAAAGTCTATTCCTGATTGGGTGATTTGTGACTGGTTCTATATTATTTTCATTGTAGATGTAATATTATTTAGTATTCTTATCTTCATCGCCCTTTGGTTACTCTTTACCATTAAAGGTTCAAAGGTTCTTCTTGGTGGAAGACTATTCATGTACCTGATTACCGGATTCTTCGGAATAACAACTGCCCTTTTCTATTATTTACTTTGTGATAGAAGTCTAAATCCAAAATAAATTGTGAGCTATAAATATAATCATGGCACACACGTACGAAGGCAATGGTCCTCGCAGCAAGCGTTCTTACATTACTACTGCTCCCTTTAATAATGACATTTGGGCGTATCAGACGCAGATGAATCCTACATCCTTTAAGACTGAGGGTCGCCTAGTTGCGGCAACGCTTCCTTCTGGTACAACCCTTACTGCGGCTCTTTGCCCGGCTGGGCGTATTCTGCGCGAAGTAGGGCGCAAACTCTTTCCTGCCGTTCACCCTGGCCTTGTTGCCACAGATACATGGAATGGAACTGCGGTGGGAACCAGTGTATCCTACACGGGCCACATGATGGTGCTCGTGTTCGATGCTGTGACTGGCCTGAAGGGATTTATTGACCCTAATAATGAGATTTTAAGCGTATACAACTCCGACAGGGCAAACGACTTTGTTGATGCCACCGAGAATCCCTCTACAGGTGGTGCCCCTGTGCGTCTCGGCCCTTCTATCTACACGGCCGGCAACATCGTTTTTGCCCCTGTGGCGATGGGTATAGTAACTGGTGCAAATACATATAACTTTGTAACAAATCCCGGTACATTATACACATGTACCGCCCTCACAGCTGTATCTAATATTGTTCCAGTTGTCCCCACTTCTGGCACCATGATTATTATTCGAGTGACAGGTGTCGCGTCAGCGGCCGCAGTTACATTTACTTCTCCGTTCAAAGCATCTGCAACTGCAGCCCCCGCCGCCGCCATAAACGTTGTTACAGTAACATTTATCTCGGATGGAACAAGTCTCATTGAAGTTTCTCGTGCATCCGTTTAAATGAGCTGCCGCAGCCGCTCGACACACATTACAGGAATATCCGGTTCACACTCCCAGAGCCAGCGCCGCCCTGCGGAAAAGAATCCATACGAGCTCGGCCAAAAAGCCGGTGCGGCCGAGGGCAGCCCTTTAAGACGCGAGTCACGAATCAACCACCATGAACTCATCGGTAAAACCATTGCCAGCTGCTCCTGTGGAGCTACTGGTAAGGTCTGTGCGGGCGCCTTCAATGACTTAGGCCCACCCGCCGCAAAAGCCTTCTCCAAATCCTCCCATAAAGGCGGCACACTCCACGGGAAATACCAGGAATAACTCACAGGCTTTCCCAAATAATAGTCAATAATCCACTGCAGACCCGCCTTGTATTCACCAGAGACTTGCTCCGCCCCCGCCCCCTTAAGCCAGAGACGCCTATATGAATCCCTCCATCCTGGGGTAAGCAACCCCCCTGCCATTAAAGGAGCCTCTGCCGCCCATTTCAACGGCAACTCCTCAAATGGTCGCATTAATCTCTCACGGTCATTGCGCGGAGGAAGTGGCCGCTGTTTATACTTGGCCACAATCGCTTCCGTAATCGCCCACTCTTCCGTGGCAGACCACCGTCGCACAAGTTCCAGACAAGCATCCGCTTGTACCCGCCCACCACGGACTAACCTATATCCCGTCCCATGCATTTCGCTCAACGTCTTACACAATGTATCGTGCCCCCCCTCTCGCATCCGCACCGATAGAGAATGCGGCAGGAAATCATTCCCTAGAAAAGACATTCCACATGCGTAATCCAGGATATATTCAGGCACAGGCATCCCTACTCTTACTGTGAGTACACCTAACAACTCTTTCACATTCAGGCAGCCAAAACCCGAGCCCGAGGCCCGTTTTCCCTCAAACTCCGTCAGTTCTCGGAGTAAACTCCACCCGGCCGTGACTCCCGCTTCCCTTGTAATAGCAATAAGGGACAAGACAATCAAGTCGGCATCCAGGCCATAGACGACCACTTTTTTCCCGGTGAGCTCGGCCGCGCTACAGCTCCGAATCCAGGCCATCAGCTTCTGTTCGCCTTCCCCGGCCTCGTCTGCCGCACTTACTGTCCAGCCGTTATGCCTCACCGTCAACTCATGAAGAGTCCTCCCCAACTTTTCCATGAACTCCGTGCCAGGCGTGATTGCATTTGTGTCCCACACTTCTTCCGCCGCTTTTCTCACACCGGCTTCCTGCTCTACACCGGCCATCCAGCGAGATTTGAAACGACGAAGACGTTGCTGCCGGATTTTGGCCATAGGTACGACACCATCCACTCCAATAAAGACACGCGCGGGTTTTCCTGCAACAGCCCACACTTTCAGAGTATACGCCCTTACGGCATTTAAAAGGGCACGTTCCCACTCCTCTCGCCCCTCCGAAGTATAGGCGGGAATACCATCACCCCGAATACATTGATAGACAAGACAGTTGAAATCCATAAGCAGTATATCAGAGCTCTGAATCTGCAAACCCTTCTGTACAAGTCGTGGAAACTTGTCAATAAGGCGTTTATAATATGAAGGGATTCCCATTTTCTTAGTTATTCTTTGCTGCTTTTCTTAAGGCAGGTCAGGAATGTCCAAGTGTCTGACAACACGTGATTTTATCGAAAAAAAGGTCGATCCAACAAATGTCATTTTAAAAATGTTGGCTACTTTTCCCGATGGACTCGTACCTATAAGTGCCATTTTTGCAATAATAACACTCTCATATCCTATGGCAGTCTTTTCTGGCTCCATGTTGGAGGCAAGCCTCATATTCAAGTTGCTTCAACTCGGTACTGGCTATTTGGGTATATTCTCAGGTGTTGGTTTCTCGCAAAGCAGCAATAATATATGTAGAACTGGTTTCAGTAGTGGCCCCGCACTCTCATTTAAGAGCCTGAGTCTCTTTGAAGCTTCTTCTTTTCAAAGCCCCTTTCCATCTCCGCACGTCTTTATGCTGAGCGTGGCTGTTTCTTACGTTTTTCTCAGTATTAATGCATTATCAAAAGAACTGCAGGCACTTGGTACAACATGGGCCGCACGCTGGTGGGTTTCCCTCATATTTTCGAGCTTCCTCATCTTATTAATGATACTCTTCCGGGCAGCATTCGGCTGCGACTCAGTAAGTGTTATAATGCTTTCCACTATTGTCGGTATTATGACTGGCATAGCTCTTATACGGCAGAATGTACACCTCTTTGGCAAAGATGGAATCAACTTGATTGGTACGCCACTCTTAGCAAAGAAAGGGGCAAATGGTGAAGCCATTTATTTATGCCAAGCACAAAAATAGGGCCGCTCTACTTATTTTACCACAACACGGTAGGAATGTCTGCATTAGAATCATTACGTAATACTATTATTATAACATTTAGTTCCCTCGATACGCTTCTTATTAGTTTTATAGGATTTCTTGCATTAACTCTTGGAAATATAGGAACACTTTTTCTTCTTCTGGGTCACCTTACAATTGTACCAATCTTTACAATTGCAGGACAATGTTTAATCCCAGTTTCGGAAATTAATCAAACACCAAGTTCTCTTATTCTAAGCGACCCTATAACAGGAGATGCTTTACCAGTAGGAAATAATATACCAACTTTCTGGATGGCAAATGTTATGTTCTTCTTAGGGTACATTTTAGGAAACGCCTATTTTGCCTATGCCGCCACTACAAAACTTTCCGCGCTTCCCAAAAATAGCTGGTTTGTCGATGCGCAAAAGACGCGGTCCTTCACAATAATGATTATGACGGGTCTATTTATTGTGCCTTTAACCGCCTATGCACGCTGGAAGACCGGTTTTGAAAAATTGGCCGGATTATCGACGTTCCCATTCATTGTTCTTCTCGGTTGGTTCTGGTATTTTATTGCGTCCCTATGCGGTGCACGTTTTGCAGATATTTTCGGAATGGCAACACAACCCGTAGTGGCTTATGAAAATCCGCAAAAACCTACTACCTGCGTCTATACACCCAAGTCATAAAAATTGATTTTTGGCGGTGGTTACGTTATTGCACACCAGCATATGAATACCCCCCTGCTACGGTCCCCCGTTCCAGCGCACCTCTGGGCAACCCTTGAAACCGTCTTTCAAGAAAAAGTTCGTCTCTTAGCAAAAGATATTGCCAAACAACTCGGAAATAAACCTGTAAAACCTCTTCTTACGGCCCTTGCAGATAAAAAGACGAGCCTCTATATTTTCGAGGAATGTGATTCAAACAGAGATACGAGTATGAGATGCTCCTACCTATGTTTGCGACCTTCTGCTCCCTTCTTCGTACAAGAATGCGGCCAACCCGTGCTATGGTCGGCCCACCTACAACGTTGCCCTGAACACTGTTATAAAAAAGAGGAGACCTTCCCCGCCGATTTGCCCCTTCTGAAACAACTTGAGGATGATTCTGAACTCCTCTACTTTGCAGAAGATTTCTGCGTCTTTGATGCCCAAAACACTCTTGTTGGTACTTTTGATACAGCCACGAAAATCCTTACGCGATTTGTCATTGACGAAAAAAATTGACCGGCGGCGCCTGCCCTATTTTTATTAGACACAATGGCAGAAACTACTATTGTAGATACACCTCTTACCACTACTGCTACGGCAAAAGCACAACAAAAGGCACTCAAGGCAACAAAACGGAAGGCGTTCAAACCTGCAAAACAGACTATTGTTTCCTATACTAGACCCTCCCTAGATGAATTGCGCATTCAAGGGATAATTAATCAGTCTCTCCCCCTGTTTACTGCAAAACGGTGGCTGATTCTTCCAACCCTGCATTGGGGCGCAGAGCTATATATCTTTCTTCTGAACCTGTATCATATTTCCGCGATTCTCAAGCAAATCAGGCGGGATTATGCCAGGATTAAAACACATCCCCCACCACCTCAGCTCTTTGCAACATTCTATGACATTACAGGAGATATGCTCAAACAGGCGAGAAATATTGCAATCCTAAACAATAGGGTGCGTAATCAATTCCAACGCCTCGCTCACATCTGGAAGAGCCGTCGCCTCAAGAAGGCAAATACGGAAGACTTGATGACGGGAGAAGAGCCAAAACATTGCATTTGTCTGAGAGATTATAAGAACAACTCTGAATACGTCTTCGAGGCCGACACGATTCACAAGGACATGTACGAGCGTCTTCTCCAGAACTATTATACTTTCCCAGAACCATTGGCCCCGCGCAATCCCTATACGAACGAGCTACTCACTTTTACTCAGTTCTTCAATGTAATGAGACAGCTGTACCAAGTTCCTGGTAAAAAGATACATTGGGCTCTCGATGCCCTCTACAGCTTCTCCTATAATTTGAACAGATTTCAGAACATAATGGCATCTAGACTGCGGCAGACTCTCATTCACCGAATCATGTCAAATCCAATGAATGATACGGGCAATGAAGTTCTGGCCGATTTCATAGAGGATTGTTTCAAAGAAACCACCCTTATTATTTCAGAGGAAACCATTGAATATCGTTATAAAATGTGGAGGTGGGCGGTAGGCAAATTCCCAACTCATCCTCAAATCTGCAAGTGGAGGGCGGCCTGTTATAAACACCAACTGCAACGAATCAATGCAATCCCCCCAACTTTAGAGGAAAAAAATGAACTCAATAGGGAAATCGAGCGTCTTATTCTATACGTTCATCATGATGATGATGTAGAGAAGCCGTACAAGGATACTTTACTGCAAGCTCCGCCTGAAGTGCCTGAAGTGCCTGAAGTGCCTGAACCACCAGAAGCGCCAGTTCTAAACGATGAGAACTTTCTTACATGGGAGGATGAGTTCGGGTTGAATCATATTATCATTATTGCGAGTGATGCAAGCTTCTTCGAGATTACTGGGTAGAAGAAGCTCTTGCCCGTGATTCCATACTACTGCAGAGCTGATTGTGCCAAACCAAGAGCGAACAAACTTTTTTACAGAAGGCACTTCATCTTTTTGCACACAACCGATTCCGTGCGATTTAGCTCTCTCGGCGGCGGACCATTCATCTGGAATGTCATCTGGAAAGTGAGTCGCATAGAATGCCTCCCTTTTTTCCGAGTTGTTGCGAATCTCTTCCCAACCACCAAACTCTTCTGCAACAGAGTCCCAGTAAGTGGAACCCCAGAGTTTTCCTGGCCGCTCAAGTGACCCGCGAAGCCTCGAATCTGCAGAAGAATATACAGTAGCCTTTCCTCTCTCTGTAACCCAATAGAGGCATTGGTGAGGTATAGTATAGATACGACGGGAACGGCGACCAAGTTTTTGCTCCCATTCTGGAAGTGCCCGTTCAACTTCTGAAAGAAGGCCTTGTGGGAAAGGAGCAAGGCGAGTAGCTACAACGCCCCGTGGAAGGCAGAGAGCACCAATAAGAAGTGGAGGATATTTCTCGAGCAACCCTATAACTTCTAATCCTCCCTCTCCATGTTTTTCCGCAGCAACTTCCTTTAGAGTTGCATCTCCAATCGACCCAAATGCTCTCCAGGCAGATACGGTACGCCCTTGAAGAATACAGGCAGCAAAATAGGAATCGATTCCCTTCAGATGTGGAAGGGCAGAAGAAGGGACTGTCCTCTCCGCCGCCGCAGTTGAACTAATGATTGCAAGGGCCGATGTATCTCTTCCACCATTTACACCAATTCTGCAAAGAGCCACTGCCACTTTCACCGCCTCTGTGGCATCAAGGACTTCTTCCGCCTCTAAATTGATAAAGGTCTTATACCAAGCAAGAGCACCTATGCCGAAACCAAGAAGCCAGATTCGCCTGAGAGAGGTAAAGAACTCTTCTACCATTCCTGAATCAAGAAGTTCCATTGCCCAAAATGCGGTTTCTAGAGGACGTCCGCGAAGCACGCAGAACTGTAGGGCCGCGGTGACTTCGTCTTCTACGTACAAGTGGCGCGTTAGTGGCATACCTGCTGCCGCGCCACACTTTTACTTCAATTTTGTCAATAAACTTCAGTATGGATATTGTTGCACAAGCGAATCCTGCAGACGAAGTTGTTCCCGGTCTTCTTCTAGGAAGTCGTTATGCAGCTCTCAATACAGAGTATCTTGCCCAGAAGAAAGTAAAGGCCGTATTTAATTGCACAAAGGATATTCCTTTTGACTCGTCTATAAAACGTCAATATCGCATTCCTGTAGATGATAATCTGCAAGAGCCAGAGATTGCGAATTTGGCCAAATGGTCCTATGAAATCGCCTATAAAATCGTTATGGAGATGAAGCGGACGAAAGAAGAAGGCGGTACGGTTCTTGTACATTGTGCTGCAGGTATGCAGAGGTCCGCGGCCTCTGTTGCAATCTATCTTATTACTGTACAGGGTCTTACAACCGACGAGGCAATTGCATTTATTCGGACAAAACGTTCTATTGCATTCAAACCTTCTGCAAACTTTGAAAAATCAATACGTGCATATGAAGCGTCTTTTAAGAAGAATGTGAAACCCCGTTTAACAGCAAATGCCTGATGCCTATTTGCAGAAGACCGTCCCCTCCAAAATAAACTGCCTCAAAATAGATGATTACTCCCAAACGCAGAACGCGAAAAAGAGCAAAGGAATCCACTGTGAAGAGGCTGAAAAGGAAGATGGGGAAAACTGAAAATAAAATGTTAGAGGCGGCGGTTATTATTGCCGCGTCAAAACGCTATGATTACAACCAACTAAATAAGGAACGAAAGAAGCTCGGATTAATTATTGAGCATGCATCAGAAGATTATAAAAAGGTAGAAGGACAAATGGCAAATATTGAAAAAGAAGAACATAATAAACTAATAGAAGAGATTAATCGGCCCAAAGGTTGGTTCTGGTGACTAGGACATTAACGGGCAAAAAGGGACGGGTCTACGCGAACGACTGCATCTTTTCTGTATTCTAGATTTTCAAAGGGTTTCCCTTTCGGGTTTGCAGCCAGAAAGATTGAACCTTTCGAGCCGGTGGAATCGCTCCACTCTTTTACTGTTTGTACGCTCTGGTGAACATGGCCACAAATCCAGCCTACAAGAGGCGTTTTCAGAAGAAGTTCTACATCTGGATACATGAGGGCGCGGTCGGGGTCGCCTATGAATCCTTCTTCTTGTAGCCAAGTAGTGGGGCCGTAATGCGAGAGGACTAGTACGGGTTCATTCTGGGCTCGCAGTCGGTCCTCTAGCCAATTGAGGTCATCATTATAGAGTTCTCTCATATAATCGGGGGGTAATGGACTTGGTTCTGCTTCGACATATTGGTATTTGATAGGGTGCCAGACGGCTGTACGGTCGCGGGGAAACTTCCAGAAGGGGAGGCCGAAAATATAGACGCCGTCTTCACTTACCATTCCTTCATGGTCAAGGACAGTAATATTCCAGAAGGGCTCTACAAGAGTACGCATGGCAGCAACGGGGGCGGCCAAGTCAGGGCGTGGGCCACTAACGCCGGACCCAAGAAGTTCAAGGCATCCAGGAATCCAGATGACAGTATCCCAATGTTCAGAGCACCATTCCATAAAAGGGCGGAGATTAGGATGTGAGAGAGGTGCAACGTCCCCTAAGAGGGCAAGGACAGGTGCTACGGCTGGATCAAGAAGTTCGCGAAAAGTTGTCTTTGGGCGAAGCTCTAGATGTAAGTCACTGGCTATTTGGATTCGCATACTGCTGTAGGGCGATTTTTACCATCCGCTAGAAATTCTGCAGGAAGATTTAAATAGGATTCATTTTCGTCGGCAAACCGTGGCCGAATAATATCATATATATCAAAACGAATGATGCGATTAAAATACTTCTGTTTTCAGCCATAATAGGATTTTGCCCCAATCCGAATCTCATTAGGGCGTACAGTAGAATTCCGATTATTACGGAATGCATTAACATTACAAGACCTCTTTCCATTGTTATACTTTATACATATATTTTAACTACCAATAGCAGCCTCCTTCTACGAGAACGGCTCCGCGAGGAATCTCTGTTGCCGCGGGCCACACCCAGGAATCATTCCAGAAGTTCGAAATAACCGAATGATTTACCCAACGTCGTCCTTTGATTCCGAACAACACTTGTATTGCACCTCCAAGAACAAGGGCAGAGATGCCTCGCCGTTTCAGCTCTGCCGCGATAATCATTCCGAGACCGCCGCAACCAATAAGAGCAATGGTTGCACCTGTTTTCACTACTTCATCTACTGTATGGTTGACAGCTTCTTGCCAGGAATCGATTCCAGGGGGCCACTGTGCCACGCCAAGGGAGAGGATTGGCGAATAACCCGTCTTTACAAAGTACCATTCTACTTCGCTACTCAAGAGGTCGCCACCACCCTCTATTGCCTTCCAGAGCTCTTTCGCTTTTTTAATCTGGCCATGCATAGTCTCTGCAAAACTAGAGACGACTGCCACCCGTTTTCCTTTAAGCCCCCCTGTCCACCGTAGGGTTGCTGGAACATAATAGGGTTCCAGGCTTCTTAGAGGACAACCAAAAGCCATTTCTGGCATATAAGTATTCATAATCCACTTCTCAACTTCTTCGAGAGGTTTGTACCATCCTACTGCTGCACCATCGAGATGTTCGAGGGCCGCGACATACACCGCGCACCATGCGTCAATCGATTCATCAGTAGAAGGGAAAATGCCGGCATTCCTCTCGATTTGTTGGCGAATACGTGTGGGATAAGTCTGCATTTGAGGGACTGCCTTTCGTCGAGTATACCAATGTAAGAGTGTTTCCACTTCAATCGTTCCATTGCGGCCAACGAAAAAGGGCTTCTCGCCGGCAAACAAGTCTCGAATAGCTGCTGCACCGGCCTCTACTTCCGCTGTCATTTACTAAAAAAGACTAAATAACCTTAGGCGCGCGCGCTTTTACTACTACTCTTTTTTGTGCAATCAAAAATATAAGAGTATGGCGGGTCAAGTAAATCCGGATTCTGCTTTTGGTAATTCTATAATAGAGATTGCATCTGAATCTGATTATACCAGTTTCTTGGATGTTGGTACATGGAACGGCCAGGGAACCACCCAATGCCTCTATGATGCAGTAGGAAAGAGGAATGGAGTGCACATTTATTCTGTGGAGAGTAATGCGGCAATGTATAAAGAGGCAGTGGCTTTCTGGACACCATGTCCACCCTCTCTTCACCTCTTATATGGGACTCTTTCAAAGGGTGCACTAACAGAGGAAGAAATACGCGCCCATCCTCAATTTGATAATATTAAAATTCACTTTAATCTTCACTACAAGCAGGATTGCAAAGATTTAGAGGCGGCTCCTATAGTGGAACTGCCGGCGCGGATTGACATGGTGATTCTGGATGGTGGCGAGTTTTGCGGGGCGGCCGATTTCAGGCGAGCAGCTCTATTAAATCCGAAAGTAATCGCTCTAGATGATATTCGAGTAATGAAAAATAAAGAGAATTATGAGGGACTTTTGGTGAACTCAGAGTGGGAGCTCGTGGCAAGAGGAAAGGACAGAAATGGTTGGGCCATTTTTCGCCGATCCTCTTAATCGCGGTAGGGATTCCAGAGACGGCCATCGGCTAGAGGGGCGCGTCTAGTACCACCGAGTTGGCGACCTTGTAGCTCTGGTGAAGAAGCAGGGGGGGCGGCAGGAATCATTGTGCTGAAATCAATAGGGGGTTCTTCTACCTCTTTTACTGCCTCTGCCACTGCGGCCAAAGGTGTAGGAGGTCTGTCAAGGGCTGCCTCAAACTCAATAGCAACTTCGTCTCCATCTGCAAGAACCACTGCTGCAGGTTCTGTATGAACAATGTCAAAGCCGATTGCGTATCCTCCTAGAGCTTCTAGAGGGATAAGCAATGTATCACCACGTCGAAGAATGGCTATACGGCCGAGAGCAACTTCGAGCTCAGCCTTAATATCTGTACTGTAGAATGCGGAGTCATGGGGTCTCAATCTAATACTTGTTGCAGGAGGAAACGTTTCTTCAGAAACCCAGGAAACTGTGGCATCTTCTCCAGAACCAGATACGCCAAGGGAATCGAGTACCCAAGTGGGCAAGAAAAGCTGTGGGGCATCAGAGGGCGACGTTTCATGTATAGGAGTCCCGAGGGGAAGGTAGAATGTACCTGCATCTGTTTCAATCTGCGCTATAATGCGTTTAGAGACAGGATGGTCTTCTACCACGCGCCGCCAGTCAGCAGTATACATAAGGCAAGAAGCGTTAAAGGGGTCACGAAAACTTTCGTCAAGATATTCATAAGACCAGAGTTCCATTTGCTTGACAAAACCCGCCCCTGCCGCCGCCAGTAATTTTATCAAGACACACCTATAGGCAAATAGAAAGTCAGGGAAGCGGACTTATTTTGGCATTTGACGGTAGTATGGAGGACGATGCCCCATTTGAACAAACATTAGAACTTATAGAACTCGAACCTCTGCAGAAGGCGATTATTAAACAGCGATACTTGCCTCTTCTAAAGGGATTAAGGATGCAAACTCTCCGCCTTGCCATCTTCTTTCACGTATCTCGTTACATTATAACAGTGGGGTCGCTAATTGTGCCAGCCCTTCTTTCTATTCAAAACACTGGTTCCCAGACACTAGACCAGAAAGTATATTGGGCGACGTGGGTTGTTTCTCTCATGGTGACAATAAGCAATGGCCTAATGACACTCTTCAAGATGGATAAACATTACTATCATCTTCATACGGTTAGAGAGCAACTTATTTCGGACGGTTGGCAGTATCTCGAACTTACGGGAAAGTATAGTGGATTTCATACGCCAAAAATACGTCCAACACATTTGAATCAATTCGTTTTCTTTTGTCATTCGATTGAGAAGATACGGATGAAACAGGTACAGGAGGAATATTACAAAGTGCAGGAAAATCATGGGCAACAGGGGGCGGCGCCAGCGGCAGCGGGAATGACACTATTGCTGCCACCGACACCTTCAGAAGAAGACCTTGGAAAAATACCTCCAGCAATAAAAACTGCTTTACAACAACTTTCACAGGTAACATCAGGAAATGGAGTTCATGCGAAAGCAGAAAATATTCAGGGGGACAAGGAGGCGTGGCAAGAAAGAAACGACACGGAGATTGTTGAGAACGGGCAGACCAAATCATTGCCAGTGTGATAGTGCTTGCAATCGGCCCTCTTTAAAAGGAAGTGCCTTCTGTGAAGTGCATCAGGGAAATTGTACAAATATCTCTCCAGTAAGTGGAACAGAGCCTGTATATGAGCCAATGCGCTGGAACAAGAAGTTGGCAGTAAGGGAGACGCATAATTGTTTTTCGTACGCAATGAATGTGAATGACCCGAAGCAAATAGCAAAATGCAAAAATATGGATGATTGCGAGCCGCCATTTCATCAGCCAGGTTCTGCCGCAAGATTCAAGCGATTTAACTCCAAGAGGCCAAAAACGTGTCCTAATATGGTGATTAGAATACGGGGAGATAATCCTGACATTATAATGACTACATTTGAAGAGAGGTGTCCCGTGAATACGTCGAAAATTGCTCTTGTAGTTGACCCAAAAGAGGACTATCATTTTTTGAGACAGGATTCGAATATGTATTGGTCGCATAAAGCGGGTGCAAGACCAGTGACAAATGTAGATGCTATGGGGCATCCTATTTGGAATCCGCAACTCGCCAACTTGTATTACAAGTCGAAGAACGGGGATTTGAACTACAGTTTTTTTTGCAGCTATTTGTGCGTACCTCGAAATAAGGGTCTGTATCTTCTTCCTGGGGGCGGTGGGGGCGAAATAGGTTCTTATGACAGTGCGGCTATTTAGAAGCGAGCCATGCCTTTCCGGCATTTCCTACAACAAAATGATTGGTTGGGTCGTACATGGCGAGGGCAGTGAGGCAATCAGAGCGTTCGCGGGGAGATGCACGTAAAAGGCCGCGGAGAATCTCTTTTATTAAAGGGCCTTTCGTTTTCCACTCTTCTCCTTCTGTGAACTCTTTGATTAAAAATAATCTTCGCAGAATACTCAAAAGAATTGTTCCGATTGCCCAACTGTCCACTACATGCCAATAATAGGAATAAAAAGTGGCCCAATCGCCATTGGTTGCAGAAGTGGAATTTTTCCAGAAGTGGGAGAACTCTGCTATTTGTTTCTTGCGACTTATTCCCAAAATAGTTTCGCCAAATCGTATGCCCGCCTTTTTGTCGTGCAAATCCTGTAGTATTTGAGAAAATGATATTTTCTCTTGTATTCCAAACTGTGCAGAACACTCGGGAGTTATTTGGTGAATTCCCGAATCATAGTGGGCTCTTAACTTCTCGATAAGATTTTTATTAATATTGTTGTAAGTATATGACCTACCAAAATCGATTAAACGGGGCATAGAATCCGTAGGGGATTTCATTACAATATTGCTGGCGTGTAAATCATTATGTATACATCCGTGAAGAAGAATGAAGGTCCCTATTTCGAGTATTTCTCTCATGAATTTGAAGAAGGGGAATTTGGCAATGGAATAAGAAGGAGATTCAATGAATACTTTTAGAGGAATGCCGCCGTTTTCCAATTCATATTGGTACATACTTCCTTGACCAAAGCGTCTGAGGGAAATGCATTTATGGAGGTCCTTCTCCATTTGTTTTTTCATTGGTTGAGGTCTCGAAAGAGTATTTACTTCAGGAATAATGCAATACTTTTTCGTGTCTGGGAACTTCTGAAGTATTTTTGCGATTCCTATTTCAAGCTCTAAATCGGACACGTGAACAACTTTTCCCAGCTTGCCTTTGCGTGGAGCCTGTTTATTATAAGTTATGAGAGGAGGGTCATATACACAGCCATATGTACCCTGCCCAATAAGTTTTCCGCCTGATTGTATGGTCATTTCTAAGCGAGGGGTCTCCTCCATCTTCTGCTATTAGTGGAGCAAAAGAGGGCAGTGGGCGCGCCGCTGAGTAGCTTCTTATTTTAGCATAACACGGTAGATGTCCGGAGCGGTCTGGATAGGTATATGCCTTTTATTGGGAACTCTTATATTGGAGCTTTTTGCTCCACACCAACTAATGGAGGGATTCCAAACGGCCACCACGGGTTTTGGCCAACCCAAGCCGACCACGGAGGGTGGCGAGTACAACAATATTGATATTACAAGAATTGTTGGAAATCTTCTTAACAGAAGAAGCGATGTTGGGCCAGGAAAGGAGCGGCCTGGATATTTTCAGGACAAGAGGTATTTTGCCGATTATGCAGATGTAGAGGGCTATGGAATGAAGAATGATTTCTGCCGAATGGTTCTTGATGCAAGTGGAGGGGGGACGGACCTGTATTTTTTTGCCTGTGCGCTTGCGGGTACGGCGGGTGACCCTACATTATTCAAGACGGAAAGAGTAAAAGACGGATTCAAGATAAGCCGTGATGATTATATGCGTGACATTTTGAAGGAAAATAAAGAGGCGTATTGTCGGATTTTGAAGCAGGCGGATAATACCTACCAGCCAATGTGCAGGCGTGCTCTTAATACGGGATTTCACAAGAGGGATGAGCTTGACACGGACCCCCCCGACGACATCAAGATGTTGATTAACTTTTATGCAGGGTGTGAGATATGGATGCGGATGCGAGATGATTTGGTGGATTATATGGGGAAGGCCATTATACAGGTTGCAGGTGGGGTAGGTATTGACCAGACGCCTCGGCCGCAAGTGACACGGGGTCTGCATTTTAATGGGCGCGACCAATTCGTGCGATTTGGTGATACGGGAAATTTATCAATTGGAAATAAGGTGCCAATGCGTTCTATTCGCGCCTTTAGCGTCTGGGTATTTTTCGATGAATTCACTAATAATGCGCACATTTTCGACTTTGGAGACGGACCTGGGCTCAATAATGTATTCTTGGGCATCTTAGGAAAAGGTGACAGTGGGGGTGATGGAAATACTGTGCGAGAGCAAAGTACATGCCCCGAGACGACTATACCGGATGAACCAAGTGGCGCACAGTTCTGTCCAGAGCTGCGGGCGCAGACATTGATGTACGAGACGGCGGCGAATGTGAATAAGTGGGAGTGTGTGGCACCAGATACATTAGGGCGTGTAATGGAGCCTCTACAAACGCGGCCTACAAGAGCAAATGCAATGCCGACAATGTTGCCGAAGGCTGCCACGCTCGTCTATGAAGTCTGGGATGAGAAGCTGCGTAAAGTTCAAATCAAAGTGAATGGTGTGATTCCATTGAAAAAATGGACGCACATTTTGATTGGGGCGAAGACGATGGATGCAATGCGACCGGACCTGAACGTTTATATAAACTCGGAGTTGGTCTATACAGTAGAGCAGAGTTATTTGCCGCAAACAAAGACGACGAGCAATAATTATTTGGGGAAATCGAACTGGGCAAATGATTTTTCGGGGTACGAACTGCGGGACGAACTTTTTTCGGGGAGTATGTTTGATTTCCGCATGTATTCGGGGTTAGTTTCAGAACCAAAGGGAAAGCAGATTTATGCGTGGGGGTCGAAAATGTTAGGACTAAAATAGTAATGAGTCTGCTTCTCCTGGCAGTATTATTTTTCATTCTTTCACCGGGTGTAATTATTACTCTTCCTCCTGTTGGAAGGCGCATATTCATGAGCGAGAAGACTAGTATTATGGCTGCATTATTTCACGCAGTCGTTTTTGTCCTGTTAATAAAGGGTTTAAAGATTCAGGAGTCATTTCAACAACGTGTTTGCCCCGATGGAATGACGATGTTTGGCAATAGTTGTGTGGCGTGCCCAGCCGGTTCTTATTGCCTTCAAGGTCATTCTAGTGCGATTCAGTGTCCCGATGGAACAGTCTCTACAGGTGGTGCAACAAGATGCACGGTTTGTTCTCCTGGAACATATTCGAAAGGGGCGGGAATATTATGTGAAAAATGTCCTGCTGGTTATTATTGTCCTGATAATGGAACGTCTACACCTGTAGAGTGCCCTTCTGGTTTTTATTGTGCAGAAGCGGCGGCATTTCCTGTAAGATGCCCTATTGGGCAGGCAAGTTATCCTCGTTCATCATCATGTCTTCCAATAGACACAAATCTGGTTCCAAAAGATTCTTCTACAATACCAAACTTATTTAAAACGTTTACATTTCCAACGAGTTTATTTGGTTAGACGGCGGCGTCTTTCTTTGCGCGATAGAGAATACGAGAACGGTCCCATGCCCAGTTCTCAAGAAACTGCGGGACGGCCATATGGTCTCGCTTCCCCAAGTCTTTGAGAGCCTGGTTTCCAAACTCTCGAAGTCTTTGCAAATCTGGAATAGCCACATCTAGAATCCAGGAATTAATAAGGGCAGCATCTTCTTCTTCGCGTACTTTATCAAAGATGCGATTCATTGCATCGCTTGCGGCCATAGAGAGAGTCTGGAGAATCTGGCCAATCTCCTTTTTTCGCGCAAAACGTGACTCTGAATCTACGAGCTTCTTCTGCCACACCTCCTCTGTAATAACGTTCATGAGATAATCAACATCGGCATCTTTATTGGCGAGTTGAGCGGGGCGGGCTGGATAATCACGAAGGCGCGTATCAATCAGCTCTTGCATATTTCGGAATGATTCGAGTATCTTTTCTTGTAGTACCTGCTCTATATCAGAATTGTGAATGGCTCCCACAAACTGCCAGGTAGTGGGCATACCTCCACAAGGAATGTCGCCGTGCTCTCGTGGCATTACACCGCCATTCTTCCGTAGCATATCATAATAATGGGGATTATGAATAACACCAGTGACAATGTGGCCTGTGCGCCAGCTAAAGGCCGTGTTACAGCCTTCCATCACACACCACATTTGGTCACACCCGTTAATTTTAAAGATGCGTGTTCCGCACTTGGGGCACGGTTGTGTCTCTGCGCGGATGGTTTTGGCCGACTCAACCGTATCAGGATTACAAGTGTGTCCCTCGCCGTCTTTTACGACAAGGCACTCACTACAGGTATACTTTTCGCAGGTTCCGCACTTATAGGCAGTAGAGAGAAATCCGCGGCACTCTTCTGCGGGACATTTCATAATAAACTCACGCCTCTGTGCGGGAGCAGCACCGTCGGTCCCGTCATATTGCCGTTGCAACGTATTAATGCGTAATGAGAGTTCGCGAAGAGTTCCTGTTTCCTGCCTGTATTCATTGCCGAGTGTATTCCATGCCTCCTTGATTGCATCACGCCGCGCCTTCATCTCTTCGCGTACTCGCCGAGCTTCTCGTAGGATCTCATATTTAGGCCCCTTTTTTGCAGGGTCTTCTTCATTGGCCCAATCCTCTTTTACACGGATAATAGTACGAAAAGCTGCGCCAATGTCCCCCAGCAACTTACAGTATTCCATGTCAAGTTTCGTCCATCGTGCGTGAAGTTTATCGGCGTTTGTATTTTCTAACATGATTCTGCGCACGGCCCAACTGGAAGTAGGCCAACCGATTCGGTCAGCACGCTCTGCATACTCATCCTTGAGGCGTTTCATTTCGCGTTTATAGCCGACAAAGACTTGTATCGCGGGAAGAATAGATTTTTCGCGCTCAAAGAGGATTTTTCGCCGATGTTTTCTCAAGATATTTCCGCGAAAGGCGGTAGTAAAAGTTGCTCCCATGAATTCCGTGCTCCATGCTTTCTTGCATTTATAGCAATGAGGGTCTTCATAGGTATTAAGAAGGCAGTCTTGTTGGCATCCAATACACGCGACAGCGGGACAGTACTGGCAGACGACACTGTACTTACGCTTAGTAAAGTCCTCGAGGCAGATTGGGCAGTTGTCAGAGGGGGCAGCCATTTGTGCTTAGCCTTGGTTCGAGGTCGTGAGGTCAATTTTTTTGAAAAAGCAGGTGCCTTAAGGGTGCCATGGTACAACACTGTATGCAGCTGCCACCACAGGTTATTGTGAATTATGTATTTGGGACAACGCGTAACCTCATACTTGGAGCAGGTCTATGTTACGCAGTAAAAAAGGAAGAATACTCACACATACCGGTGATAGTACTGTTCCCTTCTATATATGCTGGATTTCAACTCTTTTTAGAGAAGGATAATGTGAAAAAGTGGATTCGCAGTGTTTAAGGCAGGGAGCAGGGCATGTTATACATACACGGGCTCTTGTGCCGCCCAGAGGGAAGCGGCGGAAACGGGAGGGACGTAGCTTACACCTTTTGGGGTTGCATGAATGTATGGAAGTAGGCTTGTGTCTAGAGGTAAATCATCAATAAATACTTCTGGCCGAGGAAAGCCGTTGAATTCAGAGGCAGTTGCACGTGTATAGGCGCCCATAGCGGGAAACCAGAGCCAATCTCCTACTTCGAGTTCTTCCATTGATTCCGCCTTGGCAATCACGTCTACGCTGTCACAGGTGCGCCCAAAGAGTGTGCCCCGTATTTGTTTGCGGGGATTCTCGCGCTCCTTGCTTACGCGTATCCAGCGGGGAGTCGCATGGTCAAACAGGATATTGGAGAACTGCCCGTAGAGGCTGTCATCAATCGTATAGGCCCAGGTGCTTCCGCCGCCCCCGCGCTTTTTTCCAATAACGCGAACAAAGAAGTCGAAAGAGTTAGATGCGAAGAAGCGGCCAGGTTCTGCAATCCACTTGATTCCCCACGGCTCTATAAAATCCATATTGACTCTCACCATTTCATTGCGAATATATTCAGCCTTCTCTTTGAAATCACATTCATCTGCCAAGTATCCCCCACCAATATCAATAATATTTGCCGCGCCTCCTATTGTTTTCAAATGAGTATAGGCGGCACGAATCGCCCTGGAATAAGCTCTACCAGAAAGGCAACCAGAACCTACATGAAAGCTGATTCCATGAATGGGCAAGTGGTTTGCTGCTGCTGCCGCGATAATATGGGATGCGGCCAAACTGCGAGCGCCGAATTTAGAAGAGAATGGCATTGTACTATCAGTGTCGTCGACGGCGATACGAATAAGAGCGCCTCCTTCGTATCCAGCGAGCTTCTCAACTTCTTCTACAGAGTCCACAACAGTGAGAGGGGAACCTACTTCTTTTGCGTAGTTGATTGCCCCTTCTGATTTACACGGATTCGCGTAGATTATGCGTGCATCATTTTGTATGGGGCCGCGACCGAGGCTATGAATGCTGCGTATTTCACGCTCGGAAGCGCAGTCGAAGCCGATTCCCTTTCCCCAGAGATGATGGAGGATTTGGGGGTCGGGATTACATTTGACGGCATAATAGGGAGTCACAGTTGGAAGATATTTGTTCCAGAGGTCAAGGGACCGTTGGATCCGGGTCGGTGACATAACGTAGAAGGCCCCATGCGAATTCAGAAAACCACTACCGTAGCGTGAAACAACTTGCCGAAGTTTTTCCAGTGTTCCGAATATATATTGGTGATATAATATATTTAGGTGCGCCTGCACAGCAAATTTTTACGGTACGATAAAGGAACGGCCTAAAAGCTCTTACCAGACTATTCCTATAGTATGAATTGTCATTATTGCCATACAGACCTTTCTGGAGCAACGGCTACTGCAACTCTTTCATGTTGCGCAAAAGTTGTTCACACGACTTGTCTGATTCAGGAGATTTCAAATAAGATTTCAAATGATTGGGCGTTTGTGCAATGTGAGTGTAATACAAACTTATGGGAGACGCAGTACTCAGTCAATAATTATCCTACACAAGAGGCGATAGAGGCGCGTGCTGCGGTCCTTTTAGCGCAGCCAGGTGTGCGTCAGGAAATGAAGGAAATCAAGAAAGCCTCGACTGTGATGTCAAAGGCGCAAAGAGCATTTGGGTCATATATGAAGGGAGTAAAAGCGAGTTACAAAGAGCAGACGGAGCAGCATATTATTGCCCTGAAGCAGATTCGTGACGCAATGAAGATTAGTATTAAGCAATCAGTAGAATGCAAGGGACACAAGAAAGCTTTATCTGCAATAAATCGTTTGCAGGACAAATTCAAAACAAAGCATTTCCTCAGTTCGCGAGAATATCGATATTTATTTGGCTATACAAATAGAAGCATGCCAATCTGGAACTACAGGTATTATACGAGTGAAAGAGTAATTCGACGACTCATACGTATATTGATTTAAACCTGGCCGACTATCCTATAATAGAGCACAATGATTCCCAAGATTATCCATCAGACGTATAAGAGCACTGAGCTGCCGCCGGTCTATAAACAGTGCCAGGAAACTGTATTGAAACTCCACCCGGACTTTGAGTATCGTTTCTACACGGATGAAGACATGGACCGGGTTGTGCGGGAAGGGGCGCCAGAGTATTACGAGGCATTTTCTGCGCTTCCGCGGATGATTATGAAGATTGACATGTTTCGTTACTTTTTAATGTATTTGTATGGAGGTCTGTATGTGGATATGGATTATATGATGCTGCGACCATTTGACTTTCTGGGGAAGGAAGTAGTATTGCCGTGTAGCAGGGAGGGTGTTCGAGGGGAAGTGCAGCGCCTGGGGAACTGTGTATTTGCGTCTAGGGCGGGCCATCCATTTTGGAAGGGGCTCATGGACACGCTTTTTACGATTGATAGAGGGCTGGGGGTTACAGACTCTGATGTAGAGCAGGCGGCGACGGGGACGGGGCCGGGTTTTGTAACGGACATGTGGATGAAATGGGAAGATACACGAGATATATATGTACCAAAGAAGGTGGTTTTTCACCCGCCGAGTGGGACGGCGCGGGATGTACTTTTTGATATGCGGTCTTATGGAGTGCACTTTTGTGCGGGTGTGTGGCGCGGTGGGGCTCTGTAGGGTGGTGCGCGTGAAATTTTGAATATATGTCCTATAGTAGTTTTTACTACAATGGGAAATATATGGGGGAGTGAGGTAGTTTGCCCAGAGAATGGTACGTTTTTTGCTGGCTTTATTAGAAGGTGTTTAGAATCTCGGCATACTCTTTCCACGTGTCTTAGCCCTAGATTTAGATAAACTTCTCCCTCTCAAGCTCTTTCTTCTAGTCTGAGAAGCTAGGCTTCTAGAACTCCTAGGACCAAACCATGTCATCACCCCAAAATGATCAGACGCATTTATAGGAATTTTCTTTTTAGGGCACATTGCCAGTAAATCTCTCTGACCTTCCTTTGCCTCAGATATATTTTCTACAAACCACTTGGAATCCTCAGGATTTAGACATTCATATTCCAATCCAATCATCTCAGATTTCTTTGGACTTAGATGACCCTTATATAAGATAGCATCAAATCTATACTTCTTTTCTATCATCTTTTGATTCCAGCGCATCATATTCAAATCTGTATCTTCTGTGAATCCTGGAACTTTCTCAGAATCAGGGTGAACCTTTCTGAAAGAATCTACAAAACCATCTGACTTATACTGTTGAATCATAGCCATCTCAGGCCATTCATCTAAGGAACCATCTAAGTGGAAGTTAAAATCACCACAGACAATTACTTGTTTCCCTTGACACATTGGCTTTTTTCTAGAATCTGAGTCAGGCCTAGATCTAATTAAATCATAAATTGTCTGAAGAATATCGTAGCGACACCTGGAATAATGGAGCCACTTGAGTTGCTGGCCTGGACTTGACTTACTTCCAGCTTGACTGTAAAGATTAAATATAACTAGATTCGGAAATTCTATAGCCATTAGAGCATTGGCATATCCTAAAACACCTTGGACACCATACATGTAAATGGCAGAAGGCTTATATTTAGATAAAAAGTAAACATCTACACCACGATTTCTTTGAGCTGTGGTAGGTGTTCCTGCCGCAGGGTAGGGTATTTCACTAGCAAACTTATATTCTGAGATTAGGCCCTGTAATTTCCCATATGAGAATTCACTCATTTCCTGAAAACATAACATATCTGCACCCGATCCTCGGAGAGTCTTTTCTAGTAGACCTTGTCTTAGGCCAAAGAGTTTCTGAAGTTTAGCATTTTTTGCTAAGCCCCAGATGTTATAAGTGAGACAAGAGAAAGTATCTGGAACACGTTCTCCATCAGGAAAAGATTTATGAAAATCTAGTTTTATAGTTGTATCTGTATAATAACAATGGCGTCCCAAACCCTCTTCAGTATACGCAAATTTAGCACCAATCGCATTTTCTGGAGTTATAGGAACATTTCTAGGAGAATTACTTCTCTGATTACAGTCAGCTTGATTGGAAACGCAGAGACCTCGGGAAACTGTATTTTGTTCACAGAATATAGGGGATTTTTCTGGGCACCTTGACTTAGCTGCCATCTAATTGTTTTTTAGAAATGTTTTGCTATTATTAATCAAGGAATGTTATTTCAAACAGGAGAGTGAAATCATGGCCGCCGAGGTCAACGAGGCGGTAAAACTCATCGCGAATACTGACATTCAGAGTAGCCATGCGTGCAATAGGGGCAGGCGAAGAGTAGTAAATAGGTGTATGAATATCCTTATTGAGCATATAATATCCGTTAGTAAGTTGGTCAAGATACACAATATGGAAGCAGTCTTTACGGCCGGCGCCCATTTCTACGCGATTGAAATCGACGGAATTGTCTGCATTGAGGTGAAGATACACGCGCTGTAGAAAGAGGCTGGGGTCCATGCGATTGGGCGCTGTAATGACGCCGCCACTGCTTGTATAATCCCAAGTGTCAAATCCGAAGAGGCGCGCGGGACATCCTATAGTCTGTATAGCACCTGTATGACTGTCTATAGTATCTGTGTGGGGAGAAGAGAGGAACTTGAAGATGAATGCGGCGGCGCCTGTGCCCATGATTGTTGCTTTTTTTGTCGTACCGCTGTAGGTCACGGCGTACGTATTTATGATTCCTGGAATCGCATTCAGAGTGAGTTGCATCTCTGTACAGAGTTCTTGTGCGGTGTATTGGCCGGGCGCGAGTGTCACAATAAAATCGGTTGCGGCCTCCTTGAAACTGAACATGTTCCAGCCGACATTTATGTTATATAGGTCGGCGGGAATACATCCATTGACGAGTTCGACGGAGACCACATCTTTCAGAGGGCGGCGAAAAGTCCAGCGGAACTGATTTGTGAGATAGTCGGCAGTCAAGTTGCGGTCGCGGCTATTGACTGCGACAGTGACGGTGCGCTGCTTACGGTTTTTGCGAGTCGAGTCAGGGAGTAAGACTCCTTGGCCGGATGTGATTGCTGACATTCTTTTACAGTGTTATGTTAAAATAAGTGAGTCCTTTTTATGACACATGTTATACAGATTCATAACAGCCATTTATTATAAGTTTCATGGATCCTCCCCATGTAAAAGGAGTTGTAGAGTCAACTGCTGCGCCGTATGTAGTTCCTTTATCCCAAACTGCGTTTACATAACTCGTATTTCCATTAATTTGTGTAGAGGAAGTTCCTTGATAAAAAACGCCCCCGCTCGCAGTATCATAAAATAGTGTTGGTAATGAGGCGGAATACGATGCGTAGGCATCTACTGGTAAAGAAATACGCCAAGCCCCAGTACCGTATGTTGTTGTGCTCCCCATGACTATATTTATAGAGACAAAGACTGTTTTTCCGATTGCCTTGTATCGTCCTGTGATTGTCCCATTTCCTATAACGGGATTTGTTCCACCCGTAGTCCAAGAGGGGCTATAGGTTGTCCATTCGAGCGCATCTGATGCTATAGGGCCTGTATCGCCTGTTGGGCCTGTAGGGCCACCTTCGGGTCCAGTAGGTCCTGTAACTGTGGAAGCAGCTCCTGTATCACCAGTAGGACCTGTTCCAAGAGGACCCGTATCACCTGTGGGTCCCGTATCGCCTGTGGGTCCCGTATCGCCTGTAGGGCCTGTTCCAAGGGGTCCCGTATCACCTGTGGGTCCCGTATCACCTGTGGGTCCCGTATGGCCAGTAGGGCCTGTTCCAAGAGGACCCGTGTCACCAGTTGGTCCCGTATCACCAGTAGGGCCTGTTTCACCAGTAGGGCCAGTAGTGCCAGTAGGGCCTGTTTCACCGCTGGGTCCCGTATCACCAGTAGGGCCTGTTTCACCAGTAGGGCCTGTTACTCCTGTAGCACCTGTATTGCCAGTTGCACCTGTTAGTCCAGTATTGCCAGTAGGTCCTGTTTCTCCAGTAGGCCCAGTTTCACCAGTATCACCCTTAGCTGTGAGTTTAGTCCAAAATATTGTTACACTTGGTAATGCGCTATTAGTTGCTTGAATATTTATATAGGATTCGCCATTGTATGTAACTACATCATATGGAACATATGATACACCATTAGTCCATGCACCTCTAAATGTAAACCCTCGACCTGTAGGGCCAGTTGCTCCAGTTTCTCCAACTCCAGTTGCCCCAGTAGCTCCATATAATCCAGTTGCTCCAGTAGCTCCTGTAGAGCCATCTAATCCAGTAGCTCCCGTAGCTCCAGTATCACCTGTAGCACCGGTATAACCCTTAGCTGCGAGTTTAGTCCAAAATATTGTTACACTTGGTAATGCGCTATTAGTTGCTTGAATATTTATATAAGATTCGCCGTTGTATGTAACTACATCATATGGAACATATGATACACCATTAGTCCATGCGCCCTTGTATGTAAAGCTTTGACCAGTAGGGCCTGTCTCACCGGTAGTGCCGGTCTCACCAGTAGGGCCTGTGTTGCCTTGAGCTCCGCTCGAGCCAGTAGGACCCGTAATGCCGGTAGGACCTTGAGCTCCGCTCATACCAGTAGGACCCGTCTCACCAGTATCACCCTTAGCTGCGATTTTAGTCCAATTTATAGTTACAACTGGCGAAGGGCCCAGACTTGCTAAAATATTTACGTATGATTCTCCATTGTACGTAACTACATCGTATGGAACGTATTGTACAAGCATACTCCAGGCACCCCTGTATGTAAAGCTTTGACCTGTTGGACCTTGAGCTCCGCTCATACCAGTAGGGCCGGTCTCACCTGTAGGGCCTGTGTCACCTGTAGAGCCTTTCTCACCGGTAGGACCTGTATTACCAGTAGGGCCCGTCCAGCCTGTAGAGCCTTTCTCACCTGTAGGGCCCGTATTACCCGTAGGACCTGTGTTGCCTTGAGCTCCGCTCGAGCCAGTAGGACCAGTATCACCTGTAGCGCCAGTGTTGCCTGTAGGACCTGTTGCACCAGTATTACCCGTTACTCCAGTAGCGCCAGTAGCGCCAGTATCACCTGTAGCGCCAGTGTTGCCTGTAGGACCTGTTGCACCAGTATTACCCGTTACTCCTGTAGCGCCAGTAGCGCCAGTAGCGCCAGTAGCGCCAGTGTTGCCAGTAGGACCTGTAGCGCCAGTAACGCCAGTAGGGCCAGAATTGCCAGTCCATCCAGTAGGGCCCGTGTTGCCTGTAGGGCCAGTATTACCCGTGACGCCAGTAGGGCCAGAATTGCCAGTCCATCCAGTAGGGCCCGTGTTGCCTGTAGGGCCAGTATTACCCGTGACGCCAGTAGGGCCAGAATTGCCAGTCCATCCAGTAGGGCCCGTAGGGCCAGTATTACCCATGACGCCAGTAGGGCCAGTAGCGCCAGTCCATCCAGTAGGGCCCGTGTTGCCTGTAGGGCCAGTATTACCCGTGACGCCAGTAGGGCCAGAATTGCCAGTCCATCCAGTAGGGCCCGTAGGGCCAGTATTACCCATGACGCCAGTAGGGCCAGTAGCGCCAGTCCAACCTGTAGGACCTGTGATGCCTGTAGGACCAGTATTACCTGTATTGCCAGTAGCGCCAGTGTTGCCTGTCCAGCCAGTAGGACCTGTAGCGCCAGTAACGCCAGTAGCGCCAGTATTGCCAGTAGCGCCAGTGTTGCCTGTAGGACCTGTTGCACCAGTATTACCCGTTATTCCTGTAGCGCCAGTAGCGCCAGTGTTGCCTGTAGGACCTGTTGCACCAGTATTACCCGTTATTCCTGTAGCGCCAGTAGCGCCAGTGTTGCCAGTAGGACCTGTTGCACCAGTATTACCCGTTACTCCTGTAGCGCCAGTAGCGCCAGTGTTGCCAGTAGGACCCGTGTTACCTGTCCAACCAGTAGGGCCAGTATTGCCTGTAGGGCCAGTGTTGCCTGTCCATCCAGTAGGGCCAGTAGGACCAGTATTACCTGTAACACCAGTATTGCCGGTAGGGCCAGTATTGCCAGTCCATCCAGTAGGGCCCGTGCTGCCTGTAGCACCAGTATTACCAGTATTGCCAGTAGGGCCAGTATTGCCAGTCCATCCAGTAGGGCCCGTAGGGCCCGTATTGCCAGTATTACCAGTATTGCCAGTAGGGCCTGTATTGCCAGTCCATCCAGTAGGACCAGTATTACCAGTATTGCCAGTAGGGCCAGTATTGCCAGTCCATCCAGTAGGGCCCGTGCTGCCTGTAGGACCAGTATTACCAGTATTGCCAGTCCATCCAGTAGGGCCAGTGAAGCCAGTAGGGCCAGTATTACCCGTATTGCCAGTAGGGCCAGTGTTGCCAGTCAAACCTGTAGGACCCGTATAACCTGTTACACCCGTAGGCCCCGTAGCTCCAGTATTAGTAGCTGTCCCCGCTGGGCCTGTGAAACCAGTCGGCCCTGTAGTACCCGTTGTTCCATTATAGCCAGTGGGCCCTGTATCACCAGTAGCACCTGTATTTGTGGCAGTCCCTGCCGGCCCCGTATTACCTGTCGAGCCCGTCGCACCTGTAGGGCCAGTTGCCCCTGTTGCACCCGTAGCACCTGTAGGGCCAGTTGCCCCTGTCGAGCCCGTCGCACCTGTAGGGCCAGTTGCCCCTGTTGCGCCCGTCGCACCCGTAGGACCCGTAGGGCCAGTGGGGCCCGTTGAGCCTGTACGACCCGTCGCGCCAGTATTTACAGCCTCTCCACCTGGACCCGTACTACCTGTAGGACCGGTCCTACCTGTGGGGCCTGTCGTCCCAGTAGCACCAGTATATCCAGTAGGGCCCTGGATCCCTCCGTACGGAAGGGCATTCCAGCGTGTGAGTCCGTCGCCGACCTTAAACGTATTTGTATCAGATTCAATCGCCATTTCTCCAACGGCGAGAAGAGGATTGCTCGCCGCCCATTGGGCGGCTGTGCCCCTACGAAACTGTAGTTGCACAAAGGGCATGGCCTAACTCTACTAAGTGAGTATAAAAGCTAATCTAAAATGGTTTTACTGAAGAACTTTGTGTTACTGAACTTCCATTATTTGTAACTGTCTGAGTGGCTGAAGCATCGCTTGTTACAGTAGCACCTAACATCAAATATTTAGTATAAGGACTCATGACAGCAAGTGGTGCTGTATTAGGCACTGTTATACTTGCCGCCGCAGGATTATATACATTGCTTCCAACGTTAATCCTCATATTTGTTAAATATCCTGCCCAAAATCCACCATAGAACTTAGCGATATTTTGTGATGAACCACTATAGTCTAAGTTATTTACTTGCTGCCCGCCTGAGACACTTGTTCCTCCTGATGCGCCTGTAGATTTAACACCATCAATAAATATGCTTTCTACCTGACTAGAGTTACGAGTCATAGCAAAATGATGCCATGCATTCAAAGATGGTGTTGGAAACGAATATGACCGTTGCCCTCCTCCGCCATATTTATCAGTAGTTACAGAAAGAGTACCAGCTGATGGAACTGTAAAAAAAATACTTATAGATCCGGTATTTGCTGTAAATCCTCCCAGTAAACAACGTTGAGTAGCCCAATCTACATTATTATAAAACCACGTTTCAATTGTGTAGGCACCAGAACCAATAGTTACACCAGGAGATATATTTAGATATGTGTTTGTATCATTATTAAAAAACAAACTTCCAGCAAGTGAGATGGTTGTATTTGCCTGCGCCACTGATCGTCCATACCCAAATTTTCCAGATACGCTTGTTAAGAATGGCATTTGACTTCTTTATTCTATACCACTAAAAATAAGAATCCCCATCGGAGGTTCTTATTTTTAGCCTATATCTTAAGGGAGAACTTTAACCGAAGCTGGTGAGTTGGCCAAATGCCGTCCAGGTAGAAGCAGTGTAATATAGAGTGAAGGATTCTATTTCTGTCCTGGCGGCTGTACCAGTTGGTCCTGTGCCATTTGGCCATAAGATAGATACTGTAGAGTTATTCACCTGTAGGGCGTTGGCGTAATAGCCTGTTGGACCCTGTTTCAGAATAAGAGTAGTCGTATATGCACGATCAGCGGTGGTGGGAACATTTGTTATATTTGCTGTGAAGTTCGCCACCATGGTTGAATGGTAAAAGATATTACCTGTCGTCCAATCGTGCGCTACAGTTCCTGTTGCGCCTGTCTTGGTTTGACCGATTTCTTGGATCTGCTGCACGGTTGTTGTGCCGGCAACGATAATGTTATTGACGGTTCCGCCGGTGAATGTGGGGCCTGTCGGGCCCGTATTACCAGTAGGGCCCGTATTACCAGTAGGACCCGTGTTGCCCGTGAAGCCAGTGGGCCCCGTGTTGCCTGTGAAGCCAGTAGGACCCGTGTTGCCCGTGACACCTGTAGCACCGGTAGAACCCGTCGACCCCGTGAAGCCAGTAGGACCTGTGACACCTGTTGCGCCGGTAGGACCCGTCCAGCCCGTTGGGCCAGTATTACCAGTCGCACCACTCGGCCCCACCGACAGACGCGTAATATTCACGGTACTTCCTGCCTTTACCACCGCCGTTCCCGTAGGATCCGTAATGAAATTCAGCCAATCGCCTACATCCAGTGTCTGATAGATAATAAGAGGGACAGGCGCAGGGGAAACAGTGGCGGATCCGTATATGCGCATATTATACGACCAGACGTTGGCACCGTTTTTCTGGATTGTAAAAATAGTAACATCTGACGACCCTGCTGGATCATAAATCAGCAGCACCTCTATCGCATACGTGCCGGCAACCGCTGCGGTAAAACGCCCCGTGGCCGCGGTGAAGGTAATACCAGAGGATGCGTTCAGCGTTCCTGTCGCATTAATAAAAGCATCTGTTGCTGCAGACGATGAGGCAGAATCCGTAGTGCGTGTGAAACTGATATACTGATCCGTGCTTGCACCTATGGCGCCGGTGGGGCCTGTCACACCTGTGACACCGGTGGGGCCAGTAGGGCCCGTATTGCCTGTTACTCCTCCTGAGCCAGTGGGGCCTGTAGAGCCTGTGGCGCCTATGCCGGTTGGACCAGTTACACCTGTCCAGCCCGTCCAGCCTGTGGGGCCGGTGACAGTAGATGCTGCACCTGTCACGCCTGTAGAGCCCGTAGGACCTGTATTACCTGTAACACCCGTAACGCCCGTGGCGCCTGTAGAGCCAGTAGGGCCTGTCGCCGCATTCGCGAGTAATGTAGTATGCATGTGACTTATCGTTCCATTACGGAGTTGAATATATGTTGAACGATTGTTGCCACTGAAGTTGCCATAAATACGAACCCGTATGCGCTTCGTCAAATCTGGTAAAGTGGTTGCAGGAACAAGCAACGAATATGTATAAATCTGCTGAAGTCCTTCTGTGACACCTACTGCGTTTGATAGATTGCCAGCCGCGATTAACACAGGATTACTTACTCCATCGGAATCCACGTAGTATATATCAGGATAATAGCTTACGCCGGCAGTTGTTGCGGAGGAGAAATATAGATTAACGTCCCAAAGGCCACTTACGATTACTGTTGAGAGGGTGGAGCTTATGGCAGTTGTAAATGTGGCTAAAAGAACGTTGTTTGTATTTGAAATAGACCCCGAATATATGGTTGTCTGAGCTCCTACATTTGGAGTTGTCAGTATTTCCCCTGTTTGTGGAGCGGTTCCTCCTGCTGTATCAAAGAATAGAGTCAATCCGCCGCTGACGCCGTTTGTACCTGCGGGACCTGTAGGACCTGTTACGGTGGAAGATGCACCAGTGCTGCCAGTGCTGCCTTGAGCTCCGCTCATGCCCGTGGGGCCAGTGGAGCCTTGAGCTCCGCTCATGCCCGTGGAGCCAGTGCTGCCTTGAGCCCCGCTCATGCCCGTTGGCCCTAGCGCCGCATAGCTGAATGAGATATTAGAAAATGCATCTCCAGTCTTTATCAAGTTAATATAGCCGTTGTAGGCACCAGTCGTTGGGGTTCCCGCGCTAAAGAACATCAGCGCTGAGTTCACGTAGTATTTCACACCTATAGGGGTCAGTTCCACCGTGTAGGTACTTCCAGGGGTGTAAGAAACAGAGCCATATCCGCCGGCCGATCCACTCTGGGATCCATAGACCAATCCGTTCGTATGAAAGAGAAATCCGTAGGTGAGGGAGCCACCATTCCCAGCAATATTCAGGCCGAGATATTGGAATGCAAGGGCGGCAACTGTGACAGTGGCTGAAATAGACGCAAAGTTGTAGGATTCTTGCGTGAGAACAACATCGCTGGTGCCGTCATTGGCGGATTTTGTGACGGAGTTAAACGCATTCAGAGTGTCATTGGCGGTGGGCAGAAGAGTAAAGGGAGGGCCCGCGGCACCTGTGGGACCCGTGACAGTGGAAGTGGCGCCTGTAGAGCCCGTATTGCCAGTAGGACCTGTAGAGCCCGTATTGCCAGTAGGACCTGTAGAGCCCGTATTGCCTGTGGGGCCTGTAAAGCCTGTAGGACCTGTAGAGCCCGTTGCACCCGTATTGCCTGTGGGGCCTGTAAAGCCTGTAGGACCTGTTGCGCCCGTGTTACCTGTTACGCCAGTGCTGCCTGTAGAGCCTGTGAAGCCTGTAGGTCCTTCTACACCAGTAGAACCTGTTGAGCCGCTAGGACCAGTATGACCAGTAGGGCCAGTAGATCCTATCGAGCCAGTAGATCCGGTAAAGCCAGTCGCCCCTGTTACCCCAGTAGGGCCTGTGGTTCCTGTATCACCGCCAGGACCGGTCATACCTGTGAAACCTGTCGCACCTAATCCAGTAGGGCCAGTTGCCCCAGTGTTTGTGGCGGTTCCAGCCGGCCCCGTGAAGCCCGTGGCGCCTGTAGGTCCATCAATACCGTCAAGATTGACATTATAGGTTGCCGCGCCAAAGGTTCCTTGGATGTTCGTGATGTCCTGGACACTCATCGCACCAGACCCCGCGTTATAAGATGAAACCATGGCCTCAAACCGATTCGCCGAACTAGCAGCATTTACCACAATCACGGAGTTGCCAGTAATATACGCGAGGCCGGTCGCAACAGTGAAGGTGGCCGTTCCGCCCTGTGTAGGGCTGAGAGTCGCGATCGTGCTCGTGGAGAACTTGTCCCCTGCGAGGCCGGTGGGGCCCGTATTGCCTGTTACGCCAGTAGGGCCCGTGCTGCCCGTAGAGCCAGTTGGACCAGTAGTAACAGAGGCTGCGCCAGTGAAGCCTGTAGGGCCAGCATCGCCTGTGTGACCAGTAGAGCCTGTGGGGCCTGTTACGGTGGAAGCTGCACCAGTAGAGCCCGTGGGGCCTGTTACGGTGGAAGCAGCTCCAGTAGAGCCAGTAGAGCCTGTAGGGCCTGTGACGGTAGAATCTGCGCCAGTAGAGCCTGTGGGACCTGTGACGGTGGAAGCTGCCCCAGTAGAGCCTGTGGGACCTGTGACGGTGGAAGCTGCCCCAGTAAAGCCGGTTGAGCCCGTATTGCCTGTAGGTCCAGTATTTCCTGTAGAGCCAGTATTGCCGGTGGGGCCTGTATCACCAAATCCAGTGGCACCCGTGAAGCCAGTAGGGCCTGTCGCAGCAAACCCTGTTGCACCTGTAAAGCCAGTAGGACCCGTAAGGCCTGTCCAGCCTGTAGGCCCCGTCGCACCAAATCCTGTTGGCCCCGTAGTACCTGTAGGGCCAGTATTGCCTGTCCAGCCTGTTGGCCCCGTCTCACCAAACCCTGTCGCACCCGTGAGGCCAGTAGGGCCCGTGAAGCCCGTGCTGCCTGTAGGCCCCGTCGCAGCAAACCCTGTTGGCCCCGTAGTACCTGTAGGGCCAGTATTGCCTGTCCAGCCTGTTGGCCCCGTCTCACCAAACCCTGTGGCACCCGTGAGGCCAGTAGGGCCCGTGAATCCCGTGCTGCCAGTAGGGCCAGTCGCAGCAAACCCTGTTGCACCTGTGAAGCCAGTAGGACCCGTGAAGCCGGTAAAGCCTGTAGGCCCCGTCGCACCAAATCCAGTCGCACCCGTTAGGCCCGTATCACCTGTAGAGCCCGTGAAGCCTGTCGAGCCTGTAGGACCTGTAACAACGGAGGCCGCGCCAGTGGCACCGGTGAGTCCTGTCCAGCCAGTAGGGCCTGTCACAGTAGAGGCTGCACCAGTGGCACCCGTTACTCCAGCAAAGCCAGTCGGGCCCGTTACGGTGGAATCTGCACCAGTAGCACCAGTCGGTCCCGTCGCACCCGTATTTGTGGCGGTTCCAGCCGGCCCTGTGTAGCCCGTGGGCCCTGTTGGCCCATCAATACCGTCAAGATTCACATTATAGGTTGCAGAGCCGAAGGTTCCTTGGATGTTGGTGATTCCCGCCAGAGACATTGCACCTGTTGCCGGCGTATAAGAACTCACGGTCGCCTCAAATCTGCTAGTGGGAACAGAGGCATTTACTACAATCACCGAGTTTCCAGTGATATAGGAGAGATTTACGCCAACGGTGAACGTGGCTGTCCCACCCTGGGTGGGGCTCAGATTGGCGCTCGTGCTCGTGAGGAACTTATCGCCTGCTATACCTGTGGGGCCAGTAAATCCCGCACCGGTGGGGCCGACGATTCCTCCATAGGACAGTAATGTCCATGTTTTTGTCCCATCACCAACCTTAAATAATCCTGTTACAAGCTCAATGCCCATCTCACCGCTGGCAAGAACTGGATTCACCGAGGTCCAGTTCGCGGCAGTGTCCCTTCTGAACTGGAGCTGTATAAACGGCATATCTACATTTAGTTTATGATATTTTATACTGATGTTCCGCAATCAAATGCTGGACCGAGAGGATACGTGCTACTCGCAGAACCGCCGTCAAACACTGTCGCGAAGGAGGGTCCAGTAGGGCCAGTTGCGCCTGTGGAGCCTGCCGTGCCGAAGCCAGTGGGACCAGTTGCACCAGTAGAGCCAGCCGTGCCGTTAAAGCCAGTGGGACCAGTTGCACCAGTAGAGCCAGCAGTGCCGTTAAAGCCGGTGGGACCAGTTGCACCAGTAGAGCCAGCCGTGCCGTTAAAGCCTGTGGGACCAGTTGCGCCTGTGGAGCCTGCCGTGCCGTTAAATCCTGTGGGACCAGTTGCACCAGTAGAGCCAGCAGTGCCGTTAAATCCAGTGGGACCAGTTGCACCAGTAGAGCCAGCCGTACCATTGAAGCCAGTGGGACCAGTTGCACCAGTAGAGCCAGCCGTACCGTTAAATCCTGTGGGACCAGTTGCACCAGTAGAGCCAGCAGTGCCGAAGCCAGTGGGGCCAGTTGCACCAGTAGGGCCAGCAGTGCCGTTAAAGCCTGTGGGACCAGTTGCACCAGTTCGACCAGTGGGACCAGTTGCACCAGTAGAGCCAGCAGTGCCAAAGCCAGTGGGGCCAGTTGCACCAGTAGAGCCAGCAGTGCCGAAGCCAGTGGGGCCAGTTGCGCCTGTAACACCTGTTGCACCACTATTTCCAGTAGGGCCTGTGTTTCCAGTAGAGCCAGCCGTACCGTTAAATCCTGTGGGACCAGTTGCACCAGTAGAGCCAGCCGTGCCGAAGCCAGTGGGGCCAGTTGCACCAGTAGGGCCAGCAGTGCCGTTAAAGCCTGTGGGACCAGTTGCACCAGTAGAGCCAGCAGTGCCGAAGCCAGTGGGACCAGTTGCACCAGTAGAGCCAGCAGTGCCAAAGCCAGTGGGGCCAGTTGCACCAGTAGAGCCAGCAGTGCCGAAGCCAGTGGGGCCAGTTGCGCCTGTAACACCTGTTGCACCACTATTTCCAGTAGGGCCTGTGTTTCCAGTAGAGCCAGCCGTACCGTTAAATCCTGTGGGACCAGTTGCACCAGTAGAGCCAGCCGTGCCGAAGCCAGTGGGGCCAGTTGCACCAGTAGGGCCAGCAGTGCCGTTAAAGCCTGTGGGACCAGTTGCACCAGTAGAGCCAGCAGTGCCGAAGCCAGTGGGACCAGTTGCACCAGTAGAGCCAGCAGTGCCAAAGCCAGTGGGGCCAGTTGCACCAGTAGAGCCAGCAGTGCCGAAGCCAGTGGGGCCAGTTGCGCCTGTAGAGCCAACCGTACCATCGAAGCCGGTGGGGCCTGTGGCGCCTGTAACACCTGTTGCACCACTATTTCCAGTAGGGCCTGTGTTTCCAGTAGAGCCAGCCGTACCGTTAAATCCTGTGGGGCCAGTTGCCCCTGTAGTGCCTGCTGCACCAGTAGGGCCTGTAGAGCCAGCCGTGCCGTTAATTCCTGTTGGGCCAGTTGCGCCAGTCGCTCCTGCCGTGCCAAAGCCAGTAGGGCCCGTGGCGCCAGCAGCGCCAGTATTGCCAGTTACACCTTGAGCTCCGCTCATGCCAGCAGCGCCTGTTGGGCCAGTATTCCCTGTTAGACCGGTAGGACCCGTAGTACCGTCTAGATTCACATTATATACCCGAGTACTTCCAAAAGTCCCTTTAATGTCAGTAATATTAATAAGAACCAATGTGCCAGTATTTGGGGTATAAGAGGAAACTAATCCAGAAAATAAATTTAAAGAGTTAGTAGAGTCGACTACTACAACTTCATTTCCAGCAATATACGCAAGATTTGTTCCAATACTAAGTGTAGCTGTCCCCCCTGAAGTTGGAGCCAGAATAACCGCTGTTGACGTCATCGTATTAAACTTATCAGAATATCCAGTAGGGCCAGTATTTCCTGTGACTCCAGTAGCCCCAGTGCCTCCAGTAGCCCCAGTAGCCCCAGTTACACCTGTTGCACCTTGAGCTCCGCTCATGCCAGTGGCCCCGTTAATACCAGTGGAACCTGTTGGTCCTGTAATACCGTCTAGATTCACATTGTAGACAACACTGGCACCATATGTCCCTTTTATGCTATTAATATAGACAAGGTTCAATGAACCAGTTGTTGCTATATAGGAAGAGACTACGCCCGAAAAAAGATTTGCAGAATTTGTAGAGTCAACAACAATTACTGAATTTCCTGTAATGTATGCTAAGTTTGTACCAACTATAATACTTTGATTACCTCCATTTACTGGATTCATAATTACAGCGGTAGTTGTACTTGTGTTAAATTTGTCAGAAAACCCAGTGGGACCAGTTGCGCCAGTAGGACCAGTTGCACCAGTTAGACCAGTCGCGCCAGTAGGACCAGTTACACCAGTATTGCCAGTATTTCCAATAGGGCCAGTATTTCCTGTAGCACCAGTTGAACCTGTAGCCCCTGTAGCCCCCGTGGAACCTGTGACACCTGTAGAGCCTTGAGTTCCGCTTGCACCTGTAGCACCTGTAGCACCTTGAGCTCCGCTCGCACCTGTAGCACCTTGAGCTCCGCTCGCACCTGTAGCACCTGTACTTCCTGTATTGCCCGTAGGACCTTGAGCTCCGCTCATACCTGTGGGCCCAGTTGCACCCGTATTGCCCGTAGCACCCGTTGGCCCTGTCCAACCTGTGGAACCCGTGGGACCAGTTCTACCAGTAGGACCAGTCTCACCAGTGAGGCCGTGTATGCCTCCATAGGGGAGGGAGTTCCAGCCTGTAAGGCCATTACCGATTTTAAAGAGTCCCGTATCAGTCTCATAGCCGAGTTCTCCCACCGCCAGCACAGGATTAACAGGCGTCCAGGCTGCAGCTGTCCCATGACGGAGTTGTAAGACAATATTTGCACCATTGTAGCTGCCAGAAGGCCCCGTAGTACCCGTTATTCCTGGGCCGCCGCAGTTGAACGCAGGACCGTCATAGTAGTTAGTTGAGGGCGTGCCGCCGTCAAAGATGTAATAGGATATAGGGCCGGTGTCGCCAGTCTCTCCAGTTGCCCCAGTATTTGCCGCGGACCCAGGCACACCTTGATCACCTGTAGGACCAGTAGGACCAGTCACACCTTGTTGACCTGTAGGACCAGTATTTGATGCAGAGCCAGGGAGGCCTCGTAGGCCAGTCGGGCCTGTCGCCCCCGTTCGCCCAAGAGCACCTGTAGCACCAGTAGGTCCTCCAGCGGGACCACTTGGACCTGTGGGGCCTCGCCCGTGATTGGCATCAAAGCCGCCGCCACCCAGCAAAACGGCATTTCCACTCGCATCGATTTGCTGATATATAGGAAAAGGGAAGCTCGTCGGCCGTACCTTTGTGAGTTGGCCGGCTCCAGTAGGATCTACGTAAAAGAGCGTGCCGGCGCTCCCCCCCGTGAGGGAGAGCTGAGTTGCCTTGCGGTACTCGCCAAATGGATTAAAGGTGAAATAGTCCGCAGTTGGAATACTCACACTTGTCACAAGGCCTATTGTATAAGTGACGCCACTAATATCACCGATTCCCTGCGATTTGCTAAACTGCCCCGAAGAGTTAATATACACTGGGTCGCCTACGACAAGAGTATGGCCGGGCTGGTAAATACTGACGTATTGATTATAGGTGTTCAGGGCGCGAAAGCGGCCAATCACGTTGCCAGAGAAATTGGTGGCCAAATTAAAGGTGTCGGAAGGGGTGAAAATGGGGAAGCCATCCTCGTCTACAGTAAAGAGAACGGTACGAGAATCTGTAAAGGCGGGTGCACCATTAAAGGCACCTGTGCCGTCTAAACCTGCATTATACAGGTCAACATCCACCATTTTTGCATAAAATACACCCGAGCCTGTATTATTTGCGGGATTTGGTGCATCAGAGATTTCATATACTGTCTTCAGGAACCAGGTAAACCCTGTTGCATCGTTTGCGAGCCAATCCCCTGGAACTACATTGTATGAATCGTAGTACTGTTCTGGCTGGCCAGTTCCACGATTATAGATAAAGGCAGAGAAGAAGACAAGGGAATTCAAGTTTCCCCGAATAAGATATTCATTTGAACTAAGATCCGCAAAGACTGCAGAAAGGCTCGGTGGGAGTTCAGCATCGCCTCCTTGAAAATAGTGCATGTTCAAATCCAACGCCTTTGGTGGCGGTAAGTACGACATGCTTCTATCGTGTTGTGCAGAAGTTAAGCACACCCAAAGGACATGCTTAACTTGGGCAAATAACACGACATGTTATGCCTTTAGGCCCTTAGGGGTTTGTAACGAGTATAATCCTCATGTTTGCGGCGGCAGTTCCGCCAGGTGGAATCGCACCAGAAGTGCTCACACCCGTTGTAGAAGTCGCGCCAATCTTCCATGAAGAAATAGAAAGGAGATTATATAGGGTTATATTATCTGTTAGAGCCAGCCCATTGCCAGTAATAGAAACACCATTCCCACCCATAACTCCCATTGTGGAAGCTCCTTTTGCCGCATAAAACTTTGTTGTACCACTAACAGCTGTATTCATTGAACCTGCACTTCCAGCAGCAGTTGCGGCAGCCCAGGCGTTACTTCCCAGTGCATTTACCGTGAGTCCCGTTATTTTTGCAGTAGATGTGCCGCCCAGCTTTACCTGACCAGGAGTGGCTGTTCCAGTTACAGTAAATCCAGGGTTGGAGGAAAACACATTTGAAACGGCACCACCAATCAACATGAAAAAAATTGTTACTGTGCCACCAGCCTTCTGCCGGCGACGGCCGCGCCTAGATGCCTTCCTCGAGGCTTTTCTTGTTCCCCTTCTGGATTTACGCATGGCTGCCATATCTATATTTAGGCATTAGACATAAAAAAGTGTGACGGTTGCATAAAAACCGGCAGCAGTTCCTACAGGAGCTGGACTGAGAATATTTGCACCATTTATATTTGTAAGAGTGAGGTTTTGAAGAATAATGGAATTATCAGTGGTCTGGCTATAGTATACCTTTGTATTACCAACAGCGCCTGCGGGAGAAGGATTCCATTGGCCGCCTCCTGTAAGTGTGTATCCAGAGAGTGCAATACTAGTGCAGAAGGCATATGTAGTATTATTCATTGTAATACTGTTTCCTCCTGTAAAGACGAGGTCAGCACCTTGGTTTGAAGTGAACGTGCCACCTGCTGCTAATCCGGGAGACGCAGCACTTGTAAAAAAACCAGGAGGTACATATACTCCACTAATGGTAGGAGGTTGCACAGTTGCATCGTAGTTAAGATATAGCGTAAGCGCCTTTATCACACCCGGAATCGTATTAGAAATTCCACTTGGGCCGGTGGGGCCAGTAGGTCCAGTGGAGCCAGTAGGTCCAGTGGGGCCAGTACGACCAGTTGGGCCAGTTGGGCCAGTGGAGCCAGTAGGTCCAGTGGGGCCAGTACGACCAGTTGGGCCAGTTGGGCCAGTAGAGCCTGTGGGTCCAGTGGGGCCAGTAGAGCCAGTAGGGCCAGTAGAGCCAGTAGCTCCAGTTGGGCCTATTGCAATCTGCCGACTCTGGCAAATAAGACGATTGGCTATTTGAGTACGTAGCAGTGTATTAGTATCCATCTACAAGGTTGTGCCAAACTTAAGAGAGACTTTTAGGGCGCATAACACATAAAGACTCTTTAAACATAGAGAGCAGTTATGTCAGACAACAGGGTTATTCTTTTGAGCATGGTCAAGAATGAGACGCGGATTATTGAACGTCTTATGGGCTCTGTGCAGGGTAAAGTGGATGCAATCGTAATTTGTGACACTGGCTCTACTGACGATACGGTTGCAAAGGCAACGGCGTGGCTGGGCGCTAATGACATGTCTGGTGCGACTTTCGAGTACCCCTTCAAGAATTTTGGAGTGAGCCGTACAGAGTCTTTCCTCTGTTGTCAACGCTGGGTTGCCTCTGTCGGTTGGGATGCGACCAAGACGTGGGCACTTCTTCTCGACGGCGATATGATGCTTTCTGAGCCCGTCAACAAGGGGGGCCTCGCTTCGCTCGGCCCTGAGCAGGCCGGTGTTTCCCTCAGACAATCCGCGGGCAGCCTTATTTACAGCAATGTTCGCCTCCTGCGCTGCTCTGAACCCTGGATTTGCAAGGGAGCCACACATGAAGCCTGGACGTGCCCGCAAAACAAACATACAACTCTCCTTCATGAGCCTATTCTGATTGACCACGGCGACGGCGGCTGTAAGAGTGACAAGTACCCCCGCGATGTACGGCTTCTGAAAGAGGATTTGGCCGAGATGCCCAATGATGCACGTACTCATTTTTATCTTGGACAGACCTACCTCTGTATGCGTGATTGGCCCAATGCTATTGCAACTCTGAAACGCCGCATTGAGATTGGGGGATGGGACGAAGAAGTTTATATTGCCCGCCATTATCTGGGAGAGTCTTATGAGAATGTAGGCGATTATGCGAATGCGATATATGTTCTCACAGAGGCATGGCAGGCGCGCCCCTTTCGCACAGAAGCAATTATCCGTGCCATTCGTCTTTATAGAAGGCAGCCCAAATCCCAGCGCCTCGCCATGATGCTCTTCGAGAAGCTCTTCTTGGCACAGAAGGGCGAGGATTTCATGACTGGGGCCCGCCTGGCCGCGCCTCTTCAGAATCATGACCAACTCTTTGTGAATCGGCGTGACACGGAGTATGACATGTGGGAGGAGCTGGCGATTCTTGGCTTTTATACAGATGCAAAACTGCAGACGTGGCTGCGTCTCGACGAATTTGACCTGAAAAATAGCCTGAACTGGCACGAATTCAATGCGATTTTCGGGCATCTGCATTGGTATGATTGGTGCCTGAAGCCGCGTCGCCACACTCGTTTTGCCATTTCTCTAGAGCGCCTTCCATGGGCGGGTGAGGCAGAGGCGGGCTGCTGGCAACCTTTTAATCCCAGTATTCGTGTAAAACCAGATGGGAGCGGCTACTTGGTAAATCTCCGTTGTGCGAATTATTATACAGCAGAGGCAAAGCATTACCATTACCGCGCCTTTCACGGACAGGTGCTCACGCGAAACTGCCTTATGGATGTGCCACAAGAGGCCGGCTGGAATAATCCTGCAAGTGCTAAGGAAATAGTGGTAGACCCGAAGTTTGCCCAGCATGACCACTATATTCGCGGAGTTGAGGATTGCCGTCTCATCCAGGGAACAGTAGAGCTGGAATTTCTTGGAACCTCTCAATCTTATTCTGACAATAAGACGAACAAGATTTTTCATGTTTGGAGGAAGGCGGATGAGGCCACTTGGAGTCTGAAGCAGATGCCGTTGCCTCCTGGTGTGGGGCCTCAAGAGACACAGAAAAACTGGCTGGGATTTCGAGATGCCGAGGGCATGCTGAATTACATCTACAACTTCTCGCCATTCAGAATCTGTAGGGCGGATGGAAGCCCCCGTGTTGATGTTGATACGACGAGAGGGCCTTTGAGCCTGAAAGAGTATCGTGGCTCTGCTGGACCCGTTCCCTGGAAGTCGAGCATGGCAGACGAAGCTTTTCTCTGTGTAATGCACAAGGTCTACGTAGGAGATGAAGGGCGCCGGTATTACCACCGTTTCATGACTCTTGACCGGCAGTACAGGCCTTCTCGTGTCTCCTGCTTTGTACGGTTCACCAAGGAGAGGGTCGAGTATTGGAGCGGAATGTGCCCGAGTCTAGAGGGCGATTCCTATTGGATTACCTATGGAACACGTGATTCAGAGGCATACATTGCAGAGATGCTCTTCACTGCCATTGAGCCACTTCTTATGTATAATATGAAGGCCGGTTCTGTGCAACCAACTGTAGAGAGGCTGAAAATATTATCTGCACTCTAAAAAATGGCATTCGGTTCACTATGGGACCTTTTTCTGGATCCAATAATCGCATTATCTATCTTTATACTATTCTTGATAGGATACCTTACATTTATAAGCATGGAGGGAGGTTTTTCGGAGAAGTTCCTCCACTTTGGACCAGGAACAACGCCAGAAAATACGGCGAACTTTTTGGGAGTGCAAATGGATACATGGAATAAAGTTATAATAATGTATGTAATTAGTTTTTTCTCTGCACTAGTTACACAATACTATAAAACTGCTGTAGGTATGAATCTGAATTCCTACATCTGGAATCGCGCGACACCTGTGATTCCTTATGCGAAGGCACCTACTCTTTTAGTTCTTTTCGTAGATCCTATCATTGACGAAATCAACGCAGTAATAATGTTTTTAACTACTCTTACTCTCCAGCTCCAATTTATTATACCACAGGCCCTTGGGTCTTATGTAGCCTATATTCCTGGAATGCTCGCGCGCATTAGAGACAAAACCTTTGATCCTACCGCTAAGAAGTAGTTGGCTCCCAAATCTGTGCATCTAAGGCAACTACATGTTGTCCCACGCGTTTGATTTCCTCAATGAGCGAAATCATTCCTTGCGGATAAGAACCATTGATTCGACCTGGAATATGCTTTGAGCCATTCCGATGAGCTATGCCGGCAGTAGAGAAAGTCGAGCCATCAGCTGCATATGTACTAAATCCCATGGTTTCCCATAAGATGCTGCCATCTCGAAAGAGAAAGGCGCGTTCATCCCATCGATTATTGCAGCCAAGATGTTCTTGGTAGCGATAAACGTCATTGAAGTGAAACGTCATTGTTCCTGTTGTAAATGTCACTTGCATTTTCTAAATTAGCTGGGTAAACAACGAAGTTCAATTTTTAAAAGCGGCTAAACCGAAACCAGCGGCTTACCTTCCCACTCCTCTCGGCCCATTCGGCCTTCATAAGCGCCTTGAATGATAGAAAGTCCATGTCAGAGTCTGGCTCAAACTTTTGGACCGCTTGGTCCGCATCTAAATAATCAAAATAATCATAATGCTTCGTGTCAGAAGTCTCGTACATATAGCATTGAATAGTAATACACGTATCAGTTGTGCTAAGATTTTTCAACTGATGTACTTGGTTGAGTGCGGGACTAATCCAGGTTACATCTTCCTTCTTAAAAGAAGTCTGTGCAAAAGCCTCAGCGGCACCTAAGAAGGGGAAGAGGCTCACATTTATTGAGCCATTCAGAACACGAATAATGGCACTGGAGCCACCGTGATTATGCACAGGAGAGTAGTGTCCAGGAGGCCAGACTTCCATAACATAGGGAACGCCAGGAGACTCGCCATTATTCTCACCAAGTGTTATGCGTAAATACGTCTCTAGCGGTTCGGACTTTCCAAACTCGTTTGCTTTTTGCTTGAGACGCTCATAACACCAGCGACCAGGTGTGGCAATACTGTACTCGATTGCCTTGACAAAATCGGGAAAATCGGGTGTTGCAAGGCTGAACTGGCGGCCAGAAATACTGTTATAGAGCTTTTGGGAAATCAGCGACAGATTTGCGGCGGGCATGTAAGTTCCTGCAGCAATATCATCCATCGTGAGGGCATCAGTAGATTTTACAAGGTGAGGTACTGACCCCGTAATAGGGTCGCGTAAGAGGCTACGAATCTGGGCAGTGCGCGGCTTTACTCTAGTAAGACTCTCAAGAAAAGCCTTTTGCTTCGTATCAAACTGGAAACTATAGATGCCAGTTCCAAAACGAGGCTCACCAATGCCCGCAAGAAGACGCAGATTTTGTGTGTCAAGACTCACCCAATAATAAGCGCCCTTCTCGGAGGATAGACCTTTCTTATTATTTGCATCAATCAATGGCTCGCAGCTGGGAACCAAATGAGCTTGTACATCTTTATCGGAGAACTCTATAGTGATTCCTTGGCTGCCTGAGACATCCGTAAAACGCAGCGTACAGGGTTCTGACGCATCAAAGACTACCGTGCCCTGGCCGGCCACAATCAGTTGGGCTGTATCCACGGGCGCGCCGAGAAAGAAAGCTTTTGCTCCAAGCATCTACTCAAATCTTTATATAAATCTTAAAGCCTCTGCGTTACAGTGTTGTGCTTGTTTTGACGGTACAAGACATCACCTTATGGATACAGACTCAAGGCTACGAGGCCTGCTGCGAGACGGTCAAGGGCTGCCTGTATTGTTGTTGGCGCAGTTCCTGTCCAGTCCCCTGCGGTTGTCGGTGTATAATTAGATGGAACAGGACCTGTAGGCCCCGTATCGCCTGTTGGACCTGTAGGCCCCGTATCGCCTGTTGGGCCTGTATTACCCGTTGGCCCTGTATTCCCCGTTGGCCCTGTATTCCCCGTATAACCCGTTGGACCCCCACCAATACTATATCCAACATAGGGAGCTACACGACGAGAAGCTAATGTCCAAAATGAATCAAATGATGCAGCAGATGGAGCTACAGTCCATGTCGTGCCATTAGGAGAATAACCTATTGACCCCCCACCATCTACAGCTCCACCGACAATCCATAAAGAGCCATTCCATGCAATACTAAGGACACTAGTGAAAAACGTATTTCCAGAAGCAGATGCCGTCCAGGTGATTCCATCGTAACTATATATCAACTGATTTGTTCCACTACCGCCTGCAAACCACATGGAGCCATTCCATGCAACTGCGCGACAGGTAGTGGTTATAAGCGCATTTCCAGATGCTGAAGTAGTCCATGCAATCCCATCAGTAGAATATGCAAGTGTCGTTGATCCTGGTCCTACTCCACCAGCAACCCATACAGTCCCGTTAAATGCTATAGAGTTACAACAGCCCCCACTACCAAATATAGTAAATCCAGTGGCAGAATTCGTCCAGTTTATACCGTCGTAGGAATATACTATGCCACTCTGTCCTCCTGCGACAGATATTCTGCCATTTGTCGCGAATGAATTGCAACTACTCAATGAAGATGTTGCGCCAGTCCATGTAATTCCATCATACGAATAGACCATTTTAAACGTTGCTCCATCGCCACCAGCAACCCACACCGAGCCAGTCCACCCTACAGCATAGGCATAGTCTAGGATTGCATTTCCAGATGACGAAACAGTCCAGTTGATTCCGTTAGAAGAATAGGCCAGCTTATTGGTTCCATAGCCTGCGGCGACCCAAAGAGCGCCGTTCCACGCGGCTGCCTTCCCCGCAGTGGAAAATACTGATGAACCCAGCCCAGTCCAGTTAATACCGTCGTATGAGTATCCAAGTTTATCTGTGCCATTTTGTGCGCCACCAACCATGAAGGCGTCTGTTACAGTAGTGCTTGAGCCACTGCCAGCGCCTGTAGGACCCGTGTAGCCTGTAGGACCCGTGTAGCCTGTAAAGCCCGTGTAGCCTGTGCCGCCGCCACCGCCACCTCCACCTGAGCCAATATAGGGAAGTACGCGGCGAGATGCCACACCCCTACATTTTGAGGTAAACGGTGAAGTAGAAGGCAACCAGTTAATACCGTTATAAGAATATCCCATATAGTCTGGTCCATCGCCACCTACAATCCATAAAGAGCCATTCCACGCAACAGTTTGCCCAGTATATCCAAATGTAATAATGCTATTTCCAGCCCCAGTCCAGCTAGTACCATTGGATGAATATGCGAGTGTATCATCGGCTCCAGCGCCAGCTGCGACCCAACGAGACCCATTCCACGCAACTGCATTACATGTTCCAAAAAGGGCAGTTCCTGATGCCACTGATGACCAGGTTATACCATTAGAGGACTGGACCATGCTGTCAGTTCCTTGCCCTCCGCCAATCCACAAAGAGCCGTTCCATGCAACAGCAAAACAGCGCGTTGCAGGAGTCGTTCCAGTAGACGCAGTCCAGGTGATTCCATCTGACGAATAGGCAATCTGATTTGTTCCTTCGCCTCCAGCCACCCATACGCCTCCCCATGCAACAGCACGGCATATACTTGATAATACGGCATTTCCAGAAGTTGATGCGACCCAGGTAATTCCATTGGACGAATAGGCGAGTTGGTTTGTTCCACTGCCGCCTGCGACCCATTGGGCACCATTCCATGCAACACACCTACAATCTGTTGTAAATATGCCATTTCCAGAAGTTGATGCGATCCAGTTTATTCCATCAGAAGAATAGGCCATTTGGTTTGTTCCACTGCCACCCGCGACCCATATAGCCCCGTTCCATGCGACAGCATTGCATTGTGTTGTAAATATCGCATTTCCAGAAGTTGATCCAGTCCATGTCAGCCCATCATAGGAATAGGCCAGTTGATTCGTTCCTTCTCCGCCCGCGACCATAAAACGTTCTGTTAATGCAGTGCCAACCCCAGAAGTTCCTGTTGGCCCAGTATAGCCAGTATAGCCCGTATCACCCGTGTAGCCAGTATAGCCTGTATAGCCCGTATCGCCTGTAGGGCCCGTATCGCCTGTATAACCTGTATAGCCTGTAGGGCCTGTAGGGCCTGTATAGCCCGTATCGCCCGTAGGACCAGTATAGCCAGTATAGCCAGTATAGCCTGTATAGCCTGTAGGCCCCGTATCACCTGTTCCGCCACCTGTTGGGCCTGTTGCACCAGTTACAGAATTACCAGTAGGGCCTGTATAACCTGTTCCGCCCCCACTTCCCGTGGGACCAGTTGAGCCCGTAGGGCCAGTGATAATGGAAGCCGCCCCTGTGAAGCCAGTAGGGCCTGTGACGGTGGAAGCTGCTCCTGTAAAGCCAGTAGGGCCCGTTGGTCCTGTGACGGTAGAAGCCGCTCCTGTGAAGCCAGTAGGGCCTGTCATAGTGGAAGCCGCCCCTGTGAAACCAGTAGGGCCTGTGACGGTGGAAGCCGCACCTGTAACACCAGTAGGGCCCGTTGGTCCTGTGACGGTGGAAACCGCTCCTGTAAAACCAGTAGGGCCTGTGACAGTGGAAGCTGCCCCTGTAAAGCCAGTAGGGCCTGTCACCGTAGAAGCCGCCCCTGTAACACCAGTGGGGCCAGTTTCACCAGTTGCGCCCGTGGTTCCCGCAAAACCAGTAGGGCCTTGAGCTCCGCTCATACCCGTAACACCTGTCGGACCTGTTGCGCCCGTATTAGTTGCAGTGCCTGCAGGACCTGTCCAACCCGTAGGCCCTGTATTACCAGTTGTTCCATTAAATCCCGTGGGCCCCGTATTACCAGTTGCACCAGTGTTTGTCGCCGTCCCTGCCGGACCCGTATTTCCAGTAGCTCCAGTGGGACCCGTAGGCCCCGTGCTGCCTGTTGCACCCGTAGCACCAGTTGGCCCCGTGAAGCCAGTAGGGCCCGTCGCACCAGTACGACCCGTCGCGCCAGTATTTGCAGCCTCTCCACCCGGTCCCGTATCACCTTGTGGTCCAAAATCTCCAGGGGGGCCAGCTTCACCAGTAGGGCCAGTATAGCCAGTCCAGCCAGTCCAACCCGTAGTACCCACGGGGCCTGTTGCACCAATACGTCCTGTTGGCCCCGACGCTCCAGTTGCACCAAACCCTGTCATGCCCGTCGGACCAGTCAACCCAGTAGGACCAGTTCCTCCAAAACCTGTGGGACCTGTCATGCCAGTCCAGCCAGTCCGCCCAGTTGGGCCTGTAGGACCACTCGGACCAGTATCACCTGTGACCCCAGTAGGTCCAGTCCAGCCCGTGGGGCCTGTCCAACCAGTCCAGCCAGTCGGCCCTGTCCAGCCAGTCGGTCCTGTCCAGCCAGTCCAGCCCGTAGGACCAGTCTGACCAGTATTACCAGTAACACCGGTTGGGCCAGTCCAGCCAGTGGGACCAGTCCAGCCAGTCGGTCCAGTCCATCCAGTGGGACCAGTCCAGCCAGTGGGACCAGTAGGGCCCGTGCGACCAGTAGGACCTGTTGCTCCAGTATTTACAGCAGTTCCAGGGATTCCTTGGTCACCAGTGGGACCAGTATAACCAGTATATCCAGTGTCTCCAGTATTACCCGTGTCACCCGTCCAGCCAGTAGGGCCTACTTCTCCAAACTGTCCAGTCTGCCCCCTTGCACCAGTGGGGCCTGTTGCACCAAATCCCGTCATACCGGTGGAACCAGTAAAGCCAAACGGGCCCGTGACACCAGTGGGACCTACTAGACCTTGGAGGCCAGTTGCACCAGTTGCTCCTGTTGTTCCTGTTGCCCCTGTTGTGCCAGTAAGGCCCGTTGCGCCAGTTGCACCAGTATTTGTCGCGAGTCCAGGAGTACCCGTGGGGCCTGTTTGTCCAGTCGGGCCCTGTGGCCCGACTTCACCAGAATCACCTTGAGCGCCCGTGGGGCCTTCGTCACCTTGTAAACCAGTTGCACCAGTTGCACCCGTATTAGCCGCCTGCCCAGGTGCACCCGTTGCACCCGTTGCACCCGTACGCCCAGTAGGACCTGTTGCACCAGTGTTTGTAGCCGTTCCTGCCGGCCCAGCCTGACCAGTCCATCCCGTCCAACCAGTAGGGCCGGTAGTGCCTGTTGTACCAGTCGTGCCTGTCATTCCAGTAGGGCCCGTCCAACCTGTAGGGCCTGTAAAACCAGTAGGGCCCGTATATCCAGTAGTTCCAGCATATCCAGTAGGACCTGTCATTCCAGTGGGACCACTAGGGCCCGTGTTGCCCGTCCAGCCAGTAGGGCCAGTGGGGCCAGTACGACCAGTAGGGCCCGTCGAGCCAGTAGGGCCACTCGGGCCCGTGTTGCCTGTCCAGCCAGTTGGACCAGTTCGACCAGTGGGACCAGTAGGGCCAACATCACCCATTGCTCCTACATCACCAGGCTGACCTATCTCACCAGTTGCCCCCTTGCATCCAGTAGGGCCAGTGACCCCCGTATCTCCTTGACAACCTTTCTCACCAGTTGAGCCAGTCTGTCCGCGAAAACCAGTAGGGCCTGTCATTCCAACCCCAGTAGGGCCTGTAAAACTCGTACCGGTAGGACCTGTCGCTCCTGTACGCCCAGTTGCTCCCGTGTTCGTGGCGGTTCCTGCGGGGCCAGTGGGCCCAGTCCTACCATTTGTACCAAGGGGGCCGGTCGTTCCAGTAGGGCCAGTAACTCCAGTAGCCCCCGTGCGCCCAGTTGGACCCGTTGCGCCTGTATTAACGGCACTTCCTGCGATTCCAGTGGGACCAGTGCGGCCAGTGGGTCCCGTTGCGCCCGTATTAGATGCCACACCCGCGGGACCAAAAGGGCCAGTGGGTCCAGTGCGACCAGTCCAGCCGGTCCATCCAGTAAATCCAGTAGGGCCAGTGCGACCAGTTGCGCCAGAAGGGCCTGTCGCACCAGTATTAGTAGCAGTGCCGGCAGGCCCCGTCAACCCAGTAGGGCCTGTAAAACCTGTAGGGCCAGTTGCGCCAGTATTTGTCGCCGTCCCCGCTGGTCCTGTCCAGCCAGTGTAACCAGTAAAGCCAGTAGGGCCTGTTGCGCCAGTATTAGATGCCGTGCCGGCAGGCCCTGTCCAGCCAGTGTAACCAGTAAAGCCAGTGGGACCTGTTGCACCAGTTGGGCCCGTGGCTCCAGTCGAGCCTGTAGGACCAGTAGGGCCCGTTACTCCTGTCGCCCCAGTATCTCCTGTTGGCCCCGTCGCCCCAGTTGCTCCAGTTGCACCAGTATTTACAGAAGTACCTGCGACCCCCTGTAGACCTGTAGGGCCAGTTGCTCCTGTATTGGTGGCAATTCCAGGAAGACCTTGATATCCTTGTGGACCAACATCGCCAGGTTGACCCATTTGTCCCGTTGGGCCGGCACATCCTGTCATACCTGTGGCGCCAGTGGCTCCAGTATTTGTAGCAGTCCCATTTATACCTGGCGCCCCCGTAGCACCAGTTGCTCCTGTTGCACCGCCAGTTCCCGCTAAGCCAGTAGGGCCTGTTGCACCAGTATTAGTTGCAGTACCGGGCGCCCCCGTCGATCCAGTGCAGCCTGTCTGCCCCCTTGGACCTGTAACACCTGTTGGGCCTACACGGCCCGTAGGGCCATAAATACCTGTGGGGCCAGTTGCACCAGTTCTGCCTGTTGTACCCGTTGCACCCGTTGCACCAGTAGGGCCAGTTGTGCCAGTGGTGCCAGTAGGGCCAGTAGAACCAGTCCATCCAGTCCAGCCAGTAGGGCCAGTCGCTCCTGTATTTGTAGCAGTTCCAGCAGGTCCTGTGGGACCAGTTCTTCCTGTATATCCTGTAGCTCCCGTGTTTGTAGCAGTTCCAGCGGGCCCCGTTGGTCCTGTCCAGCCCGTTGGTCCTGTCCAGCCCGTTAGACCTGTGGCGCCCGTTGGTCCTGTGGCGCCCGTTGGTCCTGTGGCGCCCGTTGGTCCTGTCCAGCCCGTTAGACCTGTGGCACCCGTAAGTCCTGTCGCGCCAGTTGGTCCTGTCCAACCCGTTGGTCCTGTCGACATGAAGATCTCTAACTCTACTTGGTTAAAAAATATTTAGGACTTTATGGTGCATCATTTTGCCGATTTAAATCCCCGTGTTTGTTGCACAAAGTAAGAAGAGCCCAATACTTTAATAGCAAGTTCATGCAAGGCCTTTTCAACAGGCGTCATTTGTTCAATGTACTTTTCTGCTTCCGGTGAAATAGGGTGCGGAGGAGGCGGCACATACTGATTATCCATAGGGTCTACATTGAATCCACAAGTTAGTTGAATCAATTTTTATCAGCTTACAGCACAACTGTAGGTGTACATAGGCACAACACGGTACACTTTTTTTAGCACTGCACTTTAGGAGATGGCGTATGTAGCCTTTGATTTAGACAACACTCTTGGATTTTTCGAAATAACAAATAAATTCGCGTTTTTATGGAGTCCTTCTTTTTTAGATAATCCAGAACATTCAATTGTAAATCGGCCTCTAAATCTTCCTTCCAGCCTCAGCCAACAATTAAAGCGGGCCAGAGAAATCTTTGTTGACAAACTTTTAGAGGACAAAGATATTCTTAATACAATTATTCGCCCCAATATTGATTCTCTTATTCTTCCTCTTTTACAGGCAAAAAAGAAGGGGAAATTAAAAACGATTATTATTTATTCCAATACAGGCGTGAGTTATTCTCTAGAACTTGCAAAGGCGATTTTGGAGAAAAAATACGGGACGGAAATATTTTCTCTACTTGCGGATCATTGGCATCCTCTGAGGGCAGCGGATCATAAAGACCACCGACCTGGGCATTATGTGGAACCCTATAAAACAATTCAGACACTTACTCTTCTTTTTAAAAGTGCAACAAAAGAGAAGACAAATATTCCTTATAAAAATATTCTTTTCGTGGATGATCGTATGCCGAAACATACTCTTCAAGTGCAGGAAGTAGAAGGTCTGACGTATCTAGTTCCCACACATTTTGTTCCGAAAATAACGCATTTGCAGAAGGATTATCTTCTGTTTCTTGCATGGATGTCGCTTGAAGAGGCGGGTCTTCTCCGAAATCCGGATTATTTTCGTTCCGGATTTTGTACGAGAAATATTCCCTACGAAATAACAAAAGTTCATACTATCCGCGGATTTCCAGATCTTCTCGCCTATGTATTTCAATCTGTCGAACACGTAAAAGGGTCAGTAAGAGCCTGGGTGCCAGATACGGCCAGCCTTAAAGCCAAAATGACCCGCTTCTTAAAACAAGTGCAGTGATTTACCGTGAAATATCGTAGAAAAATTGAACTGTCTTTGTATACTGTCTTAGTTAAAAATGTGTTTATCGTATCTTGCTTCATACTTTGGTTGCAAAAGAGAAAAGAAGGTTCCTCTAGACAGAAGTGTGCCTTTTGACAGAACTGTGCCTAATGATTCCTTTCATCCTGGCTGCTACAAATGCGCCTATTGTGGCGTAAAAGCGTGGCAAACAAAGTGTCTCCGTAAATACCCGCAAAGTAAATGGCGTTTCATCTTCTATTGTGATGCACACAGTACGAATGCTGAACGTGACATTGTTTCTATTCTAAAAGAACTGGGTTTTCACAGGCAGTCTGACGTTCTGAAGCAGCCGGTATTTGAGATTCTTCCTGTGGATTTAGTGAAAAAGAGTCCCTGGGGCAGCGTTGGGATAGGGTGGTTTCTAAATACATCTCTTTGGGGCGACAATATTAACTTTGTTCATCGACAGGCAGATGGAACCTGGATTATTGCTATAGATAATAGTACACCGAATAGTGAAACATATATGCCTGTAGAGGACCTCAAGATGTCGCTTGCTGAAGAAGATTATGGGCTCGTTGACGACTTGATTGCCTGGCTTTCCAAATCCGCGACGGTTTAGAGCAAATTAAAGTAGATTCCCGCAGTGCGAACAAGCATAAAGAGTATACCACCCCAGAGTGAGTCTGCGATGGCGAACTGTAAATCATAGTTGGCCAGTGTAGAATAGTTTGTGAAATCATATATTGCATAAGAGGATAAGCCAATAACTCCTGCTTCTGTCGTACTTCTTGCGCTCTGTATAAGTATTGCTAGAGCCGCGTAGACAATCGGGACACCTTCCCAGCGTACTCGAAGTGGTACACCCCCTTGAACTTTCTCAAACATTTTTTGCGACCATTTTCTACTGACATAGAGCCAGGGTAAATCGCATACAATAAAAAGAAGAGCAAGAGGGAGAACACTATAGGGGTTGAACATCTAATAAAGGGACACGTTTAAAAAGCCCTGACCAGAGTGAGTCCCCCCTATAGAGGGAATGGAGGAAGCCACACTTCGGTTAGAGGGATTTTCGGAATCTCTCCGAGGGAAGCGCACCTACTTTGTGGCAAAGGATCGGAAGCATGGGGAGCAGTTTCTAAAGGGTCGTCTTGCCACTCTTGATACAGAGGTTGCTCATCGTGGAAGAAAAATCCTAGTGTTTCAGGGGCCACAAGCTCCTCCAAAATGGCTCATACAACTCGGCTGGGATACAACTTTTCACGCACGAGATGTGGCAGACCTGAAACTTATTATTCTGTATCTGCAGAGTGTGGCAAAACCCGCGCGCCTCGTCTGGGCCGGTGTTGACCCTGCACCAAGTGTTCTCGCTTATCTCATTCGTATAGAGGGGCTCACACTCATTGCTCTTGGAGAGAAGCCACCCGCAGGCCCCGAGTGGCAGGCCATCTTCTGGTCATCGGATTCTCAGCAGGGGGATGTAGAGGCAGCAGTGCAGCAGAGGAGGGGGCCTAAAGGCGCAACGGGCCTTCGTTCTGTCATGAAGGAATTGCAGGGGTCACAAGTAGGACTCGTCTGGTCTTCCATCGAAGAAGCTGAAAAAAGTGGAGGACTCTATTGGTATGACCCTGTAGAGGGAGTTGATACAAAACAGGGGCTCGATGTGGCAGAAGCGGCGCATATGCTCACAGAGCTGGCTGCCTATCTCGTCAAATAAGGCTATGCAGAGCGAGTCCTATCTCGTGAAATAGGCCATGCAGAGCCCGTCCTATTTAGTGGAATAGGCCATGCAGAGCCCGTCCTATCTCGTGAAATACACATTGCGCAGCCCATACTCTCGCATACACTTCTGCAAAAGTACCGTACACTCTGGACACGGCTGTGAATATTTGAATTCCACTTCTGCGTCCCTTGCCACATTTCCAAGGCGCATAACATACATATCCGCCCCACGAAGCTTTCGCGTATCCCCCAAAGTACGCAGAACATTTCTCTCTGCATGAATATAGTTTTGCGAGCCTCTCGATGCAGCACCGTTGCTTCGAGAGGCTAGTTTATTTGTCGCTTCTGCAAGAATCTTTCCCCGTTTCACAATAATCGCTATATGTAATTTGGTAGGGTGGGCCGCGGGAAGTCTCGACGTCCTCGGGTCGCTCAGAAACTGGTCAAGGAGAGATGGCCTCTGTACACCACACTCCCCTAAATAGGGTGTGTAATGCTCAGGACTATAACTCGTAAAAGTAGGAAACATGCTTATCTGCCGTCATGCGCAATCGCCGGTTCAATTTTTAACATTTCCATCAAGAGCTCTTTATCAACTTGAAGTTTCTTAGCAAGTCGCGAGAATCCTCCTGCAGAAGTAAGAATCGCTTTCGCTCCCGCCAATAAAAGAAGGTCAAAAAGAGCATTTTTTAATAACTGTTTATCCTTGGATCCAAATTTCAAATGAGTTGCATCACACTTATTTTCCGTACAATGTTTATTATCTCGAAATGCTGAATCTGTATGTATTATTTGCGGATATTTTTTCCTTAAAGAAGTTAAAAGCGCGGGATTATCACTTGCAACAAAAACGGTTACGCCAGGAAACTTTTTTATAAAACGGTCAATCTTTTCTAAAGAGGCTTTTCTCGGATCCTTAGAAGCAGTAGGTGTTTTAATAATAATATTTGATTCTGCAAGAGTTATTCCTCTTATATTATTATCAATGGTAATGCTACGATCCGTTGCTCTTAAATGCATGGAGACATATTCGCGCGGTAGTTCAAGTTTTTTGCGGTACATATAAAACTGGTTTAAGAACTCTGGTGTAAATCGAATATACTGTAGGATTGGAAATCCATCTCCTCCAGACCCATTTGAATAAAGGAGCACTTTCTCGCGCGAATATGTCTTATGGAAATTAAATACGGTAGAACAACCCTTTCCAATCTTCATCGGATTTATTCTTGGTTCAAATCGTTCTGCTGGAAAGGCCGCAAGACGTTCTCGAAAGTTCGTATAGATTGGTACGGGAAACCTTGAGAAATCAAATACAGATGAAAGGTCTGTTGCATCATAGTTTCGCATTCTCAAAATAATAGAGCGTCCGTGTTTTCGCGCATAAGAAAGAATATGGGAAAGTTGGACCAGGCAGTCATTGAGGCCCCCCTGCGCGCACAAATAAATGAAACTCTCTCCTGTATTCTTGGCTTTCAGAGTAGTATTTGTGTTCACCCTGGTTTTGCGTGTTTTATTAGGGGCACCTCTTCCATGGCTGGACCCTATTGCTAAATTGATTATACGTCGCATCCTATAGAGGACTCTCTATTGGATACGCGGTATTATTCTGGTCATTGACCGGGAACTTACGTCATTAAGAACCCCCAAAGAGTATTTGCTCTACTTCTTAAAGAGGCTGAACTTGCCCTTCTTGGCCTTGTAGCCGGCCTTGACTAGGCGCTTGAGGGCCTTCTTGCCAGCTGCATGCTTCTTCCTGGAAACAATACGCCCCTTCTTTGTCTTCATCAGGTCCTTGCGTGTGAGCCCGCCACTAGTGTGCTTGGCCGTTCCGTGGTAGACCTGTGCCTTCGTCCCCACGGCGGGAGGACCCTTGCGTGTGCGGCGGCCACCACCCGTAGCGGGGGCAGCAGTGGCAGGGGCAGCAGTGGCAGGGGCAGAGTTTGTAGGAGGAGAGTTAGTAGGGGGGGAGTTTTTAGGAGGAGAGTTGGTAGGGGGAGAGTTGGTAGGGGGGGCGCTTTCTGCTTCTGCGGTGAACGTTTCTCCATCCATTCTATATATTGTGAACTTAGATTTTATTGCACCACCTTCAGAACCATTTCTTGCAGTTCTTCCATCTTCTCCAAGTTGTAAACTCCGGCAAAATGTACGAGAAAACATCCAGGCGACCATAGGGGTTGTCCAGGCAGACCCTGTAAATACGCATTAAACCGGATATGTTCTGCCGTAATCTCTGTTCTTGCCAAGTCTCCTGGAACTGTCTCTAATAGTCTAATCATTGCGGCATTCTCCCACCAAATATGATACGTGAGGTCTCGCTGCATGTCTACGCGCCTCCACCAATCTCTGAGCCAGGCCGAATTACGCATGAGCATATTTCCGGAATTTAGATGTCCACACGCGTCAATTGTCATCAAGAGGTCTTTATTAGAGGGCAATAAGGGGCATACTTGTTCTTCAAGGCGAAGAGCCGGATTTGTAATAACTACGTCTGCATCAGAGAGAAAAACCAGCTCTCCATCTTGAATGTTTTCGAGGACATCTAGAACAAATGCGACTTTTGACCATGGAATGGGCCTCTCACGGTCCCAGAACTCTTCGCCACCTTGTATATATGTATATCCATGAAGGGCGGCATATTCTCGTTTTGAATGTAGAGCACCTGCTAGGCTGGCCCGGAAGTCTGTTCCGATTGCTAAAGTTAATATGTGCATCTAGCGGTAATTTTGTGCCAATTCTTTACGCCGACTCTAGTAGATGTCTGGTGATGCAAAACAGTGTCCTTGGTGTGAGAGATGGGCTCTAAAAGATGCGGCGTGCAATTATATATTTGCATGTGGTCTGGAGACTGGTGGGGCGTTCAAAGTGGGCGAAGGATGCGGTCATTCGTGGTGTTGGGAATGCGGGAAGAAGTTCTGCTCACTCTATATTGACCCGGTCACTGGAAAAAAGGTCTCTACTGCGAGAGAGAATCATGGGGCGTGCTGTACTTCAGAAGAGGGATTTTCGCGGGAAACATATTGCTGCGGAGGACACAATAGTCATTGCGAAAAGCGCTGGTGAGCCGGGGAAAAATTGAACCGGCGGCGGCTGCGGGCTGATGATAAACCACATTATGACTTATACGTATCAGAAAAATGAGGCTGGCGAGTTTGTTTGCACTATCTGCAATGCAGTGAAGAAGAATAAGAATACTATGCACTATCATATGAAGAAGCATGAAGGTCATCTTCCTTTTGAGTGCAACATCTGTAAGAAGGAGTTTCTCCAATCACAGACTCTTGCAGTACATATGGCGGCAAAACATGCCAAAGAAGAGGCGGCTGCTCTTAAATGCCCCTGTTGCCCTTATAAGACTCTTACAAAGGCAAATCGGGTAATCCACTTTATTCGGAAACATTGCGCAGAAGATGTTGAGAAGCTCTCTGCAGTCAACCATACTTGCCCTACTTGCAATAAAGTCTGTAATAGTAATACGGCCTTCTTATATCATATGGCAAGTAGTTGTATTACGCTTGCTTCTACAGAGCGGCAGGGCCAGCTTACAGAGCTTCTTCAATAAAGAAGATTTGCATTATAACCTAGGATAATACATGTGGCAATCAATAGTGTGCCGACATCTTTTTTTATTGTTTTATGTCTGTAACATTCATTTGCGAAAACGATTGCCTCAATATAATATGATGCCGCAATAATATATGGATTTTTAGATAAACGCGCGCATCCATAAGTGAAAATCCAATAGGCGTAAAATCTCTCTAAAACGGGATTATCATATTCATAATCTTTAAGAAGCCTGAGATGAATTCGTTGAAGGGATTTTACATGAATGAATTTCAACATTGCTGCCGCGCACGCAATATCATATAGAGCATTGAGTTTAATAAAAAATGTTAATAGTATCATGTTATGACACTATGAATATTCTTTAGCCTTGTTTAAAGCTCATGAGAATTTAGAAATGTCTGTGAAATAACGATTAGTGTGTAGAGATGATAACCGAGTGCACCGAAAGCGGCTATAAGAAGCATTTCATAGGCGGGGCGCTCTGTTCTTTTTGCATAATAACCAATCCAGAGGATGAGGGGGCCAATAAGAAGTGCATGTATGAGATTTACCCATACTACCGGGGAAGCGGCCATGATACGAATGGCGGCCTTATAGCCATGAAAAATCATTATCAGAATGCCTGTACCGAATAAGACTGAATACATCCATTCAGGAGTTGCGGCGCGATTAAAGCCCACGTAGAGGAGAAAGGGGACGATTATTGCAAGATGTAAGAGTCCTATGAGAAGATGTGTATCCATCTCTTGTACCGTGTTATGCGAAAATAAAGTTTATCTTCTTTACTTTCGGATTTAGAATATATTTTGCTTTATGGGATGATTACTTCGTTCCCGCGGCTGCCTTTAGAGGTTTGAAGTAGGTGCTCACGAGAAGTATTACCGCAATAGAGCCAACGATTGCACCTACCTGCGAGAGTGATAGGAACTTCTTCATAGTACTGCATTCTCGTTAGAATATTTAGAGAGGGCTGGGCATGCCTTGAAAAATTAACATAGAATCTTCGCTTTATTATTTAATACGTAGACCATATGTCATGGCCCTTCAAGGATTATGATTTTCACGGCAACCGATACATAAATATTAAAGATACATCGGCGGAAGGTGGAGAAATAATGTGGTATGACAGGGAAAATATACATGACGGGAAAACGCCCACGGAATGTTTAGTATGTATTGAAGCAGAAAATGAAATGTACACGAAGTATGCACATCCAAAGGCGCATCTGCAGGCAACTGCACAAGCATCTATCACTGCAGAACTATTGGCAATAAAAGAAGCGACTACAGAAGACTACCTTGACTATTATATATTCTATTATGGAAGGGAATATAACAAGATATACAAGGAACTCTATAAAAAATACAAGGAGGAGTACAGTAAGATTGTACTAGGCAGGTCATATGACGAGGATGATAAGATATGCCCTTATCATCTAGAATCATTAGACTATCATTATAGGCTCAACTAATATTTTGTACCGTATTGTGCGCAAAAAGTTTCACACTCTTAACATAGGAGATGATTTACGCGAGTGGCATACTTTCTTTGATTATTCAGGTTGTAGTTGGAGTGATTGATTATTTGGCAATAAATATAGAATCAAGTGAAGCGGACGAGTTTTTAAAGGATTTGTTAAGAGTTGAACTTTTTGTGCAGGTGATTGAATTCATTTTCTACGTTTGGTTATTTTACTACTTCAACCGAGTATCGCGAAATATAACCCCGTATCGTTATTTAGACTGGTCATTTACTACACCTCTGATGTTGATTACATTGTCTGGATTTTTACAATATGATGGGGAGACGGTAAGTAGGTTAAGCGATTTTGTATGGAATAATGCGGGTTCATTGGTGAAAATAATATTCTTAAACGCGGCAATGTTACTCTTTGGTCTCATTGGCGAATTGGGCTACTTGTCCCCCTATTTATCTACGGCGCTAGGATTTATTCCATTCATTGTAAATTTCAACTATATCAAAGAGACATACTTGAAATCTTCGGAGGATAAGATTAAGAATATAGTATTTTATTGGTTTTTATTTACCTGGTCTCTATATGGTGTATTTGCTCTTATGAACTATACCATTAAAAATACTGGATATAACATATTGGACATATTTTCTAAGAACTTTTTTGGCCTCTTCTTGGCATACACAATATGGTCGAAATCGAGGAGGTAGGGGATTAAGGGCGGTCAAAAGGCAGACCCTTGCCGGCATGGCCGGCCTCTTCTGCTGAGGGTGCCACGCCACCTGCTGCCACATAATGTTCTGTAACCCAGGCCAGAATCGTTTCCATTCTGTTAGAGGACTTCTTGTCAACAACCTTCTTGTCTGCGACGATTAAGAAAGTGGGAATTGAATTTACATTGCAATAGCCAGGTGTATAGTTATTGGCGTCGACGTCACACTTGAGCCAGTTCACGCCGGGCAGAGCCTGCTCTAGTACATCGGGCTTGATAGACCGACATGCACCACACCAGCTGGCAGTGAAATAAATTACTGTAAAGTTGGGAAGGACCGTTCCAGGAGCGGGAGTTTGGAGACCAATAAGCTCTTCAAACTCGACTTGGGAAATAAGAAGCTTCATTATACTGTCGGGAAAGAATAGTCTTTCTTACGAAATGCCGCAAGGGTCGCACCCATTGCAGCGATGGCACCTATGATTCCTACAAACAGGGCTGATTCAGTATCTGTCATATTGCCTCCACCACTCTGGTTTTGAGAATTTACATTTGGTTCGAAACCATTTATAAGTTCTTTTGCTGCTTCAATAATACTGGGAATTTCGCTGCCTCCTCCTTCTTGTGGAGCAGGCTCAGGAGCAGGGGCAGGGGCAGGCTCAGGGGCAGGCTCAGGGACAGGAACGGCCTCAGGGATAGGCTCAGAAGCAGGAGGTTCAGAAGTAGGGGGCTCAGGAGCAGGGGTGGTTGCTCCGCCGCGTGCAGAAGCGGCTGCAGGGGAAGAAAAGAGGCTCGACAGTTTTGTCAAAGCGAAGATGCTCCCACCACCTCCAAAAACGGCTGCAATAACTGTCAACGTCGAAAATGCAGAACCGAGACTATTTGCTATAGATGCTTGCCATGGGGCTGGTAAATATTTCATAATATTGCTGAATGCTGGTATTAAGAGTAAGAGGGTTGCGCCAATCGACAGTGCTCCCATTGTACCATATTGCCGAATGTATTTGCCCGTAACAGAATCCTTTGAGGGCTTTTTTGTCGTAGCATCAATGGGTATAAAACCTATATCATTTGCCGTATGAACTTTTCCTTTAATTAATACTCCTTTCGAATCAACGAGGGAACTCAAGAACTTATTCAAGAATGGCCACTTGTACTTTTCATTATAAAAGTTGGGATTAAATACTTGAAGAATGCTGAAGACCATGAATGGATTTGCAAACTGGAAAATGGCCCCGTAGAATTTGAAGAAGGGTGACCAACTTCCAAAGTTGCGATATGTCAATAGTTGGCCGAAAAAGACAAAGCCGAGATTTAATACGGCCGTCACGGCAGCCCATGGAATCGAGTTTGAAACGAGCAAGTGAATTCCGTTAGAACCAAATGTAAAGGGAATCCCAAATATACCAGAGATTATTGCAACTACGATTCCCATTCCAGTTGTATCTGTAGAGCTATAAAACTGAGAAAGTATATATGGTAGTATCATTATTCCAGGGACAATACCTGTAAGAACTACATGATGCCACCATTCGAGTGGAAATCCGGCAGAAAAGAATTTTTTAACTACAGATAATCCTGCACTGTCTGCCATCACTACTGATACATCCGACCTAAATCTTGAAGAGCAGACCCGCAAAGCCATTTACGATTCGCAAAACATTGTGGTTTTTTGCATAAACGACGGCATGAGATTGTCCACGATTTGGTACATAGTTCGAATCCGTATTGGCCAAGTTTGCGTCTGGACGAAGATTCAGAATGAGATTCATATTATCTATGCGACTGGCATTCAGTGAACCAGATGGTTGCATTTCTTCTGGCCGGAGGGCGAAACTGTACATGTATATGAACTTCGTGACGTCCGTTGTAGAATGATATTGAAATGGCTGGACAAGTCGGAAATACCCTGCATCTCGCGTGTCGAATCTGTCAAATCCGTCTACCTGTAATTTCGCATCTTGGAGCATGTCTCGCACAAGTCCCGTTTCATACGATGACGTTGAGCCGAAATTAAAGAATTCGTGTGTAAGCGTCATAAGGTTGCGCTGAACAATCCAGAAGAGCTCGCGCAAGGGATGATTGAAATCTAGGCGAATATTCACCGTATTAATACCCTCCAGGATTGCGATTTTCGGTGTGTACTGTACTTGTTCAATGAGATATTCATGAGAAACAGAGACGAATCTTCGCCGCTCTTCCGTGTCGAGGAAGATATAGTCACCCCATGCTTGCAGCTCGACTATACTCACCGGATTTGGTTTTACTGTCGCACACGTGGCGGAAGTATCAGCCTGGATAATCAGGCTCGCCAGGTCACGGAGTTTCAGATTAATCCGGACTGGATGATATTGCATTGCCAGGAGGGGAAGGTAGAGCCCAGGATTTTTGGTAAACCAGAACTGGAGGGGAATATAGAGTTTTACGGCGCCATAATTATACCCCCCTACAGCACACCCCCCCTGTGGCACAGAAGGGGGCGCGAGATTCAGACCACTCACGCGACCAATCATGTTATTAAATGCATCCTGTTGCCCGGGCTGCATGGCGACTGTCGTCCAGAGTTCCATCCATTCTCCGGTCTGTTTGTCAATCTCCTGCTCACCAATCTCGAGGGAAATCTCTTCAATCAAGGCGTGCCCTATGGAATTCACATATGTGCCAGGGGTGCCATCCGACATGGTTACATAGGGGAGGGTCACTTCGAGTACGATAGGGCCGAGCAGGTCACCGCGGCGAGGCACGAGCGCCGTAATACGCTTCCCAAAATCGGGGTCACCGTCAAAATATATTTGTTGCGACTCGATTGCGAAATTCGTATAACGTCTATAGACCATCTTGAACCAGGTTATTTGGGGATTTCCAGTGAGGAATACATCCTGTTTGCCTTGAGCAACTAACTGTAATAAACCTCCACCACCTGGCATACTCTAGTCTAATGTGCGACTTATTCATTTAGATGGTAGACGTTGTGCATTTGACGGTACTTTTATTTTGGCACTTGACGGTAGAACATCATGAGCCAGAATCAAATAAATGCCGCAATATATTCCATTAATCCATTGACATCTCTACCCTACCCCACCCAATATATGCAGGTTGCAGATGGCCAGGGAAATCGGGTCTGGCAAGACGTATTTACCACAATCAGTACACAGGCCGGGCCAGGGGCGGGCTCAATCGGCTATTTACCATCGAGCTTTCTACGAGTTTATGGTGCAGCCTCTTCGCTTTCAACAATAATTGCAACAAGTTATTCCACGCTCTCTACGATGATTGGGGAGGGCGGAATACCGGGTAGTATAACTACGTTTCAGCTTCAGAGTACCGTGACCTGGGTGCAAAATACCGCCCAATATGTGAGCAGCGGCCAACTCGTCAGCAGTATGACACCCTTTTTGAACGGCTCCCTTTCATTCATGTCGAATATACAGAGCACGGTAAATGGCCTCGGCTCTGCACGCTACATTAGTTCTGCCGCATTTCAGAGTACTTCTGTAGGTGGATACAGGAATGACCTTTCAACCATGGTGGGCCTGGGAACCTTTGGCTACATCAGCTCCCTTTCCCTACAAAGCACTGTGCAGAATCTGGGACAGGCATCCTACATAAGTTCCCTGGCTCTTACGAGTACTGTGACGGGCCTCTTATATCCTGGGACGTCGCCTGGAGGGTCACTCGGTGTTGTCGTCACAGGAAGCTCTGACCCCCCGTTCCAGAACTTTAATACAATTGTGGGCCAATACTTGATAAATGCAAAGTATCTCAGTCAGTCCAATGCGCCCACTTATGGTGTAGTGATTGGGACAGACTTGCCGAGTACAACCCTTGGATTAATCTCCAGTCTTGGCTCGTATCGCTATGTGAGTACTGCGACCCTCCTGAGTACGAGTGCAGGTATTCAGGCGGCAAAACAGAATATTTTCATTGACCGTGCGGGAAATATGAATGTGACAAACTCCCAGGTGTTTATTTCTTCCGTTGGGGCAATCACCTTCTTGAGTTCCTTTGTGGAGTCTAGTATTCTCTATAAGGGGGGCAACGGTCTTATTGGAGGGACCGTCTCAAATAACTCCAATATCTCCTTTTCAACCGTGAATCTCCAGTTTGACGCCTTCTCTAGTTTCATTGTTGCGTCCAGCAAAATAACCGTGGAAGTCTTTCCTACTTTCCAATTTGATACACTCACGACCGGCTCCATCACATCGCGCGTATACCAGATGTCAACGTTCATTCAATATGGGGCAACTAGCCTGCCTCTTCTACAACATACTACACTCGTTGCTGGAACGACGGCAAATGACGGCTACTCCAACTTTTTCCAGCAGCCGATTAAATTCACCATCCCTGGGGCATCGATTGTGGGAACTTATGCCCACCCCTATGTCCTCTATCACACTGTATTAGGCGGCCTCTCGTATCAAACAAATGTGGGCTTTCGTTCTCAGAGTGTAAATAGTTTTTTTGCCTCTACAAACTCGTATTTCCTTACTGTCCAGAATCTTTCCTTCTAAGACAGAAGGTAGATGGCAGCGAGTTTACGTTCATATGATACGGATATTATAACTCTCCGACAAGTTGCTGTTCGCACTCCTACAAATGGCTTCATTCCGAATACATATATACTGATTTCAAATGGTGCGGGCGGGACTTCTTGGGGCCCAGTCAGTTCGATTCTTGCAGGCTCATATGACACTGTTTCTGACGTGCATGGGTCGACCTTGTCTGCCTATACTATTGGTCCCGCACTTCCTGTGAGTTCCATTGGTATTCAGGGACTCATGAATATTTCCGCCGACATCAAAATGAGTTCCCTTACGATTAATAATCAGGCACCAAATCTTCTTGTTGCACTCAATACCGTACCTGTGGTGTCTCGCCAGGCCGCCGCTGCCGTGCCGAACTCACAGAATATCACAATGTCTACGTCACAATCCACCCTGAAATTCATTGGTGTCGGTGACATACAGCTCTCAACAGTCACTGACTTGCGCGCGGTATTCTTCTCGATTAGTAGCTTTACTGCACAGGGTTACTCGGACCTTTCTGGTGAGGCACGGGCCTGGCGCGGGTTTTCCTACAGTACTACCTCGACTACCGCGGGTTATGCGAGTTTCATCAGTAGTATACCTTTTTCCACGTTCCATACCACGGACCCAGAAACAGGTGAAGGCTATGGTTGGGATTGGAGTCCGGCATTAGGCGCTGATATACCAATGTCTACAACAGAAGCATATCCCAACTATTACTCAACGGGCGACGTCTATTTCAGCACGGTGTCCTTCACGATGGCCCCGTTTCTCCGCTATATTCAGCCCAACTCGACGACAAAGATGTTTCTGGAAGTGAATCCTTCTTACTTTTTCCAGCGCATGTACTTGGGTACGAGTACGCCGCAGAACTTTATTAAGGAGTTTTCCACGTTCTTACAGTACGAGTCGCCGCGGACAGGTAGGCAAATCCTGGGCAAATCATCGCACGGAAACTTCCTGACTTCGCAGCAGTCGAATGCTTTTACGTCTAATTATTATAATACGGCAGTAAAACTGGAGATTGATACGGCGGTTCTTACTCGCAATGCGGCGATTGACGGCAACGCAGGGGCCTATTATACGCTGTATCACCGGATTCCTGGGGCCATGGCGAATCTGATTCCAGACGGCTACTGCGGTTATAATATTGGGCCGCGGGGCGGCTTCAGTAATAACACCATTGTTAATGTGGATAATCGTACCTCCATAAACAATGCCGTTTATCTACATCTGTATAATCAGTCAGGCAATGCACCACCGATGCCTGGACCATAAAATATTGAATAATAGTATACAAATGGGCATGGGATGGTCTCTTATATATTGCACAGTAGTGTTCTTCCTCTTGACTCCCGGTATTTTAGTGACCCTGCCCAAGGGTGGCTCTAAGATAGTTGTAGCTGCCACACATGCGTTTATTTTTGCTGTCATCTGTCATCTTTGCCGCCGTTTTGTAATGGAGAGGTTTCAGGATGTAGGAGAGGGCGAGGAAATGCAGGAGGGAGGTGAGGAAATGCAAGAGGGAGGCGAGGAAATGGAGTGATTTACTTTGACGGTAAATATTACCTAAGCCCTTAATATACAAATGCATATGGTTTCTTTTTTATACAGCGCTCTGCTTTTTTTTCTGCTGACTCCCGGTATTTTAGTGACTCTGCCCAAGGGTGGCTCTAAGACGGTTGTTGCTGCCACACACGCGCTTGTTTTCGCCGTTGTTTGCTATTTAACTCACAAGAGGGTGGTGCGCTTTTTTGCAGAGGGCTTTCAGGACATGAAGCCTGATGAGAAGAAGATGATGAACCACAGCGCATAATACCCGTGAAACTGGGAACTCGACCTTAGTAACCCCTCCCGAACTCATGTATTGAAGTGACTGTTGCGCTCGCCGAGTTAGGAATTAAAGGGAATCCCTCTCGCCGCCCTAGCTCTTCAGCCCACGGTTCTAACTTGCCTTTTACAATCGCAGTGGGCCTATAGGGCCATGGGGAAAGGTAAACTGCGTTTGACCACGGCCCGAGCCGAATCCAGCCAAGATGAACTTGCCGCCGTTCCTTGAAAAACTTCCAAAAGAATCGCTGACCTTCAGCATTCTCTGCGTAGTTCACACTTACTTCAATCTGCCGGCGCCTATCCGGCGAAGTGGAAGCCAGGGGAAACTCTTCTTCTAATTTCACACAGAGTGCCCCATACCACGCACAACAATCCTCGAGCCGCCACAGAGTCGCCTGGAATGTGAATCCATATTCATCCGTCTCTGGCAGAAGACCCCCCCAACTCTTCATGGATTTAAACACGGGCCCTTTTGCACCTGGACACGGCATTAAACGGACGCTCGCAATCACTCCATCTGCTCCCTCTAAAATCGCCAGTGCATCTACAATATGCCTAATATCTGGCGTACGATCGAGAAGAAAATCCTCCTGCATCGGTAAGACGTAGAGAAAACGACCTGTAAGAGCAAGGGCCTTGAGAGCCGCCGCACGACTTTCCAAAAATCCTGCCTCCACCACCTTCAAGGACAGGAGCTCTACACCATACTCTTTTGCCACTTGCTGACAAATGGGATGGTCAGGTTCCTCCGTTGCAAGTATAAGCGTAAAAGGAATGAAATCCGCGTATCTTCGTACAAGAGCAAAATGAAGAGGCAACATATAATAATATTTAGGTGTCGAATTCACTAAATATGCACAGTGTTCCATCTCCTAGAGCAAGGGCATTTGGCCTAAGGTAGGCGGGCGTATTTAAGATAGAGGGCTCCATGCGCGCAAGACATCCTTTAACAGGTAAAGAAATCCGGATTATTTCTATGGACACACCGGTCTCGAGGGACCGTAAAACTCTGGTCTGGCTTGACGCCCCCCCTGAGGGTCATCCTAACCTTTGGTCACGTTTTGATATAGGCACTACTTCTGTAGAGGCTGCGCAACTACTAGCTTCGGCCGGCTTTCATGTAGAAGTTGTTATATGCCTGGGTGCAGAAGAAAAGACAGCAGAATGGCTCCTTACTTCCGCGGCAGCAGAAACACGTATTATTGTCGTACCCAAGACTCTTATTAAATATATTGGATACGCGAAACTTGTCTCCATTGGCCTGAAAAATATGATGTGCCTGGATGAACTGAGTGGACTCTACCCTTTTATTGGGGATACGTGGGATGGCACGGCGAATGATGCAAAAGTAATGTTGGCACTCATCCTCCATTTTAGCAAGACGTATCCTGTAGAACCTTCATCCCGCCGCACATACTCCTTGAAACTTGGACCGACTCTTGTGCAGCCGCAACCCCTGTGGCTCGTAACACAGTATTATCGCCCAGCCAAAGTCCAGAGGCGGCAGGAGATTGACCTGTGTCTAAAGAAGAATATAGCGTGTAAGTTTATTGACCGCGTGGTACTGTTGAATGAGAGTGAATATTTTGCTAGTCCGTCGCAAGGCGAGTTTGCTTCTGAAAAAATAGAGGAAATCGTGATAAAGAAGCGGCTCACGTATGCAGAAGTGATTCGCTGGATTTACGAGAAAGCTCCTGCCGACATTCTTGTGACGTTTGCAAATGCGGATATTTATTTTGATGATGCATCCCTGCGTCTTCTATGGTCGACGGATTTACAGGATGTCCCGAAATTCCTCGCCCTTTTGCGTTGGGACGATGTGCCTGGAAAGCAGCCGGTTCTCTTTGGTCCTCGCGCGGATTCCCAGGACGCCTGGTTCATCTCTTCTACTGCAGTAAAAGCAGTACAATGGGACTGGAGCGCCCTCGACTTTCCCTTTGGAAAGGGCGGATGCGATAATGCAATAACTGTAGAGATGTTCAAGAAACGTTTCTTAGTTTCCAATCCGGCCATGACATTGAAGACGTATCACGTACACAGTAGTGGGGTGAGAACGTATGACCCGCGTGATATTGTTGATAAGCCAGCCTACCTCCATATTGAGCCAACTGGACTTCATGATATGCGCCCTATAGTAAATCTGGAGACTGTGGGGACACTGGTTAAAATGACCGCTGCCCCATTCACTCGTCGTATTTCTGGGCCCCTCACAGATTTGCAGCGACGCACTTTTTGCGCGATGATTAATCGGAAATTCGAGAGTAAAATCCATTTGCTGCCTGATGGGGATAATACATGGGCTCCTTCTCCCACGAACTTATATAAGCTAAAGGATGTCTTTCAGACAAAAGAGGGGCTGGTGTATACGTACGATTCGATTCTCTTGGGAAAATCGACTGCATCTAAACGGGCGTGGTCAACATGTCAACTAAGTACCCTCTCGACATCCATCAAAGTGGGAAACACTGTTATTGCACCGCTTCCGAGTGAAATTATGGCGGACAGGGGGCGTTACACGCTCGAGTACTTGTCAAAGGTCTTTCTTATGCGAGAGCTTAATGGTGGTACGTGTGACGGATTCTGGTGCACAAAGGAGAAGGAAATGGTGGAAATCCTGCATCTTTTTTCCTGGCCAAAGAAGCAGATTCCTGTACTTGCGCATGATGAGGGGCAGGCATGGTGTGAAGAGGGCCTCGTGTGGCCGTATCAGGATACATTTGAGACGTTTGTGAGCATGGAGGAAGTAAATGCCTTGCGGGCGGCAGTGGCACTGGGGTGGAAGGAGGTTGCGGATGTGGACTATTATGTTGCGGTTGTCGATGGAACGTGGATTACAGAGGAGATTGTCGAGAAACTGGAGGGGAGGGCGCGTATCAAGTGTATCTGGCCTGGTAGAACGAGCCTGGAGGTCTATATTCGGACTCTGATTGGCGCAAAGGGTCTCGTGGTGTTTGATAGGTCGTATACGAGTTGGGTATGGGCTTTACCGCGTGGTGCAGAGGTATGGGAGATTCAATCGGAGATGGACCCTTCTTTTGCGTGTCTCCATGCAAGTGGGGCAGCAGGGCTAGACCATAAACTCGTTATTGTTCCAAAGGGAGCTCCTGCGGCAGTGGATTTGGCTGCCCTAGAGGCAAAGCTTCTTCCTGTTGCCGCTGTCACCGCTGTCGCTCCTGTCGCCGAAAAAACAGTGTATGACCTGTATATGCCAACAGACACCACTGGCTTTTTTGGGCATGCTGGTGACTCTTTTCGTGAGATGGCACGGCTCTGGGATAAGCGTGGATATGTTCGAGTACATGAGGCGCCTGTAAAACAGATTTGGTTGGGTAAGCTGGGTGATATTCTCCTGTATGACCGACCCAACTATGATTGGTTGAATGCCGCGCCGGCCGCAGAGTCTACATGGAAACTGGGTCTTTTTGGTAATCCTGCCCCGCTCTCATCCCCGTTTCCTACAAAGTCTTGGAGTTTTTGGCCGCGGCGCCCAGAACTTGTTGAAGAGATTGTTGCGGCTGGACTGCCGGCGCGTTCATGGGAGGCTCGACCACAGCTGGCTGTCTTTTATGGGCGCTCTGAAAATGGAGTACAGCTTTCCCGGAGAAAGGCCTATGATTGGTCGACTGCCTGCAGTGAGTTTGTTCATCTAGAGGGGCTCAAGCCGTATCCATTCTCACAGAAGGAATATTTGGAACGGCTGACACTTGCTAGGTACGGCCTCTGCCTTGCAGGATATGGGTTCAAGTGTCACCGAGAGATTGAATGTATGGCGATGGGCTGTGTACCCCTAGTTGCAGCAGAAGTGGACATGACAAACTATGCAGAGCCTCCGCAAGAGGGGCTTCACTACATACGAGTAGAGAAGCCCAGCGATGTCGAGGATGTCGTGAAAAAAATCGATGCAGACCAGTGGTCACTTATGTCAGTGGCATGCCGTGATTGGTGGCGCAGAAATGCATCTGTAGATGGTATGTGGGAACTTACTGAAAAGCTGTGCTCGACGGTCTAAGTTTTAATAAGAGTAAGGTCAAAGAGGGTGGGGCAATTGTCCCTGCGGTCATCTACAAATAGCTCTATTCTTCCATGTAGGCCAGGTGGAATCGTAGTGGAAAGAAGTCCTAAAATCCGCAGCTTTTGGCGAATCACCTCCATCTGTGTCATGTTTGCATAAGTTCCCTCTAGAGACTCGGCGTTGACCATATTAAACTGTGGATGTTGTTGCATTCTCTGTGAGAGGTGGGTACTAAGGGCTGCAAAGTATTGTTCTAATTCCTCCATCAGTTCGGGTCCATTGGTAATATGTAGGTAGGAGGGGACGCACAGGGATGTGATTGGCATAGAATACCAGTGCTCCTCCAAAGTTTGGCCATGTCCTGGCCATAGAGGATTTCGCTTCTGTTGCATTACACTAAATCGGAGCTGTGCCTCTTTCACGTTTGCATAATAGGGGTGATTTATATCAGGGTCCGTCCAAACCATGCCTGGACTAAGAGAATCGCGCTTGGCCAGTTCCAGGATTTGTTGTGACCATTGTCGCTGGTCTTTCCATTTGGACGTCAAGACGGGTGCGAATGTCTCTAATACCTTATAGAAGTCTTCGTAGGGGAGAATAAGACCACCTATCCCGAAAACATGCCGAGCTATGCCGTCATGTTCAAGGAGGTTAATGTATTCCATGAGGGGAAGTGATGGAGTGTTTCCATGATAGTCGGAACTAATCTTACGAAATCGTTCGCGAAAGACATAGCGAAAATCACACATTTGTTGCTCATTATTTACATCTAAGATGCAGAGAACCTGGTCGGCCCCGAGAGCCTCTATATTTTCGCCAAGGCTCCCGTCAAAATCGTAGCCTTTGCATACGAATACCTCGTAGTTTGTTAGACGTATGACGTCGGGTACGCCATTATGTACGCAATCTCCAGCCCATAACATAAGACTCGGCCCATGTCGTAGGTTGAGTCTTATGTCTGAAAGGTCGGTAGGGGTAAGTTCACCACTCGTAAAGTTTAAGACTTTACCTGGCATTTTGCGCGTGCTTTCAGTAAATAGGCTGGCGGCTTCAATTTTTTAGTTACAGGGGGGATAGGTTTAAAAGGAAGCGGGTCCGTTCTATATGTACCAATTGGCATCCAAGGAAGCGGATTAATAAATGCTGGTTTACTCATCTAATGTATTTTTCAAAAATATTTTGCCCCACGGCAATTTTTTAGACTAGCATTTCGACTTAACTCGGCATTTGACGGTATTTATGTCTCTACATCGGAATCTGGAAATGGTACAATAGCCCCATCTTTCAGGCGACCAATATATTTAAACTTGAGGTCGTAGACTTTTCCTTTGGCCGAGTTATAATACAATGACCTTCCATCGAGTGTAAGAGGAGTTACTTTTACCGTGACAGTTTCTGTCACTATAAGAGGAAATCCTGGGGCAACTTTTGCAATAACTGTTTCTCCCCGTAGCGGTGCCGGCTTAATATTGATTTTTCGTTTCGACGGAACAGCAGGGGTGGCAAGAGTTGCATCTAGAGGAGTATCAGTCGCCGCCTTCTTAATATTGATTTTCCGTTTACGAGCAGGAGTGGCGGCAGGAGGAGTGTCAGTAGCAGGAGTGTCAGTAGCTGCCTTCTTAATATTGATTTTCCGTTTAGGAGGCGGGGGTGGTTCAGCAACTGCTTCTGCCATGACAACATCTGCAATAGGAATCTTCTTTCGAGGTCTACCAACTTTCTTCTCACTTTCCATTGTATGCATGAATATATGCGCACCCCCTAATAAATTTTACCGTGTTGTTATTTAGCTCACATGATTCTACTAGCGCCTTTTCGAAATATAAGCAATAAGGCATATACTCGCAACTAGCAGAACAACTGTTCCAATCCGCGTACGTTCACCATAAGATAATCTCTGAAGAGTTTGTTCAGAGTCGGAAAAAATATTCGAGTAATCAACATTGATTCCTCGAATATCAGAGGGTGACGGTCTCTGAATAGCAATAAGTGGACTGACTGTCGCAATCTGGAAGACGTCCCTAAAATATACGTCGATTGGACCATGTTTATCTGCATTCCACTGAAGAGCTACATCATAGTTTCTAGCACAAATAATATAAAAATGTAGAGCATATGCGTGTTCAATAAGAATAATATCATTTGTCAAATGCTGAGCAGGCCCGTGGACTTGTGTCGGCCCTCCCAGAAAAGCGTCCCATTTGTCTTGGGTCTTCCATAAGTCATTGCAAAGAGCCGGCCATCTATCTGCAAATCCTGCAGCAGGTGTACAATCATCTTCCACGATAAGAACCCAATTATATCCACGACGTTTGGCTTCTCTAATTACCGAGACGTGTGACGCCCCGCAACCTCTCCAGCCCTCACTATGTCGGGTTGCAGGAAACCGCTGTGGTGTTATTCCAGACCCTTCAAAGGCGAACTTAGTTTCCTCCCACCGATCCGAGCGTTCATCTAGATTTATACAATAACATGGAAGTTCTGGGGCAGTCATTCCCTCTATTACCGTGTAAGTTTTATATTTCCCTATATAAATCCAGCGTCCTTGCAGAAGGGTCTGTTGCACCTGGCGTCCACCGCGGCATCCAGTAATAGGGGACATTTGTCGAAATAGTGTACGACCCGAATCCCTCACAATACATCTTGAAATAATACGCCTGCTCTACTGTCGCCGTGGATGGATATATGTAATTTTGATTCCAATTCTCGCCCATCTTTTTTCCAGCAAGTTCACGTGCAATATCATACCAAGACCTCTCACCACTTACACCATCTGAAAAGGCTTCCTTTCTTCTCCATAATACTTCAGGAGGAAGAAGCCCATCGAGCTCAAACGCCTTGCGTAAACACCACTTCTCTACAAATCCTTCGCGTCTAGGCCTCCTATATTCAGTAGGAAGGCTCAGTACAGTTGCTACAAACTGCTTGTCGAGATAGGGTGTCCGCGGTTCCAAACCATTTGATGAAATACTTCTATCCGAACGAAGAACGTCAAACATATGAATATCATTCAAAAGCCGCAGTGACTCTTCTTCAAATGCTTCATTTGATGGAGCATTATAAAAATACAAATACGACCCCCAAACTTCGTCAGAACCATCGCCATTAAAAATCACTTTGCAACTAGTTGTCTCGCGAATATGCTTTGCAAGCAGAGTATTTGGTACAGACGCCCGCACTGTCGTCGTATCATGCGATTCGATTGCCCAAATCACTGCGGGAATGGCATTGAACATTTCTTCGGCAGTCACCACTACTTCGGTGTGGTCAGAATGAATCCAGGACGCAACTTTTCTGGCATAAGCAAGGTCAGAACTACCGGCGATTCCAATACTGAATGTTTTCAGTACTTTGCCACTTTTCTGAAGTTCTACTTGAACAAGAGCTGCAATCAAACTGCTGTCAAGCCCGCCACTCAGGAGGCAACCAATCTCTCTCTCAGTATTCCTCACACGCTTCTCTACAGCTGCAGTGAGTGAGTCCCTTACCGCTAAGAGGCACGAATCCAGTGTGCGCGGTTGTTTAACTATTGACGGCGCGTGAAAAGGGCGCGGCTGCATTTCCAGGAAGTTTCCGTTCAAACCAATGCCGAACGCTATAGTCTGGTAATGACCTGGCGGAAAAGGCGTCGCATCGTCGCACAGAGGCAGAAGGGCTTTTATCTCTGATGCAAACACAGGAACGCCAGTTACGCGACAGGAACCGCGATACAAGGGTCGAACGCCAAAAGGGTCTCTTCCAATAATTACTTGCTTCTGGTCGAAATCTACCATGACTGTCGCAAAAACTCCGTCTAGTGCTCTGAAAAATCCTGCTATAGATACATCTTGCCCCCGTAACTTCCTATAGAGTTCCCCCAGAATATGGCAATCAGACCCCGACAGATTACCGAGTCCGTGCTGAATGGTAAGCTCGAGCCAGTTGTAGATTTCTCCATTGCACACCCACTTTATGTCCGGTCTTACCATAGGTTGCATTCCACTCTCATTCAGACCATTAATCGCCAGGCGCGTAAATCCGAGTGTACCAAATTCCCCCATGTGCAAATGGTCAATTCCTTCTGGTCCCCGTGCAACTAGTGCAGCAAGTGCCGCAGTTAGAGCCCCAGGTTTATCAAGTAACCATTGACCCATATAATATAAAATCCCGCACATTGTTTCCTGAATGTAATATCTTTCCCCTCTTTAGATACGGGTATGGACGCCGGTGATTTACTGAGAAAGAAGCAGAGGATTGCGGTATATTCCTATTACAAAACGGTGGTATTTGCCGGCCAGACTGCTTGTGCGAATGCCCAGGCCGCATGTACCAGCCTTACCCCTTGTGTTACAACGTATCCCAGCTACGAAGAGAAGCAGAATGTTGTAATGGGTTCCCAGGTATGCAATAGCTGCGCCAATGTAGGATGCGGCTGCGGGCAATAAAAGCTAGTAAAATTTAATCATGATGCGTTCCTTTAATGAAAGCACGCATCATGCCTGATACTTCCTATTATTTCGTGAATCACTCCCTCTCCCAGTTTTGCTTGTTCGATTCTAACATTTCCATCTTCAATGCTCTAGAGGCAACTCTGGTAAAGTGGCCTAAATGGACAAAGGACCATGACATTTGCGTGCTTTCACATGAACACTCCAGGGAAGAAAAGATTGACAATCTACTTTATGAGAGGGGCTACAAGTGGCTCGATATTTTAGAGGCAGGGGCGGAGAATGATGCAAACGCTTTGGATTGAACAAAATTGAATCTAAATGCACGGACAATCTTTGTACATATAATGGAGCCCATTGTTTCATTTGATTTGATTGACATAAATAATATGAAGTTTAAGATTTTGGGTGTTGAAACACCCGTGTACGGGGAGATTGAAGCGCCACCCGCGCCTCTTGTAAAGGGTGAAGTAGTCAAGTTGGTTTCTGGAAAGTTCCCGCTGAATGATTTTATGGATCTTGGCGTACACACCTATGTCTTTCAAAAGGAGGATGAAAGCCAGTTTTCGGGCATTCTTACTGGTTTCACATATGATTGCACATTTGACGGGGTGCCAGGGAGTACCGGTGTTCCTCGAATCAGTGTGCGATTAACTCCTCTGGCTCCTAAAAATACGCCATTAACGCATCCGTGCGATTTGTCGACATGAGTTTTATATAGGGGAGTTCACGCGACTCTTCTTCTAGAACAGTTTCTTCAATACATTCTTGCTTCCACTCGCATTCTTCATGGATTTTAAACATTGAATCGCGAGAGTCAAGGACAAGGATAGGAGGAAGGTCCGTCAGGTCTTTCTGCATTATTTTTTGAATACACATGTGCATTGTTAAATATGTATCGTCTTCATCCGTGAAATAGATTGCGCTTATATCAACTCCCTCTTCCACACACATTCTCTTATAAGATAAGAGGCCCTGTTGCATTGCAGTATTAAACTCTTCAAACCATTTTGATGCAATACCACTATGTAGAGGTGCCATAATGAACCAGTTGTCAATAACAAGAGGTATATCCATACCACTGGAATGCGAGAACTTTTTATAAATATTTCCTTCGTCTTCATTGTAAGAACTTGTTCCGAAAATAGTTATATCTGCTCGCATTTCAGTAGAGCGGTCCCAGATACTGTCGAGTGCTTCTGGGTCATTCAGGATAATCGAGGCGTCAATCCAGCATCCGCCGTATTTGGAGAGGAGATATAACCTGTACCAGTCAGATTGGTGTTGAATCTTCTGGTCTGCAAGGTTCGCAGGATATTCTTGCGCATCCACATATTTGTGAATAGATTCTTTATTTAGGAAACGGACCTCCCACCCTTCCATCTTTGGCAGATTATATTTATGTATTGCCTCTATCAACGGTGGCTTCTTCTCCTCGTCCCAGTAGAGCCATATTACTTTTGGAATTTGATATTTCGGTCCCCTATTTAACAGCAATACTGCACATATGATTATGATACACAAAACTAATAGTATTAGTTGAAATGTATCGGACATCCTTCTATCTTAGAGGGGGGAATCTAAACAAAATGAAGATGACTAGAGTAGAATGTCTGCACTCGAAGGGAAGGATGTTGTGAAAGAGGTGAATAAGAGGGTCTTATCTGCGCAAGAAGAAAAGTCGAAAGCGGACCGCCTGAAGGAGACGATTCATCTTCTGAAACAACTTGGAAATATGGGTTACACAGATTTGACTCCTGGATTTCCCGAAATAAAGGCGGCTCTGAAACAGTGGGTTCAGGATGGTGAGAAGTGCGAGAAGGATATTGATATGTTCAAGCATAATCGTATTGCCGAATTACGTCTTCCGAAGTTTGCAAATAAGGCGGCGACACTCAAACTTCGTGTGATTCGAGAGGGTGATACGGTTTGAACGAAGAGTGGTTTGAACGAAGAGTGGCTTATAAGAGTATATTTACACTCTTCAGAATGGCTGGTCGAGCTGGCCTGAGAAATGAAGGGGCGCTTTATGAAGCAATTAGTCGTGGAAATAAAGACACTTTCTTCTTTTCCAAAAATCCGGATACAACAGTAAATGCATTTGAGAATCGGTATGACCGTATTCCACCAACTATTCAAGAACTACGGCGGATTCCTCCTCTTAATGGTGCCGAGTTCGGAAGAAGTTGCGAGTTTGACTTTGAAGTAGCCGGTGATACATTTGTGTCTCCCACTATTCTTATTGACCTTCCCTCTTGGTTGCCACCAAAAGAGGCATCACTGAATCGTTCGAAATTGGTTACTGGTTTGGACGGGAACACTATAGGATATACAAATGGAGTTGGATACTTCATGTTCAAGAAGATTCAGATTTTTCAAGATAAATTGCTTCTTCAAGAAGTTTCGGGAGATGCTCTTTTTGCAGCCAGGGCCGCGCGTGGAAATCTAAATGCCGCTTACATGGAAAATAGCCTTCTCGGATTTCATGATGGTACTCCTAGAAGTATTGGATTTAATGCGACTCCTCCCAGACTCCGTCTAGAACTCCCTTTTATTGGTGGGTCAAATGGTTTTCCCAGTATTGCCATGCGCAGACAACCCTTCAAACTCCGTCTAGAGCTGCGACCCCTTGAAGAAATCGTAGAATCTTCTGATGCAACTGTCTCCGTAGCACCAAAACCATGGGGGTCGACGTTCGGGATTTCAACGACACCTACCTACACATTTCGTGCTCTCACTCGTACAGAAATCGCATCTCCCACTCTTCAGCTCGAGACGCGGCATATATACACAGACGGGCAATCTCAGCTTGCTCTTCGTTCGACCCCCCTGGAAATCCCTTTTCAACGCATTTATGAAAATACATTCACTTACGGACCACTCGATTACGCAGCAGCAACCCCCTTTATAAAAAAGAGGATAGACGCCCAACACCCTGCAGGTCGTCTCCTCTGGTTTATGCGCACTTATAATGATATTAGGGCCGGTAGAAGGTGGAAGATGTATGCCGATATTTCAGGAGGCGAATATTATACTACACAGTCTCTTCTGATTGCGGGGCGAGACCGTGAAACAGCATTCTCACCCGACATCTGGAATACTCTTACACATCATGCAAAAGAGGACCGTGACCCCGGATTTGGTTTGGGAGAAATGTCATGGGACCTTGGTGACATCCAGGGACGCCAGGCCCCGTGGAATAGGCAGCCAGAAGGGACTATTAACTTTACTACAGCAGACCGGCCGACATTCTATACGGGTCTCGCGGCAGGTATACCGAATGATTCGATTCTGGGAGCACCCTCTACAGAGATGATTGCAGTCGTGGAATCATGGGTACTCTACTCGATTGAACGTGATAGAGGCGTTCTGAAATATGGAAACTAACGCGGTCTAAACCAAACTTCGGCTATAGAATAGATGTCATCGGACTGGGTCCAGGTTGCAAATAGTAGTGGGAACCTGTATTGGGTCAATACAGCTTCCGGTTCAACCTCTGATACGGACCCCAATAGTGTGAGTCGCGTATCGGCCTTCCTCGCAGGCGGCAGTGGCTCTAGTAATGCCGCTAAGATTGCAGAGTATAATGCAAAACTAGTGCAACTACAGGCAATTATTGATAAACTAATTGCTTCATTGAACTCTGCACCTGGTTCTAGACATGGTTCTGGGTCTGGTTCTAGACATGGTTCTGGCTCTGGGCCTGGTTCTGGTTCTGTTAAACCTGCAGTCAGCATGTGGGTAATGGGCGCACAATATGATATTGGTGATTTGGTGATTAATTTTTCTGATAAAAATACTTACATTTGTATCGCACCAAGCAATACTACAGAAGGCCCTGGTCTTACTCCAACGGAGTGGCAATTATATTCGAGCCCTCCTCTTGGGATTCCTTCATTTCCCCAATGGTCAACTGGTGCATCATATACTGTTAATACTGCAGTGCTTGATGCTACTGATAATAACATATATTTATCTATTTTAGCCAATAATTCGAGTACACCCCCCTCTTTATCTAGAAGCTACTGGCGACCCTACTGGGAACTTTATATAACTCCTATCTCTGGTTCTGGCTCTGGCTCTGTCCCTGTCCCTAGCCCTGGTTCTGGTTCTGTAGGCCCAGCAACACCTCTTAGTAAACTACTTTTACTAAAGCAAAATCTTATTAATGCTATTCTACGGCTAGGTGGTAGTGTTACACAGCCTGGAAGCAATGTGGTAGGAACAACTTCCAGTTTTGGCACAAGAATGTCTGGAACTCCTATCCCCTTTCGCGGCGGCTCTAGAACACATACCCCACCAGAGCCAGACCCTGGCGATGTTCTGCAAGCCCCTCTACCGCCCCAAGGGGCCCGCGGAACTATAACAACTCTTCTGGACCTCGTGGATAGAGACCAGCAAGAAAATGACCTCTTTCCTATTTCCACAGGTGTGACTTGGTTCGCCAGAGATGTCGACCGCCGTCTTCTTCCTTTCACTTCCACTGTACAAGAAGTCGCTCTTCGTGGCCCAGCCGCCTTTGCCCAACGCTTCACATTTGACCTCGGTTCCATTGTAGTTGGTGACCTCCTTCTCGGAACCGCCCTACAGATTCGCCTGGACCATTGGCTAGATGAACAGACACGAAATATATATGCAGCAAAACGAATGTTTTACAGTAATCCCAGCAGCGCATGGGAATATGCAAATGGTCTGGGTGCAATAATCATACAGTCGGCAGAACTTGAAATAGACGGAGTTACGGTGGAAACAATCGACGGAGATTTCATTAATGTGTATAACACACTCTTCAATAATTATGGGGCGCAACTTGGCGTAGCCTATGACCATATTGGTCTCATGACTATGACGAGACTTATGAATCCTGCCCGCCTCCCTGCAACGTACCCTGTAGAGAATGGCCTGCTCACTTGTCCCCTTCCCTTCTTTTTTGGAAGAGCGGGGCTGAAAGAGGCACTTCCAATGACGGCAATAAGGGAGGGCCACGTTAAAATAAATATTACTTTGAGACCATTCCAAGAATGTGTTCGCATAATGTCAGGAAAACGTAGTTCATGTGATGCGACGCCTCTGAATACGGAATTTGAATTCGCATTTCCTACTTGTACATGGACCTTCGATTCGTATCAGAACTCTGGAAATTGGGATGTACCTCCTCCCTTCAGTTTCAGTTATACGGCTGCCAATGGAATATCCTATAACTGGTCCTATAATGGAAGAAAGGGCGTCTGGGCAAATCAACTCGCTCTACCAGCCAATCTTCATATTTCCTCGTCATATACTTGGAATCCGGCCCCTGCATCTTGGCAACCTGCACCCCCCCCTTTTAATATTGCTTTTTTCGACCCGGTTCTCTCAAGAAAAATCTATTATTGGGACGGGGCTGCGGGATGGAGAACAAACCCTGCAACAGGTGTGAAAGATATTCCCTCTTATACTGCAAACTATGGTTCTTATCTTTGGAAATCAGTTATAGGTGATTGGAGTGTCGCCCCACCCCCCTTCAAATCTGTAACTCTTCTTAGCTATGGAGCGGTTGTAGAAGGTGAACTTCGTTCCAGAATGCTGCGTAATCCTTTTGAAATCCTTCACAGGGAACTCCAGACTTTTTATTTCCAAGAGCCAATGAAATATTCCGTTGGCGCCAAGGAGAATATAGTGAAAATACAGCTTCCTCTAGAGGCAAATCATCCTATAGAGGAAATCATATGGTTTGTGCGGCGAAAGGCTGTACAGAATAATAACGAGTGGACGAATTATAGCAGTGTTGTGGAATCTGAATTCAATGCTCGTTTTCCGGTCGACCCTCTACTAGATTCTGCTGCCATTCAAATAAATGGCACTGTTCTCTGTGAGGCAGATGAACAATTCTTCAGGCAGAGCATCTCTGCCGCACACAAAGGCGGCTTTGCTTCTTATTCGCGCTTCATCTATGGCTATAGTTTTGCAAAACATCCTGGGGAACATCAACCCTCTGGTTCCATAAATGCTAGTCGCGTAAATTCGCTGCGTCTTACTTTGAATGTGAAACCGCCTGCAGGTCTAGAAGATTCTTCGTGGGAAGTGAAAGTATTCTGTATAGCTCTTAACTGGATGCGCTTCGAGAATGGCCTGGCCAATGCAGTATTTGAGGATTAAAATCGCTCTATTAAATATAATGAGCAACCTTGTGAACAATTACGTGAAAGTTGTCAAGGGTGCAGGAGATTCTGTTGGCCGTGCTGTTGCAAACACCGTTAAAGAATCATTTGCTTCCCCGGAGAAAAAGAGCAAGAAGGAGGATGATGCCACTGAATCTGACGGATATCAATCAGGGTATGTCATCGGCATCAGCCTCTATTTTATTTGGCTGGTCATTTTTGCGGCAGGGGCGGCAACACAATCGTACAGATACAATCTGAACGTTGGTACTGGTATGCCCCTCACGATTCTCTATCTTGTACTGGCCTTCATATTCCCCTACTTCTATTACCCCTTTTACACGTTCTTCTTATGTAACAGCAAGGGTGGGCAGAGTGGCGGGCGCCGTTAGGGTGTTTGTGTAAAGACGCTATAGCAAATAGAATAGAGAGTAATAAATAAGGTCCCTATGGTGTATTGTGCCGGAAGCGACTTCAGATATGAAGCCACCCCTACACTTCCCAGCATCATCAGAGCATCTGAGACCAATATTTTCGCCCCATTCTCTGCCCCATATGCCTTGAATACGTCAATCATCTGATTATGGCCTGCAGGGAGTTGCTGAATAACAGCGATATAGAAGAAGATGTCATGCGCCAGTTGAAAGGCCAACAGAATCGCCACAAAATATAGGGGGTTATTCAGGCCGAGCGCCGAGTAAATATAGCGCGCAAAGAAAATGCCAATCAGAATGCTGAGTACATCCGAGGCAACCGCAAAGACGCCGAAGCGATCGTACCATTCATTGAGTTGCCCTACCTTGAAATAGGGGTCGCGTCCAGGATACTTTGCCAACATGATGACGACAAAATCGATGAGACAAACGGCAGTTACTAAATATAACCAATCTCCAGTAGTACTGAATTTGGTTATATCGGAAAACATGGGCTCTTCTACTGATAATGGCGGGGAACTTAAAGGAAGATTTTCGCAACAACTACCCCCAATACAATGAGAATAGTAATAATCAGTATAATATTACAACTTACTTGCGCTTCCCTAGTATTAGTAGTAGAGGGGAGTTCCTCGTATGGTAGAAGTGCTGCAGCTGTCATATACTTTTAGTAAGTATTGGGCCTTTAGTTCCGCCGCGTCTTGCGTGCAGCGAGCTTCTTAAAGTATTTGGCAAAAGAGTTTGTGGAATATCCGTATTGAAACATCATACTTTCTTTCGGAACGCGCACCTTTTCATGCAGGCGCGGGTCTTTGATTCCAGCCCAGTGCCTAGGGTAGAAATATTTCATAGGATACACGTGAACACCTGGATGTTTTTTGCGTGTTTCCCTGTACTTGCGAGTAACATAGTGCGGACCAACTGCCTTCCAAGCCTGCGATTCTTTATCGCCCTCTGCATTTTTTACCACGCCCTCTAACAACTCTTTGAAGAAGGGGTGGCCTTTTTCTGCGCCAATAATTCCATTTGCAACCATTCGCTTAGAACGTTTTATGGCGGCATCCACATCCAGCTTTTTTATCCGTGCGTGAGGGATTTCTTCCCAGCCAAAAAAGACGCTTGCCTTATTCTTCTCTAAAAACTCGTTGAATTGCTCTGGTTTCAGAATAACAGTATCTGCGTCAATGTACAGCCCTCCCTCTTTGTAGAGGACCAGCATGCGAATAATGTCGGCTCTACCTGCGAGTTCTTCTCCAAAACTTTTGTATACGGCGGAGAGGCCAGGAATCGAGTCCATATGAAGGCTCTTAATATCCGCATCCTTCCACAGCCTATATTTGTATCCGTGCGCTTCTGCAAAGTCTTTCACCGTATCCATCCAAATTGTTGGCAAGGGATTTTTGCCAATCCATATTTGATGAATGATTTTTTGTATTGCCCCCCCTGTCTGAGGTTCCATTTAATAAGGGGGCCGAAGTTTCTTACACCGTGTCAGGAGATGGAGGCAATCTTGGATGATTCTGCTTTCAGATATGCGGCGGTTATGGCCTTGTTCGAGACATTTGCCGACTATAACTTGAAACTTTTTGCAAAAGATAATCTTCCGGGAAACATCTTCGCTGGAATAGCTGGCTATGGAGGTGTCGTCTATTTCTTTCAAGCTGCTCTGCGAAAGGAAAAACTCTTTCGGGTAAATAACTATTGGAATGCACTTACATCCGTTTCTAACACTGTACTGGGGGTTAGTATGGGCGAATCTATAACGTGGTCGCAGCTTCTGGGGGTGTTGCTGATTGTATGTGGGATTCTCTTGGTCTAAGGTTTCCCTCTAACCCTTAAAAAGAATGGTTGCAGCTCTATTACGAGTTGTGTACGGGGGTGTTCAAGATGCCCGTTTTATTTGCCAAAAGGGGCGGCCGAATAATTCCTACTTTGTAAAAGTATTTGTCCGCGCGGGGCGTTTTACAACTCAATGGGTTCGCCTGGATTTTGATACTCTTCCCAGCCTTGGTAATACTTCTGTGATTACTCTTCCGCGAAAGGGGCATCTTATTTCGCGCCTCTATCTTGTTTCAGAGATGCCAGACATTTCCAGCCGGCAACTTGCTGCCAAGGCCTGGTGTGCAGAACAGGTTCCGCCAAAAACATTTGTAGGGCCGGCATTTAGTTGGACAAATTCTCTTGGCCACGCCTTGATTAATACTGCAACTCTGGAAATAGGTGGTACGCGTGTGGAAGTACTGGACGGGCAACTTCTCGAAGTAATGGATGAGTTCTATACACCTCTCGAAAAAGTGAGTTCGGTTGATAAACTATTGCAGAGGAACTCGAGCAACTTTCGTTCAGGTCGCGGGGCAGGGCGCGATACGGTGGCTAAGGCGACTACTCATCTTCCCTTCTGGTTTAGCAGCGGTGACGCCGGCGCCTTTCTTCCTATAGATGCATTGCAGGCAGACCCTGTAAAGATTTCTATTTCCTTTTCGGCTCTGAATACACTCTATACAAGTACTGCTCAACGTGATACATCTGGCTTGACGTCGACTCCTGCAGGTGGTGAGGCCTATTTTCCTCTTGTAGGCTCACCCTTTTACTATTCTGACGCAAGTGGCACGGATATTTCGGGCTTGAGCGGATTTCCAGGAGTGAATCAGAAAGTTTCGCCGGTCCCTCTTATTAAACAGAAGACTGCCGGCGAACTTGCCTATTTGGGGCCTGAAACGTATATTATGGCAGAGTACATTTACTTGGACCGACCAGAGGCAAACAGATTTCGCCTTTCAGATATTCAAATTCCGATTATAGAGCATTATGCCTTTGACCAGGTCGATACGCTAGGGGCGGACACTGTGAATTGTTATTTACGTATTCCAAATCCTACACGGAATATCTTCTTTTACGCGCAGAGATTTGAGACGCCGTATTATAATGCACCTTTTTTGACTACACGCGACTTGTCTGATTCGACGGCTGGGCTGCCGACTCCGTGGTGGCCGAACGCCACGCAAATAGGCACGCGAGTGCACCAGGAAATGGTCCCCGCATTCACCTACAGTAATTCGGAGCCTATTTCGGCAATCTCTCTCATTTACGAGGGGTCCATTTACCGTTATAATACGGCCTCTCCCTCTATTTTTAGGAGTTTAATACCTGCAATAGAGCAGCGAAAAACGCCGTGGGTGAATCGGTACATTTATAATTTGCCCTTTGCCTTTCAATCCGGTTTCTTGGCAGCCAGTCAACACTGTGGACAAGCAAATCTGGACAAGATTCCTATAATAAACTTGTCACTGGCTCTCGCACCTTATGCTGGTCAGCCGGCTGGTTCGAAAATGCCGCGATATTTAATAAATGTCTGGGCAGAGACCTACAATATTTTTCGCGTCTATGGCGGTCGTGGTGGCATGATGTTTGCCTATTAAAAAATTGACTTTTGCTCATACGTGAACTAACGGTACAAGAGTGATGTATTCAGGTGGTTACATATCGCAGGATGATTATCTCTGGGAACAGATAAATGAGGACCGTTGGCGCGCTGAAGAGGCGCGACTTGTGCAGCGCGTCAACAAAAGTAGGAAGGAAGGCATGACATATATAGTGTGTTCCTATAGCGAACGGCTAAAAGTTGCACAGATGGGTGCCAACTGGGATGAGGATGTAAGGGCGTGGTATATCCCTGCGAAGAAAGATGTTTATCCATTCTTCAAAAAGTGGAAAATCAGTTGTCGATATTGCAATACGACGCTTGACTGTGCACATGTAAAGGATGGTGAGCCCTGTAAGTATTTGAAAGAGGGACTTTGTTGCGGTGGTTTATGCTATGACCCTGTAAAGGCCCCAAAGTTTGCCAAGAGTGTTAAAGAGCGTATTTTAGAGAGGGAAGGTATGAGAAAAAATTGAATCCTCCATCGTAGGCTTAGTATCTACACCTACTATGGAGTTTGTCTATATTGTCGTTGAGTGCGGTACGCCATATTCGCGCTGCTTCAGTACCTATGCTGCGGCAGTGGCGGCGGTAAAGGAGAATCATGCAGACATTTTGGCGAAAGAGAATGACTGTAACTCGGTGGATGAGCCAGAGGGTGAGAATTACACCTATCTTTATATTGAAAAAGGGATTCATATCTACATCTACAGGCTTCCAGTGATGCGTTCATAATCGGAGTAGATGTTCGAGTTTAGCAAATTCAGAGTGTGTGTTACATACTGTGGAAACTCGAGGGGTACATGATACAGGATGGGGCCTACTACTGATTCGTCGTTGAACATATGAATGGCGATTCTTTTTGTGATGGACAGGTGGGAATTGTATATGGGAATTGTCCATGCATTGTCGACTTTTGTAAAGAATGGGCATCTCTCTTTCATGAGGTGCCAACCGGCTGTTTCACCATCACTAAAGCCGTTGGGAAGGGTTTGCAGGGAATGAATGAAAGAGTAGATTCCTGGATAATGGAGGCCATCTTCTAGGCGTGCCTGGCCCTCGTTGTGCATATAGGCTTTACAGTCCCACTTTGCCCATTCTGCGTGCTTGCTACAGGCTGCTATGCCGAATGGCCTACTGATTTGATAAGAGTCTGCCTGGCTCTTCCCGCAATATGCGCAACGATTTGCTATGGTATTTAATACGCGCGGCTCAGCCTTCTTTTTAATGGCTGGGCCGAGGGTCATCATGCTTGGTGATTTTGGCAAGTGCCGCGACCATAATCAATTTTATCGAGTGAAAATTGATTTATGGCTGCCTATTATATTTAGATACGATGTCACACACTAATATTTATGTGGTGGCTTGCCAAGGTGGAAGGTTTTATATTGGCAAGAGTGATAATGTACAAAAGCGGTTTGAGCAGCACCTCAGTGGTGAGGGTTCTGCTTGGACCAGGAAGTATAAAGCAATCTCCCTTGCAAAAGTAATAAAAAATGTCTCTCACTTTGAGGAGGATAAAGTAGTGAAAGAATACATGGACAAGTATGGGGTTGACAAAGTTCGCGGAGGTTCTTATTCTGAAATAGAGCTAAGTGAATTTCAGATAGAGGCATTAAAGATGGAAAATAGGGGTGCAAAAGACTTGTGTAATCGTTGTGGGCGTGGAGGGCATTTTGTAAAAGATTGTTTTGCCACAAAAGACGCTTCAGGAAATAAGATTGTCAATTCCGAGGATGAGGAGGAGGACGAGGAGGATTATGAGGATTATGAGGAGGATGATGAGGAGGATGATGAGGAGGATGAGGAGGATGACGAGGATTATGATTAACTCCCCCAAAAAATTGTACGCCGGCCGGCGCCCCCGAACCTTTAAGCCCCCCCATGTATTTTCGCCAACTCCGCGAGTCAGACTATAGGTCGATGCGTGACATCTTCCACGATGCCTTTGATTGTTGCAGACTCCCTATTGTCGATTTCGGCTTTTCCTGGCGCGAGCGCTCTCGTCCCCATAGCCTCGGACTCTTCACGCATGCAGGAGACCTCATAGGCTTTGCTATAGTGTCAATCCACCCGCAAAATGGCGGCAATCGATACTTGGATTACATCGCGGTTCATTCGATGTTTCGCGGGGGCGGAACAGGGTCTTCTATTCTGCGACGAGTTGTAGGTGATTGCTTTACAGAGCGCAGAGGCATTCACCTATATCCTCTACGACGTGCAAAGGCATGGTACAAATCACACGGATTTGAATACACCACGGCAGAATATATGAACTTCCACCCATATCCTACAAGACGCATCGCTTGGGCACAGAAGGGCCTGACATGAAAAAATTGAACTGGAAAGGCCGCCCCTATTTTTGTAGCACCATGTTCACCCGCAAACACTTTCTCAGCTTTCCAGGGCAGGGTAGGCAGCAGGTACTCCAGCAGATATGTCTCGGAGTCAACCGTGATATATGTAGGGTTACGGCTCTTGGTTACACATCCTACATGTATCAACCTCGATTTCCAACAAGCAAACTCCAGATTACGAACGAAGATTTGGTGGAAGTATTTCAGAAGAAGTTTGCACACTGTGGAATCGTATACAAGGAGGCCATCGTAGAGACTGCGCAGGGGCCACGCCTACAGAAGGGTATTGTTATTGATTGGTCGTAGTTAAGAGGCATTTTTTTGCCGCCGCCGCCACTCACTAAAATTGTTTAAGTACTCGTGGATCCGAATAGGTATACCATGACATCTCTTCTCATTGTTGAATCGCCTGCCAAGTGTTCGAAAATCCAGGGCTACTTGGGTGCAGGGTGGCGCGTTATTGCAACTATGGGTCATATTCGTGCTCTAGAGGAGGACCTGGGTGCTGTAGGGCTGGACCGTGATTTCGAGCCGCGGTTTGCCTTCTTGAAAGAAAAGGCCAAGGCTATTGCACAAATCAAAGAGGAGGCGGCAAAGGCGGCCACTATTTACCTGGCATCGGATGATGACCGCGAGGGAGAGGCAATCTCTTATTCAGTGGCTGCACTTTTGAAGCTGGATCCGGCCACAACACCACGTGCAGTATTCCGCGAAATCACCGAGACGGCTGTAAAAGCGGCAGTGGCAGCGCCGCGCCGCATCGACATGAATCGTGTGCACGCCCAGCAGGCGCGGGCAGTTCTCGATATGATGGTGGGATTCACTATTTCACCCCTTCTATGGAAGTATGTGGGGTCTGGTCTCTCTGCAGGAAGATGTCAAACTCCTGCACTGCGCCTTCTTGCTGATAAAGAAGACTCCATTCGCTCTTTTACACAAAGTACTTCATGGCGAATCAAGGGTTCTTGGAAGGCGGATGAGACTCCCTTTGAGGCAAATATGATAGAGGACCTGGAGGATAGGGAATCGGCGGAAAACTATCTGGAGAATATCCGTGATGACACACTTGGGACTGTGCAAGAGTCTGCCACGGTTCCCACTACAGAGTCTCCGCCGCGCCCTCTTATTACTAGTACCCTGCAACAAGAGGCATCGGCGAGTATGGGAATCCAGCCTACTTCTACAATGAAAATCGCACAGCGTCTTTATGAGGCGGGACATATTACCTATATGCGTACAGATTCGGATGTTCTGAGTGAAGAGGCAGCAGCTGCTGCACGGGCCTGGGTGACAGAAGCATTTGGAAAAGAGTATGTCGCAAGTGTGGTTGCTGCGGCGTTAAAGAAGATGAAGGTGAAGGCCACCCAGGCTTCCTCTACAAATGGCCCCCCCGCTGCACAGGAAGCCCACGAAGCGATTCGTCCCACAGATTTTAAGAAGCGCACCCTGCCTACCGACGAAGATTGGTCGGCGGTTGACCGAAAAGTCTATGCGCTCATTTGGAACCGTGCAACTCAGAGTGTAATGGCTGCGGCGAAAGGGGAAAAGCATACTGTGAAATTCGTGGCATGCGGTGACCCTGGAGAGTTTATCTGGCAGTCCATATGGAAGCGAGAGCTCTTTGCTGGTTGGAAAAAGATTGGCGCTGCTGCCACGGATTTGGATGCAGAAGATGTGGCCACAGAGGCGGCAGTGGCATCCTCTACTGCATGGACTACCGCGACTTCCTTGGCAGAAGGGGATACTGTGAACTGGCTTAATCTAGAGGCCGCTCCTCATGATGCCCGTGCTCCTGGACGTTTTACAGAGGCCACTTTAGTGCGAGAGTTGGAGAGAAAGGGGATTGGTCGCCCGTCTACGTTTGCCGCTCTTGTCACCACCCTGGGCACGAAAAACTATATGGAGAAGCGGGATACGCCTGCGCAGACAGTAGAGTTCACCACGCTCAGTATGACTCCTGGTGTATGGCCTCTTATTGAGAAAAAGACACAGAAGAAAGTGGGCGCCGAGAAGAACAAGTTAGTCCCTACGGCCCTGGGAGTTTCTGCTCTTGAATTCTGTCTGCGAGAGTTTGAGCCCCTCTTTGCCTATGAATTCACGAAGAAGATGGAGGCGCGATTGGACGGTATTGCCACGGGTGTAGAGGAGTGGAAGGAGCTCTGTCGTGATACTTGGGGTACATATAAGGATAAGTATGGGGTCTTGAAAGAGGGAAAATCAACGGCGTCTGCTGGACCGGCGAGGCAGAGGCTCTTTGAGGGGGGAATCAAGGCGGTGCAGAGTAAGAAGGGGCCACTTCTTCTGAAAGAGGGGGCAACAAAGGCCGATGGGGCAGTCTTCTACGGCTGGCCAGAGGGACGAAAGTTTCACGAGATTACTGAAGAGCAAGTTGCGGAGTTTATAAGGGGCAAGGCTGTCGCAGGTGGCGGGTCCCTGGGTACTTACGAGGGCGCACCTATTGTGAAAAAGTCGGGCCCGCATGGCATCTATGCATCTTGTAGTTCCGTCTCCGTTCCCTGGACGCCAGAAGACACTGAAGAGACATTACAGGCAAAACTCAAGGCGAAGAAGGAGAACTTCTTGCATCGGTGCGGCTCATTCGAGTTCCGAAATGGCCCCTATGGAGTTTACATGTTCAAAACGGACCAAGTAGGAAAGGCGAGAAAGTTTGTGGGACTTCCTACAGGAGTTGACCCAAAGGTTCTGACGCTAGAGGCCGCCACGAAAATCTTTCAGACGGGCTTAAAGGCAAAAGCAACGGCCAAGACGTTTGGTGCCAAAGGCAAGAAAAATACCACGACTCAGTAGGATGCCTGGAGGTAAAACTCGTAAGAGGTCAAATAATATTTTTTCAATGCCTACTTACGTAATTAATATGAATGAGCGCAAAGACCGCTGGAAGCGATTTCAGGAGCATCAATCCATTGGTGCCTTCAAGAAACTCAAGCGATTTCCTGCAATAAATGGGAAGAAGTTAAATTATAAAAAGGACCGGCGTATATCTATGGGTACTCGTCTTAATATAACGCGGAATTATCGCAGAAGCCATTATGAAATTGCCACTCTGGGTGCAATAGGTTCGTCCATGAGTCATATAAGTGTGTGGAAGCGTCTTGTAGCAAGTGGGGCACCAATGTGCCTTGTTCTAGAAGATGATGTAGTTCTTAATGATATTCAACTGAAAAATGTTAATGAGATGATAAACTCTTCTCCCGAAGGCTGGGGGGTGTGGATATTGGGTTGTTATTTGCCAAATCTCATTCTGCAACCGTATGATGGGACAAAGTGGAGTCGTGTGTACAACTTCACTGCGGCCCATGCGTATATTATAACGAGAGAGGCGGCCAAAGTATTTCTAGAGGACGCTTTCCCGATTGAGATGCATATTGAGTATTATATGACGAGTGCCTCTATTATTCGCAACATTCCTATAGTTCACAATGAAGATATTCATCTCGAATTTTTCAGACAGGTAGAAGGGGTGCCGAGAACACCCGAATCCAATACGTCGCAGCACAAGAAATCTGGCTGCCCTACTTGTAATATACCAGATGATTATTCGCAACTTTATCGCGGATTTACGCGAAAGACAAAAAATGGGATGCACATTATGGGAGTGGTGGATGGAAAACAACCTGATACAATATTAACGTATAAGAAGACGGCAGTGAGAGATAAATAGTATCCCAATGAAAAAATATTGTAATAGTAGTTAAGCAATGAGTGTAGCTCCTAAAACAAACGGGGCGGATGAAGATACAAATCTTATAAAGGATTGGGGGCCAGGACTGGAAGAAGTACTGCGTAAAGAGGGCGAAGAAGCAGAAAGTCTGTTCTGGGGACACCAGAGAGCATCTGTAGTAGCTGCGCGAAATAATGATATTATTAATATTCCCAGTATTATCCTGCAGACTGTTACGGGATTTTTAAGTGCAACGGGGGGTATGGTTCCCCCACTTGCTCTAGGTGCTATAAGTGTGTTTACGGGTATTTTATCAACACTTCTTGCATACTATAAGTTTTCTGCAAAAGCAGAAGGGCACCGTATGGCATCACAGCTCTACCTCAAAATTTATAAGAAGATTGAAGTAGAATTGAGTTTACCTTCAGAGCAACGAGTGCCTGCCAATAAGCTTTTAGAGGAGATAAGAGATAAACTCGCAAGAGTTGGAGAAGTTGCTCCAGATATTCCAGAATCAGTTATAGCAGAGTACAAAATTAAATTTAAAGATGGCGAAGCAAAAAAGCCCATCATCTTTAATGGACTTGATGCAATAAAAATATACGTACCACCCGCTAAAGAGGGAACCCCAATGATTCGCGTACTGCCTACGGATAATGCTAATGCAGGAACGGGGACGGGGACGGGAACGGGGCCAGGGTGGCGTTAGGGGCCAGGGGCACACTTGTCCCTGGAGAGGAGTGGAATGCGGGGCGCCACGGCTCTCGTATAGTTTTTCACAAGAATGCTACTGTACGCAAAGGCGTCATTTACAAGCACTTCACATAGGGGAGAAGACAAGGGAGACGTGGTAGACGTGGCATTATACGTAAGGGGGACAAACACAGGTTTGTAGGCGATTGGCATTTGTTTCATTGTGTGTACGACCTCTTGTATGGGCCGTAGATTCAATTTTATGCTTTCATTCCTCACCACTCTCACTATCTTCAAGGAGGACGGCAGTATTCACTTCCGAGAGTGGTTTACGGAGTTCTGCGACTTTCTCTGCCTTGACACTGTCACGTCGGATTGCACGCCTGGCCTCGCGTTGTTCCACTGTTTCATCATAGGTAATATATTCATAGTACCTATTGAGGATTTCCGTGTCTTCCCATTCATCATAGGGCTTTTCTTCATGAAGATAGGAGGTGAACATACTGAGTTGGCCAAACGAGGGAAACGTCTGGGTTTGCCGTAAAAGTTTTCCCACACGTTTACGAAAGCTATTCCATTCTGTTGGGTCCCTCTTACGTTTTACAATAAATGTCTTACTTTTCACAAGTGCGTCGAACCAGGTAAGGTGTGCCTGTATTTCTGCCAACTGCTCGGTAATCTGTTCCATACACATATGTGTGCTGCAGTAAAAAAACAATTTTGTACTGCGGGGCTGCCAAATCAAGTGAAACCGGGAATCATCTTGTTAAATATGTACCTGAACTTGAAGAGGCGCTTGCGCTCATCTTCTTCTTCCGCCTTTCGCATCATTTTAAGCTCGTTTTTTTCCTGACACTCCACTGTGCAGTAATAGTGTTCCTTTACCTCCACACCGGACCATAGTTGCCGTTTTGGCACAAAGAGCATTTGGTCTTTTACAAAGTCATTTTTGCAGTTATAGCAGGATTCCGTAATTCGAGGAGTAAGTGTGCCAGCCCTCTCCCTTGCGAGAAACTCCTCATACTCCTTTTTCACCTGTTCTGCAAGTGTCTCTGCGACCCTGATATGACACGGGGACACCTTAATCGTGAGGCTCTGAAGGGAAAGCTCTTCCATTTGTTAGAATGCCCTGTTTGATAGTTATTTACAAAATAACTAGGACCATTCAATTTTTTAACGGGTTCCTTGTGCTTCTGTGAAGTGCAGCGGCCCATTAAAAATTGAGGTATTATCTAATCGCATTAATAGTACACATATGGACACGGTCAAACCCTTCTTAAAGTGGGTAGGCGGCAAGGGACAGATTCTTGAGCATGTTATTGCCTTATTTCCTGCGGAGATGTCCAACTATCATGAACCATTCTTGGGGGGTGGTAGTGTGCTCTTAGCTCTTCTTACGCAGGTTCGCAATGGGCTCGTGAAGGTTTCTGGAGACATCCGCGCGAGTGATTTGAACTCCAACCTTATTTACCTTTATAAAAACGTGCAAGCCAAGCCTGAAGAGCTTATTACAGAAGTAAAGAAACTCTCGGCGGAGTTTGCGAAAGCCACGGGGGCGATTGTAGAACGGAAGCCGACCAGTGTTGAACAGGCTCTTACATCACCGGAATCATACTACTTTTGGATTCGCTCTACTTTTAATGCGCTCCCACCGAATGTACGGTCTTCTCCAGCGGCTTCTGCAATGGTCCTCTTTATGAATAAGACGTGCTTTCGTGGCGTCTATAGAGAGGGTCCAAATGGCTTCAATGTTCCCTATGGAAACTATAAGAATCCTGCAATCTTGGATGAGGGACATATCCGCCAAGTCTCACAGTTGATTCAGGGAGTCATCTTTACAGTACAGCCGTTTACAGACTCTATGGCCGCCTGCGCGGCAGGTGATTTCGTGTATCTTGACCCCCCATATGCAGGTGATTCTTTCGTCTCGTATACAAAGGACGGGTTTGGTCCAGAGAATCATAAGCGGCTCTTTGAACTCTGCGCGGGATTGCGGGAAAAAAATGTAGGGATGCTTCTGAGTAATGCGGATGTGAAGATGGTAAAGGATGCATTTCCGTCGCCGACCTATACAACAAAAATAGTGTCGTGTAAGAGGACGATTAACTCTCGAAAACCTGATGCAAAGGCGAACGAGGTCTTAATCACTATTAGCTAGAGCGGTAAGAAGCTAGAGCGGTGAGAATTTCAGAGGCGGCAATATACTCAATATTATTCTCGCGAAAGAACTCGAGGAACTTCTTTTTTTGCGGGCTGCAGCGGGGGCCAGAGAGATTTCCGTAACTCTCCCTACAGACTTTCTCTGCACCACCCATACAGATAATCTTCAGGGGCTTCCCGTAGAGCTCAGGGATTTCCGCGTACTTAAAGGGGCAGCCGAGAATCTTCTCTCCTGCTGTGCCATTTGTGAAGAAGGTCTGAGCCTTTGCCTCCAGGATTGCATCGTCCACTTCTCCGTCTGGCTGGAAATGGTTCTTGGCCTTTGGCTTTGTCACAGCCTTCCCGCGCAGAATAAAGAGTTCTTCGCAAATGTGTTCACCGAATTTGTTGGTCCACTGCTTGTCGAGGCGGAGGTCCGGGCGCCTCTTGCGGAGCATGGCTTGCCCCCAGGAATCCTCTAGAGCCTTGTACTTGGCATCATCTGCGGTCTTGTTCTTCTTTTCAATAGCGGGAAGGAAGGAGAGGTCGCCGTGCAGCCATTGGACCACTTCTTTCTCACGAAGAAGGTGGATGCTGTCATTTTCGATGCCGGCAATGTAGCTCATGAAGGCGGTTACGGCAGTGGTTTCCATAGTGGTACTACAGTAGTACCAAAGGTGGCAGTTTAATTTTTCCCGTATTTCTGGCTGTAAAAAAGTTCTTGTACTGTGCTCTACCTATTAACACACAGGGATGAGTGCGGGCATGTCATCATCGGTGACGTCGCCGATGCTACTGCAGCGAGAGCGGGGTAGGGGTGGCGCGGCGCGACGGGAATTGAGGCTCTCTGCCAGCTCAATCAGGTCATAGCCATCGCCGCCTGCAAAGGCAGCAAAGTCGAGGGCGCGCTTCATCTCCCCGTTAGAAAGCTTGAACTCGCAGTCAACGGATGCACCGGCCTTGAGGAGAAGGCGGGTGATGTCATAGTCGCCGTGGGCAGCCATGAGAGGCGTGTAGGTGTAGAGTGTAGAGGTGAGCTGCGCCACGCCGAGGTTGGGGTTTGCACCCGCATTCAGGAGCTCGTATACCTTCTTGGAACTGCCGGTCTCGCAGGCGTAGAGGAGGGCCGTGTAACCCAGCATGGAGTAGCCGTGGTCAAACATGTCAGTTGTAGTTGGCATGGTGGTCTGCTCGTTAAGGTTGGCCGTCTCATTCAGGAGGAGTATGAAGAGGTTGATGTCCTCTTCATTGTTGTAGCAGCTGGCCGCCATAATGAGTGCATTGTAGCCGGACTTTGCCACGGTACGTGCATCGGAGAAGGCGCTTTCTGCAATCACCTGTGCCGTCTCAATCTGATGCGCGCTGATTGCCCAAATCAGAGCCGTGTGCGACCAGTGCTTCTTTCCGCCGCCCCCGCCAGACCGATTGACGTATTCGGTGACGCCATCATTATCCATATGGTGCTGAGAGCATGCCATGATAGTTTTGACGAGTTTTGTGTTGCCGAACTCTGCTGCCGCCATTAAGGGGGTGTATCCATCCTTGCGCCCTTGACTGATGTCAGCGCCATTCACGATGAGCTCGAATGCAATGTCCGTGTGACCATTCTCGATTGCCATGAGCAGAGCCGTCTGCCCGTCCTCGAAGAGTGTATCGGATAGTCGTGCAGAGGGAAGCATCTTTTCTACTAGGTGGAAGTGGCCATTGTGGCAGGCCCACATGAAGGGGGTGAGGCCACTCTCGTCGGTGAATCCAGAAGCAAAGTCCTCATCGTGATTGAAGAGCGCTAGTACTTCTTCTGGGTCATGCGTATGATTCATGTTTGCGATGAAGGCGGATACACGGTCGTCCCACCCCTTGTTCTCTGCGTAGAGGGCATCCATTGCACGAAGTCCCGCATCGATTGCCGTGTGCTGTTGGCGAATGCTCTCAACCGCCTTTTTAGAGGCGGTGATTGCCTGTAGGAGGATGAAACGGGGCTGTGGCACGGGGGACACGCAGTTGCGCAGCATGTTCATCTCGTTTACAGATAGATAGTCGGCGAGAAATGCGTCCCCAAACGCCTCAATGGTTGCGCGAATCTCGGAAAGCATGGTAGAGTTGGAAGGGGGCATTTGGGGGAGGTACTGGTGATATTTTAGTCGACTGGTTCAATTTTTGCTGGGGCACACCGTAAAAGCACGGAAAAAAAGTGGTCATTATGAGATGGTAGTAGAATCCCATATTTCGTAGGGTGGTGTTCAGAACTTAAGTGGCCTCTGAAGAGTTCCCTATTGATTATGTGAGTACCCGCGCCTTTGCGGCTGCTTGCTGTGCTTTCCAAATCTGCACGGCGGTTCCTGATGGCCAGATTTTGGGGGCACCTTCTGGGATTTCTGCAAGGACATCCCTCTGCTTGGCACCCATGATGTCATCGGATACTGATTTGGCGTAGGCTTTAGCTGCCTCGGGGGAAAGGCCCTCTGCCTCTTTGTCGGCCTTGATTACAGCCTTGAGTTCTGCATGCTCTGCATCGAAGGCCTCCCACCAGGCATGGCGTGCGGCCATCTCTGCTCGGCCTTCTTCCGCAACCCTCTGAGCGTGTTGCTCCTCAGTGATGCCCTGACTCTGCCGGTGCTCCCTCATGTACTTCTCAATCTCGGCGTCTCGCAAGCGTCGCATGGGGCCATTGACCTCCTCGTCTCGCAGGGCATCCGCCGCGTTGATTGCAGCCTTCTCCTCTGGGGATAAGTCTGCAGTGCGCTTGAGCGAGTTGAGAAGGGCATCCATCTCCAACCACCACGCCTCCCTCTCCTCAGGCATAGTCAGACGGGTGGGCCAGAAGGTGCGCTGATTCTTGTAAGCCCCTACCCCATTGTCTGGCATCATCGTCCTCCAGCCACAGACATCGCAGCAGTTATAGCCAGGGCGCTCTGAAAACTTCACGAGGTGGACCTTCCACTTCTTGAAGGGCTCTAGCTGAGCGTCGCCCTCTGCCTGCTTGGCCGCTATTGTCTGCGAATCCTGGAGGCTGTCCCATGCATGCGCACCTGGCCATACTGTCTCTTGGATGCACTTCTCCCTGCAGTAGTGGCCAGCTCTCGGGATGCGAAAGCCGGTCTGCTCCTCGCCACTCGTGCGAATCACCGTGTAAGAGTCATTGGTGAGCTCGTCGAACTTGGCTACAGGCAGCTGCGCAAGGTTGAAGCTATTGTCTTTGGTCAGTTGATTGCCCATGGTGACTGCAGGAGAGGTGCCTTATGATTATTAGACTGGCTGCTTCAATTTTTGACAGTGAAAAAGGGCGGCGGGCTCTCTTTCTGTGTTCTGCAGGCTATTAGAATTTGGCAGGCTCTGCTTTGGCTACGGGCGTGCCTGGCACTCTCCAGCCCTTTGGCTGCGGAGGGAAGCGCTCACGCAAGGGATCCCGGAATCTGCCCGAGGCCGTGGGAGGCGTAGTGCAGATGAGCCGGGCCCACTCCTTATACCAGTCCTTCTTCCGCTGCTCAAAACACCTGGGACAGATGCAGCCTGTTTCGTGGGGCTGAAGAGTACAGTTCAGACGCGGTTGGCCGCAGCTGGGGTGCCAGCAGCCACAGCCTCTTAAGGGGAGCACAGGCGTCTTGTCCGCGTTGAGCATCTCCCAGTGGCTTGTCATTCTGTGAGAAGAGGGGTGATTACCCTCGTCTGCACCAGCTTATTCAATTTTCCACGAAAAAAGAGCGGCCGCTCTTCCCAACTGGCGGTAGTTCTGTTCTGGGACTACGAGAGTTCTGCAATCTGCTGCGCGTAAGTTTGTCAATGGTTAGGATAGCAACGGGCCTTGAACGCCCATAGATTCTCTGTACCCATAGAGCGATTGCAGCTACGGCAGCTGGGGAGCAGGTTATCCTCCGCATCCAGCCCTCCCTCTTTGCTTGCCAAGATATGCGCACACTCCCAGTGGGCAATATCTATCGCCGCACTACAGCAAACGCATTTACCCCCCAGGGCATCGCCAAAGCTGTTCTTCCACACCTTATCACGAATCTTCTTAGGGGGTGCCCTGCGCTTCTCCTTTGCTACGGTGACTGCTGTGGCGACTGGTGCGGCGACTGGTGTGCGCGCAGAGAAACTCCATGGCCCAATAGGGCCGACTGCGCGCGGGGGCCGAGTAGCTTCTGCCGCTTCTGCCTCCTGCCTTGACTTCTCTATGACAGCGAGACGCTGGCGCTCTGCCAGGGTGCGGAGGGCAGATGCCACGGCGAGGCGCTGCCGCTCAGCAGCCTGCTTCTTGGAAGCCAGCTCCTGTGCCTGCGCCATCTCAAGTGCATGCTGGGCAGCCTTTGTCCTGCTCTCTACCTCCTGCCTTGCCTGCTCTATCGCAACGAGGCGCTCGCGCTCGCACTCGGTTAGCGGCTGCGCCAGCGGCGCGTGCCGGTGGCGCATACTCGGGGTTGGCGGGGGGCGGCCCTGCGCGCCTGCACTGGCAGCGCACCACCACCCTGGCTGCGGCGCTGGGGCCGGGTAAGCAGTCATACCAACAAACATGTCACACGTGCTATAGCCGTTATAGCCGTAAGACATCTTGCTTACTGTAGAGCTAATGATAGTTTAGCTTTGGGTAAACGATTATTTCAATTTTCACCCATGTTGAAAAACACCTCTGCCGTAGATACTCGGCTCTGCGCTAGAGCTTCAAATTACTAACACGAAAAAAGAGCGGCCGCTCTTCCCCAGCCGTTCTGCAGTGTCACCGCAGATGCTGTTTCTGTGCCCCTCCTCGCACAGCTGGGTTAGGGGTTAAACCCCCCCCACGTCGTGTCCTCCAACTCTCCTTGTAGAGTCTGATGACCTTCCCCAGCAGAGTCTAGCTCTACTTCGTCCAACACGCCCGCCCTACTATTGCCGAGGCAACAGCCGACACCCTACTATTGCCTAGGCAACAGCCGAGATGTGTGCCCCTCCATTCGCACACACCCGTCGTGCTCAACCGCTCTGCTCACACACACTCCTTAAACCCTGGGGCGGAATGTCGTGTCAGAACTTGATTTCGCCGTGCACGCACGGCTACTGACTCTGCACGTCCGATACATCTGTAGAACCACGCAGCAACTTGACTGCGGTCTGGCTACTTTCCTCCGCCACACCTATGGAGACCTCAATGGTCCTCCTTCTGCCGAGCACACAAAGCAAAAGTTCGACCGGCGCCCCTACCTCGCGCCGACCTGTCATGCTCTTAAGCACGTCCACCGTTCAGAGCAAACAACTCTGAGCCGAAGTAGCGTTTGCACGCCCACATGATACTATCCAAGACAGGAGCTCCGGCGCTCCTTAGATGCCAGTGGCATGTTGTCTCTGTCCTTCCAGCACTAGCGCCCCGTCTCGCGCCGTCGCGTCGCACCCTCCACTTTGCCTATGTTTCAGGCGTTGGTACGTCCGTTGAAGTGTGGGAGGCCATGTCCGCTCCTCCACCCCACCCCATTTTGACCGGTGCCCCGTCTCGCACCGACCCGTCGCATCCTCCACTTTGCCTATGTTTCAGACATTGATGCGCCCGTAAGTGAGAAGAGTACTAGAAGACCCTCTTGGTCTGCCTCTTCATCACCCATTTTGCAGCGTCCCTCACGCTGCTGGAGTGTGCCTCCGCCTCCTCTGCTTGTCTTCGGCGACCGTGGCCTCTGACTCAATCGCACACACCCGTGATGCCCCAACCGCTCGAACTGAGCTAAGATGACACCCCCGCTTCCTCTGCCGGCCGGCAGAAGGTCTACTCCGCCCAGCCACCCTGGAGGCCTGCCACAACTGGCAGGGCCCCTGGACCACCGCCTGCAGCGGCGGCCTTGGCGGCCTTTGTTGCAGCACGCTTCAGAGCTGCTGCAGCCTTGGTCTCCTCACTCTGAGGCTTCCTCGGCTTTTTGGCGTTCTCCGTTGCAGAGTCACCAATAGACTCCGTCTGGGCTGAGTCGCTTGCTGCAACCCGCTCTATAAGAACGCCACCACCCCCAGCGGCTGCCCCTGCCTCCGCGGCAGCCGCCTTTGCCAGGGACTGTTTGGACTGCTCTGGCGGCACGAATGTGCGCCAGGCCTCCAGAATCTCCTGGTCCTCCCAGACCTTGCCGCTCTTGCTCTGCTCCCAGAGGGGAGAGGCGAACTGCATGATGACGGTCTGCTTGGCCTTCTGCTCCTTGGGCATCTCTGCCTCTGCCGCGTGGACTAGGGCGCCGACGCGTGAGGTGAAGAGCACATAGGCAGAGGGGGCCCTCTTCTCCTTCGGCTTTGCAGCCTCTGGAGGAGAGCCCTGTAGCTCTGCTATGCTCTGCCAGAAGAGCTCCTGGCTCTTGCAGCCAGCCATGATGCCACTCAGAACGCTCTTCACCTGTGAAGTGGTATTCATTCTAAGCGGGGGGGAGTACTTGGCAGGGTAAGGGGCTCCCTGGTTCAATTTTATAGGAAAATTGCCGTTTTGACCAAAAAGAGAGGTATTTGCTCTTACTTCCTCTGTTGTAAGAGCAGACTGCTCTTGAATGCTCTGGAGTCCTCTGGAGACCCTCTGCCTTGCTCTGCTGTAAGAGCAAGTTGCTCTGCTGCCTCCCTCTACCCTCTTGGGCCTGTCAATTTTGCTATAAAATTGAAGAAGAGGTCGCTCATAGCCAGCCAGTACCGGTTCCAGTTCCTAGCAACTGACCAACAAGCAATCCACCTCTGAGAATGCCCAAGCTGAGTAAGCGTGAGCAAGCGAAGAGGGAGAAGAAGGCAGCATCGAGTATCTCTACTGCCCCTCTCCCAACATCTACCCCTGAGCCCGAGACCCCTGCAGCCGCAGAGGAGAAGGCCCAGGCATCCCTCCCGCACGACGTGTGTGAGGAAGACGAGGACGACCGTCCCCGTTACGTCTCGCAGCCCGAGACGGAGGAGCAGGCAGCAGCGCGCGTGGCTGCCTACGCGGCGCAGGGCCGTGACCCCTGGGGGGTGCTCCTCGAGCCCGCAGTGTGCGCCCACGACGGGTGCCAGTACTGCAAGCGCAAGGTGGTGCAGGAGCTGCCCTACACGGACGAGGAGTGCCAGGAGCTGGTGAACCTCTGGGGCTGGCGTCTCGGCGCAGAGATAATCCTCGAGCGCAATGAGGGCTGGACGCTGGATGACATGTACGGGCACGAGATGCAGGTGGCCTGGGATGACTTCTGCGCCATGAAGGAGCGCCTGGCGGACGTGCTGCGGGCGCAGGAGGAGCGCTCCATCGCGGCCCTCAGGCAGCAGCACATCGAGGAGAAGGTGGCGGTGGAGTCGCGCCGCAACCTGGGGCGCAGGGACGTGGTGGTGAAGAAGAACATCCCCTGCTCGCGCCTCTACTCCTGCGAGGGCGATAGGAACAGCGGCGGCGCCAAGCCCACGACCATGTACGTGAGCTCCGAGTGCTGGTCCCACGAGCGGATGTGCCCCAAGACGGGCCGCCTCCTGACGCCCCACGTCTGCCCCTGGCTGCACCCTGGGGAGGAGGGCTGGGACCCGCACTGGAACCGCAACCGCCTCTGGCGCCCTGCGGCCGCGCCCGCGCCCGTGCTGCCCGCGGATGCCCAGTGGGTGGATGCCGCGCACCGCTTCGCCCCCCTGGGTGGGAAGAAGGTGGAGGAGGCCATGGCAGCGCCCCCCACGCGCCAGTGGGCGGCTGCCGGCGGTGGTGCCGGCGGTGGTGCCGGCGGTGGTCGCGCATTCGTGCCGCCACCCCCCGTGCCGCCCATGGCCTCAATCCTGCGCGGCGGCGGTGCCGGCTCTGCGCCTCCCGCTGCATGGGGGCGCGCCCCTTCTGCGGCTGCACCGCCTCCCCCTCCTGGCGGTGGGGCACGGCGCAGGTAGAGAGGCAGGCGAGAAAAACAACGAGAGGGCGTGGACCACCTCAGTTTTTTCGTGTGGAAAATTGAAGAAGGAGGCCCTATAGCCTGTCTGTACCCTCTGAGAGCAACCATGCCCAACCGTATCCCCCTCTTTCAGCCCGCTCCTGCGAAGAAGTCTCACAAGGATGGGCTTGTGCAGACGACCTGGGAGAAGGAGGCTACACGCCTCGGCCCTCTTACCGTTGGGAGCCGTGGGACCATGGGCTGCTGCTTCGACGAGAAGTACGACCTCAGCCTATTGCCCTCTGCCTCTGAGATAAAGGACACCCAGCTACGCGACATCTACACCACTCTGAAGGCCGGCTCTCTAGTGGCTCTCAAGAGGGGCTTCAAGGTCATCGCCTATGTGGAGATTGTGCGCGACTATTACTACTGCCCAGAAGAGCACTTTGGCTGGCACTCTTACGACTTTGTGGTGAGAAGCTTGCCCATCACAGAGACGATTGTACGGGTGCGCAAGACCTTTGCACGAGAGGGAATGAAGAGGCCCGCAGAGTGAATAGAAATTTGCGCCGCCGCCGCGGCCTAAAATTGACGACCGGTTTCGCCTGAAGGTCCATTGTCCTCCGATGTGGTGTAACGGTTAGCATAAGGCCCTTTCAAGGCTCAGACCCGGGTTCAACTCCCGGCATCGGAACCACTACCGTCTTAGCTCAGTTGGTAGAGCGTGTGGCTTTTAGGGGCGTCAGCCTCCAGGGACCACAAGGCCGCGGGTTCAACCCCCGCAGGCGGTATTTTTTTTCGAGAGGTTGACAGCTGGGGGAAAATTGAACCTTCCACCCCCAGAGTAACAAGTACCCTCGAGGATGTTGCATATTGCCTCTGGTTTCACGGCGCGCATCTTCGAGAGTAGTGTGCCCGGCTACGTCAGGAAGGAGCATAGGGACCCTGCAAGCTTCTCTAGCGAGAAGCCTAATCACGCGCGGCTCATTCACCTACTGCGAGAAAAGTGCGCCGACCTCCCCATTCGCGTCCCTCTGCTTTTGCCGAGCAAGGACTATGAGATGGAGAGGGTCGACACTCGGGTGCCCCTCTGGAAACCTACCTGCTGGGTGAAGTTCACAGAGGCGGAGCAAACCAAGTATATAGAGGTGGTGATGACCTGTCTAGAGCGCTTGGCCACCTATGAGTTCTTCATGCGCAATGTACAAGTCTACGTGCAGCCTGACAAGAGCCTAGTAATGTTGGACTTTGGCGACATCCATTGCGTGCCAGCCTCTGGACCTCTCCTACAGTCGTATCGCATCTTTCCGCCTTCTGTTATGAAGGACATTATTGCGAAGTGAAAATTGAACAGTTTTTTTGCGTATCTGTCAGTACCCTTTCCAGCTTCCCCCACTACCTACACGCCTCTCAAATGTCCAACACTATCCGCTGGTACAAGAGTGAGGAGATGGACGTGCCCGAGTTGAACTCGCCGCAGCCGTGCCCCCGCGGCGTGCACTGCGACTACCGCGTGGAGAAGGAAGGAGAGTTGGTGCCGGCCTGCTGCCGCTTCGTGCACCCAGGCGAGGAGGGCAATGGCCGCCGCATCTTCCCCGCGCGCACCACAGAGGATGGGAGGGAGCAACCGGCTTGCGTGCGCCTGACGGGTGGCGCGGGCTTCTACGAGCGCCGGCGCCTGCGGCTCTCCTGGGGTGAGTGGTGCGAGAAGGAGAGCATTCCCTACACGCCCGTGAAGAAGGGGGAGAAATGGGAGCCTGTTAAGCTGGGACCTGTGCAGGGCGCACGCGGGCCGAGCAAGAAGCAGGAGGTCCCCGCTGCCGCTGCCGCGCCCAAGCCCCAGCCCCAGCCGCCGCAGAAGCTGAGCAAGAACCAGCGCAAGCGGGCCAACAAGCGGGCGGCAGCCACCCCGCGCCCCTATACTCTTGGGGCAGGCCGCGCAGAGTGCACACCAGGCTGCGCGTGCGTGTGGGGCGGTAAGTGCCACGATGCTCAGAGCGCGGAGGAGTATGAGGCGCGCATAGCAGGCCTGGACACGCGCACGGAGGAGGAGAAGTATGGGCGGGAGCCTGACTGCCGCTATTGCGACCCTCTCTCTGGCTGCGATGGCGACCACGGGAGCGAGATGCGGGAGGGCTTCGTCTTGCGCAAGGGGGCAGCGGCACCCGAGCATGACGCGTCAGTCCCTGCTGGCGGGGGGTGTGCCGGCTGCATTGGCCCCCTGGAACCACCCATCCTGGGCCCCGAGCCTTGCCCCCCGCCACGACTGAACCTGGGCTTCAATACCTCAGTCAACTACGGGTTCGCTACTCTTGGCATGGAGGGCTCTCACAGCCCTCGGCCCTCCCTTGCCACGGCCAGCTGCGAAGAGTATGAAGGCGCCAGCCCTCGGCTGCCCCGCTTTGAGACGGCCACCACAGAGGATGAGTGCGAGACGCCTCGCTTGGATGCCCCCGTTTCCTGCTCCGACTTGGAGCTGGAGCTCATGAAGGAGGAGGGCGGCATGGAGGCCTTGGACTAAGCTCCTATAGTAGAGAGGCGTGGAAAAATAAACTATTTTTTCATTAAAATTGAATAATCGCTCGCACAACCCCTATACCTACGACAACCATGGACAACCCTCAAGCAGGCCGCCGAAAGAAGGGTGACAAGGCAAAGGAGAAGTATGAGCGTAATGGTGGCTACTCGACAAAGCACGTGCGTCTCGCCACGGCTCTTATTGCGAGCAAAGCTGCCCTCCCTGCGGCCACAGCGCAGCCCAGAGCAGGAAAGGGAAGCTCATGAACTATTTTTTATTAGGACATTGCGATAATGGAAAATTGAACATCGGCATTGCTGGATGTAGTGCACCCCTTACTCTTTCAAAATGTCTGCTGCACGCCTAGAGAAGGAGAAGATTGACCGCTGGAACATGTACAAGGGCCGTGTGAACGTCGCAGGCTCTGCCGTCATCCGCGCCACGCAGTTCCTCGTGCGCCCTACAGAGCGTTTTCCCGCATGCAATGTCCACGACATTGAGTCATTGTGGCACCTCTGGCGTGACGAGGAGGAGTGCTTCTGGCGCATGACCACACATGACAATCCACCTGCGCGCAGCTTCCCCAAGCTGCCTGATGTGGACCCACAAGAGTGCTGCTTCCGCATGTGGGGCCTCCTCATTCAGGTCCAGGTGGATGGCACGCACGGGAGCACCAACTTCCTGCGCGAGACTGTACTTGAGATTGCAGCGAATGAGAAGTGCAAGGCTCACCCTGCAACCTGCCCCTGCCACGTCCCTGACAATCCATGGGTCTACAAGGAGGATGTGGAGGCTCTTGCGCCCATCAACCCCTTGCACAACCCCAAGTGCGGCTGCGCCGGCTGGCAACGGTGTGCGCAGAAAATGATGGCGAATGTCGCTGCGGCTGCCACGAGGACACAGGTTACAGCGGGGGAGCTCCTTATTCGCCCAGAGCCAAAAGTGGAGTCACAGGCAACACCCTATGAGTACAAGCACAATGTCGAAACGTGTGCATGTGGGGTCTGCCACAAGTCGCGTGTGGATTCTGGGACCGAAGAGGCATACGCGAAGAGGTGCCAGGAGGCGAGCAACGCCGTCATAAACCGCCTCGCCAAGCCACAAGAGGCTCCTACGGCACAGGATTTGCGACTGGCTCACTATGGACTTCCTCCTCTCCCGCCTAGCCCCAAAAGTATTGGTGAGGCAATCGCAAATGCTGACGCGGCCATTAGGATGGCGAGTGCTGCTTGCGGCGGGGCAGGTGCAGACCACCCGGACTTTGCCAAGAACCTCTTCGCCGCAATGGGCACGCCGCATGACTCCAAGTGCCCACATGGCATGCCCTTCTATGCCTGTATGCCATGTAGCCACTAGCGTTCATAGCCACTAGCGTTCATAGCCACTAGCGTTCATAGCCACTAACATGACACTTCATAAAATTGAACAGCGCCCTTTTTTTCAGTTGAGTACCCCTCCCTGCGATTAGAATGTCTAACACCTGTTCTATCTGCCTTGACGAGATTAACGTGGCGGTGACTGGCTGCGTGACGCTTTCCTGCGGCCACCACAACCACTTGAGTTGCATCTCCAAGTGGTTCTACAGCCAGGAAAAGAGCTCATGCCCCCTCTGCAGGGCAGGGATGGAAGGCGCTGGTGACGTATGGGTAAGCAAGGACGATGAGGAGGATGAGGACGAGGAGGACGAGGAGGACGAGGAGGACGAGGAGGATGAGGAGGAGGATGATGCAAGACTCATTCCGCAGTTTGCCACCTTTAACAATGCAGAGTTCAATACTATGCTGGTTGAGCACGGGCTTCGGCCCGTTCCCGCAGACAAGTGGCACTTGTTTACGCGCACCTACATGGTTGTACAGCCAGAGTACCCTGGCGAGCTGCGAGTCCGAATGTGGCAGTATGATCTCGAGAACTACTTTCTGGGGAGGGGCGAGAAGTATCTAAGCCATGGGATGTGGGACGCTATTATCGAGCAGCAGAAGGCCTGCAGTACAGGGGCATTCTTGAGCGCAACTTCCGACTTTACGCTGATGATTGGCTTGCCCCTTCAGCCCTATTTCCGCCCGCCGAACCTCAGCGTATCACTCCACTTGATGGACACGGGCGTCTGGCAGGTGGTAGTGATGAATCCCGAGGAGGACACGGGCGTTTCATGCACAGCCCCTGCCGCTGCCATGAGTTCTGCCACAAAGATTCAGGCAGTATGGCGCGGATTCAAGGCGCGCGTGGACAGGGTCTTCAGAGCAGGGGCTGCTTGAGAAAATTGATTTGTCCTAAATGCCCTATTTTTTATACCACCAAGATGTCCGACTCGTTTGAAGGAGAGATGCTCGAGTTTTGCCTGCGCTATCTGACAAAGCACAGTGCCCACTTGAGCGCCGAGCAGCTCTCAAAGCTGTCTGTGCTTTTCCCGAAGGAGCCACCCATCCTGTCGAACCCACTAGACCCAACATCGTTTACATTCCAGTGGACCATTGCAGAGGAACCACCTCTTAGTGAGTACATTGACCCCCTTCAAAGCACGTATGGTGTCCTTGAAGAGGGGTTAGAAGCGCCCCTAACAGCCATTGTCGATGCGCCACCGACTCCCAAAAGAAGGTGCCCGTATGGGTATGATGGCACGTGGGCATCTCCCCTTCCAGTTCTTATAGCAAAGCAGCTAATCAAGCGACAGTGGCGACCAACAGTCAAGGATGTCGTGGAGAAGTATGCCAAGCATGGTGAGACGCGCCTAACCCATGAAATCGCAATCAACTATCTTGCAGACAGTAAGGGCATGACTCCTGAAGACTTTCTGAAGAAGGTTCCCCTCCCCCCACGTGGCACCAAGACATATTATGGCTGGACAGGGCATGGCAAGTACAACTTGGCAGAATGGTGAAGGCACAACCGGTGAAAAATTAACGGGCCACCGTGCCCTTTTTTAGATTACCTGCAACCATGCCCATGACTTACATCTCTGAGTATGACTCCAAGCACAATGTGTACCAGCTCTACATGCTTGATGGTGTGACTCCTCTTGTTGGTGGTCGAGTGATTGTCCCAAAGAATGGGGGGCGCGCGTATGCAGGAGAGCCCTGCATGTTTGACCAATCAAACCCCCGTTTTGTTCCACACGAGAAGCCAGGTTACGATGTGAACGACCCTAATGCAGGTTGGGTGAGCTACAACTCTACTCGCCGCGGTGGCTTTCGTCCCTACAATCTCAGAAGGGCACGCGAGTAAGAGCTCTAGCTTGCTCTGCGTAATATACAAGAGTTTTTTTACAGGTTTCCCAACAGATGGAAGATATATCAGATATTCCAAAGAGTATTTTACGGTCAATAGCATCTAAGTATCGCCTGGAAGTCTATGAGCTGCGAACTAAAGCGTATCAACTTTTGCGGAAAAAGGGTGACGATGTATGGAAGCAAATAAAAAAGGAAGCAGAAGCCAGCGATAATCGTATAGAGTATTGGCAAGAGAAAATACAGTGGGCGCTTCTAGAGTTTTAGGGTGTGCCCGTTAATAGCCATGAACAACAATCAAGTCCTTTGCTTCTGCTTTCGGAACAATCTCCTGCTCAATAAGCCAGGCACGAACTTCTTCGCGGTGGTCTCCCTGTAGTTTGAGCACATCTCCACCTGTCTCATCATTAGTATGGAGGCTACAGGCGCAATTGAACTTCTTCTTCATTGCCTTCATAATCCGCTTCAGGTCCAGTTCTTCATCGAGGCCCTCAATAAGTGTGACGCCCCGCTTACCACTTTGAAAGCGGATGTCTATCTTTTGCCGTGTATGGAGACTGGACATATCTGCCTGGCCAAATCTCTCCCCCATAATGTCAGTATCAATAATACTAGTGGCAGACATCCTTCAAAATACCTATTTACTGAAATATATGTGCTATTCAATTTTACTGGGAACTGCCCAATAAAATTGAATATGTGTAGTGAACTGAAGTTAGTACAGTGCACAATGTCAAAGCCTTCTGAAGGTATTATTCTTCAGCCCGTAAAATGGTCGGAACTAGTAAAGAAGGAGCCCGTTGCTCCCGCTCCCGCCCCTGTTGCAGTGGCAAGTAGGTATATTCCTCCCAGTATGCGTGCAACAGAGGCAAAAAAGGAGAAAGAGCTTTCTGCAGAAGATCTTGATTCTGCAAAGTTATTTCCATCGCTTGCCTACGTTCCAAGGACGGTCTTACCACCAATGTCTCCTGCAACAGCAGGGGCATCTTGGTCACAGATTCGCAATAGAATCGAGGGTGGTATGAAGGAACATATTGTGGAAAAGATGGAGGCTCAGAAGTTGTCTGAAGAGGAGAAGCTTCGGATTGAAAATGAAGAGGACCCTCACAAGATGACTATTGCGCAAAGAGAGGCGAAAGGGTGGAAGACTCTCTACCTTCAGAAGTGGCGAAGGAAGGAAAATGTGGAGTATGAATACCCTTTGATAAATGAATTTCCCCTTTGGGACGGCTGTCCTTTCACTGCCCCGCCTGATATTCTCGAGTATAAGTAAGAAGGATGCGAAAGGGTCCGTATTTTTATATAATATTTATACTATTAACAGTTTTTGTCCTCTGGTATTGCATGAATATGCGGAAACCGCTTCCGCCGCGCATAGAGTCATTTCAGGAACAAGAGAAGATTGTGATTTGCCTTCTCTGTGTCTGTCCTACTACGCGTGTGCTAGAGTTTGCAGAGAAATATGGTATTACACATCCCGTAACGGTAGTGTGTGACGACCCGAATTGTACTGTGCCAGAATCTGCAAAGTTCACTTTTGTAAAGATTACAGATGAGGAGTGTATTCAAACAGGATACACGAATTCTAATCCCGCGATTCTAAAGCGTCCTTCGGCATGGGACAAGGCAATCTATTATTTTTGCGTGAAGAACCGTGGTCCCGAGCATATTTGGTTTATTGAAGAGGATGTTTTCGTACCTCGCCCAGAACTCTTTAAAGAGTTGGATGTACGCTTTCCTGCGACCGACTATATAATGAAGCAGCATGTGAAAGACATTGACGACCCTTCTTTTGAATTCTGGAATGATGGTGATGGAAAGATGGAGCGACCCTTTTACAGAAGTCTTGTCTGCGCCACCCGGGTTTCACGCAGACTCCTTGACAGAGTTAAAGACTTACATGACCAGCATAATACTCTTGTTTTCATAGAGATTGTTTTTAATACACTTGCGCAGCAGAATGGGTATTCGATGGAGATGCCTCATGAACTGCAGAATATTATTTTCAGACATACGTGGACAGAGGATACGGTGAATCCGAATCAGTTTTTTCACCCGGTCAAAGATACGGCGTTGCACGACACGTATAGGGAGCGTCTTGCGCAGAGGAGTGAGTGAACAGAAGGGTAAAATTGGAGTACCTGTATCCTCACTGGCATATTAGTACAATGCAGGCGAACATCTATACTGTTACAACAAAGACGGCTGTTGAGGCGGCAGCGCTTGCCGAGTTTTGTGCGGCACATGGCATTACGGTGGAGCAAAAGGACGTGCCTGTCATTACAGTTTCAGCTCCCATGTCTGAGGAGTATTTGAAACCGAGCGGACCCATGAAGACGTTTTGCGGCCCTCATTGGGCAAATAGAGAGGGTCTTGTCCAGCCAAAAGCCGCACTTGGCCTCGTAATAAATGCAATACAGCGGTGTAATCTTAAAATGAGCAATGATATAGTTTGCTTAAATGAGTCATTGCAGCATGCTCTAACTACGGAGCTCAACTCGGTATTAGTTTCTGAATTGGCCGATTTAGTAAATGCCTGTTTCACTCGCCCTTAGGGAGGCGTAAAGATTCTGGAGAATACTTTATAGAATGGAGGCCTGTAAGCATACCGCCACGAGCGAATGTACTAACAAATGTCAGTGTACATGTGATTCTTGCCAAGAGTACTATGAGGAATTATGGGATAAACATACGAAACTATATGGGCTCTGTTTTGAGTGCGGAATGCCTAATGATATGACTCTTACAAGCCTGAGCAACTACAGGGATTGGCATTTTTTTCAGCCGTGTGAGGCATGTAAGCCCGCATATCTCGCATTAATGTGTGAGAAGCGTCTCTGTGTTGCATGTCAGGGACCTCTTCTTCCCTATGGATTATGTAGGGGTTGTGATTGTACTGGTGATGTGAAAGAGTGCGAGTGTCGCCAGTGTGAGGCGCTGAGGCTGTCCGAGAGGCGGGACTCTTCAGAGAAGTAGATTTCTCGCGGAATTTCTGCGGCCCAAATAGAATGTTAAAGCTCATAGCGATTCGCAAATCTCATCGTGCAGAGAAAAAGTACGATGCGATTTTTGAGAGGGATGGTAGGCGCAAGGTGGTGTCATTTGGTGCGGCAGGAATGTCCAACTATACCAAACACAAGAATGCCACGCGGAAGCAGCGCTATATACGGCGTCATACGGGAAAGGGAGAACGCTGGGGTGCACCTGATACGGCGGGTGCCCTCTCACGTTGGATTCTCTGGAATAAGCCGTCTTTTCGCGAATCTGTAGCGGACTATAAGCGTCGTTTTGGTCTATGACGGCGCGTTCGACGGCGTGTTCGACGGCCCCCCTTCTGACTAGAGAGCAGCTCCATTATTTCCGAATTTCCGCGTGCCCCTGCATAAGCTAAAGCGGATTTTCCAGTATTATCTGTTTTAGTAATATCTGCGCCATGTTCTAATAATATTGTAGCTATAGGTATTATGAATTTATTATATTGTTTATCCATCTTGCACACTAGTATCAAAGGGGTAATCCCCAGCACATCTTCTTTATTAACATCTGCACCGGCTTCGCAGAGCATTTTAACATTTTCAATATTTTTATTATTACATGCGACTCCCAATGGGCTACGCCCAACATTTACTACTATAGAACCAGAATCAATATCTAGGGCTGGTCTTGGAGTGGGAGTTGTGGGGTCAGCGTCTTTATAGCGTAATAGTAGTTCTACAACACGATTATATCCATTTAAGACTGCTCTAAATAGCGGGGTGTGACCATAATCTCCTTTATTTGGATTTTTTCCGCACTGTAGGAGTGTTTCGATAATGTCAACTGCATCATCTCCATTAAAGACAACTTCTTCGTATATTGGACTGTCTCCCTGCCCTATATAATAACAATCACGTAACTTTTTATTTGCTATTGAAGTGTTTGGAACTAGTTCAAAGTGTTCTCCAGCTTTTTCTGTGATATTCTCAATATAGGAGTATCTATTAAACATTAGGAGGAGGAATAAGATACTGGCTCTTTCTACGGGAAATAAGATACTGCCCCTTTTTCCTTGTTTTATGTTACGCTTTGATAAAAGAGATACATACTTTTTTTTATCAAAGGCCTGAATATTCCCCTTTAGTTCGGCCATATTTTTTGGACGACGAGAAGGAAAATGCCCCTCTTTTTTTAGTTGAGAGTATAATCCTTCATTGAAGTATTCATAGAAACCATCTGCAAACATTAGGACGGTTTGAAGGGAGTCTGGTCCGCATGTATAGTCCGTTTGACCAAACACTAATGTGCCGTTTTGGTCACCCCTTCCTCCATGAATAAGGCTGGATTTTACATAAAAAAGAACTGCATCTGTGATTATAGTTGTTCCTGGTTCAATATCTGGATTACTCCACTCCATAAATATACTTGGAGGTTCACTTCTTCTTCTTAAAAATCCTACTTCAGAATCGCCATTATACCATGTACCTCCAACTCTCACATACGGTACGAAGTGGCCCTTCTTAGACTTGTCAAACACAAAAAGAGCGATTATACCGACACATTCAAAATCATCAACTTTCATTTGAAAGGGCCCAGATAAATCTCTATCAATAATGGCATACATGTCTCTGTTAGACACATCTTCTTCGTGAAGGCCTATTATATTATTTGCCATATTAAATATATATTCCATCTCTACATAACCATCCTCCCGAAAAGTAGGCTGCATAATATTTTTAGATTTCGTTGCTTGCAATGTTCCCAGGGAAGGGCGTCTCTGTTTTGGCAATCCTTCTGCCATTTCTATAGGAGAAGAAAATAGTACCGTGAACATCAGGGTCTTATTTTCCTTTCATGGCCTGGCCATCTAATAGCGAACATTACTGCGGCGGGGGCGGTCCATAGGAGACTTGGGCATTGCAACAGGCTCCTCCTTCATAGTGCAGGCGCGGCGGGGACGTTGCTGGGGCTGGGGCTGGGTCTGGGTCGCAGCGCAAGCCTTCTTCAGTTCCACAAGAGCCTTAATGGCCTCCTTCTCAGATACGGTGAATTTAGAGAGGCGAGTACTGACGGGCATTTATACCTATATACCTCTGCGAGTCTTTAGACCTATGCGTCTCCCGCGACGTGTTTTACGATGAAAGCGGCGGCGCCGCGTTTTTCTATGGGGTCTTCCTCCGCCCGCTGGAATAGTCTCTTTGGGGACGGGTATAATAGCTTCAGGGTTCACGATATAGTCTGATGCGGGGTCTCCCTGTGTATTTATAGTAAGTATGCCATAAAAGGCATTTGTCTCCAGTACTGATTTGCCATTTAAGCTATATGGTATTAGTGGGTCCCAGACGAGTTTATCAGAAAGTACCAGCATATCTGCGTACATATTACTTGTCGCATTTGCATGATTCTCGCTTCTACGCAGAGATTCAAGCACTGCCCAACTGGTTTGTGCAATAATACCACGCTCCCCTTCTAAACTCTTCTTCTTTTCCTCTTCCGTTGTAATAGATGATATTGCCGCAGGATAATATTCTTCAATGAAGGAGCATATTTGCTGAAGGATATTTGGCTTACCCTCTTCATAATCGTTAATAATACACTCGAATCCAGGGAGAAATTTATAATCTTCTCTGAAATAGTATGGATGAAACCGCGCTGCCCTTACTGTTGATAAGATAATTTTTGAGAGTACAGTTTTAAATACGGGGTCGCTATAGTATGGTTTCGTTTCAAAATATTGTGTTAAAAAGTCGTGTGTTGTGCACATATTAAAGTTAAGAGCAAACAGGTTCTCTTTATCTGTAGTATCTAGTCTTTCCATTCCTTCAAACATTTTTTCGAACTCTTGAAAATCTTCTTCAAGGAGGTCGCTCTTTATTTTATCGAATCGTGATTTCTTCAAATCGATGAGGAAGTTGAGTTGTATCTTCATCTTAAAACATTTTCTCAGGAACTGATTGCGATAGCTTGCAGCTGAATCATTGCTCGACATGTAGGAGGAGTTTACAGGATACCTTGTAAAATAAAGGTATACATTTTTGGGTTGCTTATCTTCTGGGAGAGCTTCTAGCAATGTGTTCAACTTCTTTTTCAATACTCTTATGCGAACTCCGTAGAAGGCCATCCAAAACTCCACAAGAACTGCGTGCTTCTCTGATGACATTACTTCAATCTTTTTGCCCATTTTTTTATAGTGTTCAAGCACGTCTTCAGCTTCCTTTTTATCTGCAGGAGTTGCACGTTCGCCCAGTTTAAGTACGCTTTCTGCCTTTGCCCTCACGTCTTGTTCAAGTTTTTCCGCCTCTTTAGTTAGTTCTTCGAGTTTAAGAGTTTTTGCAGCCTCACTATCCATATGTTTAAATAGGGATTCTTTTCGTATAGCATTATAGTACTGAGCTTCTGGTTCAAAAATAAGCTGATTCTTCTGCAAGAGATTAAATGTAAGAAGTTCTATTATTCGCACAAAGAGATTTCTATAGAAGGTAATGAAAATATCGGTATTTGCTTGTAGCTCAGCTTTTGGGGCAGTGAGAAACTGGGATAAAAAGGGGGTGGAAGCAGTCACTGCGCCGCCGATTTCTTCGCGCTGGGCCCCTGTCAACATGGAATATACTTCGAGTTGGGTAAGAAGAACGCCTGTAAAACTCTCGAGAAGTTGTTTTATTCTTGCGACCTCTTTTACTTCTACGGGATTTCTAATATTTTTTACCAATTTATCATTGTACAATATATAGCGGAGTTTATCAATGATTATTGATATAAAGTATATTTCATCATCTTCTTTCATATACCTGGGCGATCCTTCCATGCCGGCTTTTGTTAGTTGGTACCTTGATTGGAAAGAGGGCATTGTATAAATAAAGATGTAGTTTGGGTCTGCTGTCCGTGAATCTAAGAAGTCAATAATTGTTTTAAGAGTCTGCCGAGACCTTAATGGGGGGTCCTTTGCGGCAGGGTCACGCTTGAACGGGGGTTCAAACTCTTCGATAAGAGGGGCTTTGAAGGCAAAAGGCTCTACAAGTATTGTGAGGGCAGGTATAACAAGAGCTTTTTCTGCATCTCTGAGCGTCTTTATTACTGCTTGGTCAGGATCTCTTAGGGGAGGGTAGACTAGCGTAGGAGGTGTTAGAGGGGAAGGGGTGGCAACAGTGACAGGGGCAATAGGGTACTCTTTAAGGAGTTCTTCTAAGTTTTCCTCTAGTTTTTCCTTTTTCTTCTTCTCCTTTTTAGCTTTAGGTTTTGCTGCAGGTGCTGCTTGTTCTGCAATTGATACAGGGGCATCTGTTGCAACAGCGGCTTGAGCTTCAGCAGCGGCTTGAGCGGCAGCGGCTTGAGCTTCAGCAGCGGCTTTAGCTTCAGCAGCGGCTTGAGCGGCAGCGGCTTGAGCGGCAGCGGCTTGAGCGGCAGCGGCAGCAGTAAGGAGCTCAGCTTTTTTCCATTCTTCCTCTTCTTTCTTTTTCCTCTTCTCATTTGCCGTTAAAATTTTAAGAGGTTTTTCTTTAGCAAGGGGGGCTGCAACAGGAGAAACAAGGGGAGGGACAACAGGGAGCGACATTTCTTCTGCCTCCTCTTTAGCAATTTGCCTGGCCAATTCTGCATTCGCAATCTCTTGTGCGCGGCGTCCTGTATTATTTACAACTGGCTGCGCCTCTGCAACTAGCTCTAGCGGTCCTCCTACAGCTTCACTAAGAGCCTTTGTGAGTTCTGTTTCTCCTCCAGACATTTGTATAAGACCAGGGAGCATCCATTGAAAGATTGTTTTGCGAGGATTTTTTTCACTATGTATTGTTAATGCAGCAATACATTTCTCGCATATAATTTTAGCAATATCCTTTATTGTTTCTGGTGGAAGCCTCTTACCGAGATCGTATATTCTCATAAAGGTAATTGCGGCTTTCGTATCGAGTTCTTTCACGGTTGGCTCCCACATAGTTCGAATAATCTCTTCAGAACGATTCAACATGTATTGAAATTCTGCATCTATTTTTTTAATAATCCGCCCCTTCTTTCCTACAAGTGCCTCCATTTGCTGGAGTGCCAATATCTCTGGTATAGCAATATACACACCATCACCAGAAGGCAGCGTAACCAATTGTGTAGTTGATGAAAAATCAGCCGTTTCTGGCACAAACTCTGCTTTTAATTTTTGCGCTTTATGAAAAAGAATCTCGATAATATGATACACTATACCCTTATATTTAATTACAACCTGTATTTTTGAGACGAATCCCCTATTTATAATAAGAGCCATGTGTATTTTATCGCCCATATCACCTTTCATTAGTGTTTTTGTCGCAAAAGGTAGTTCTAAATCTGCCGCTATATCACTTGGAGTGAGCGGTGTTATATCGTCATCGACTATAATACTTTGGAATAATTTTGAAGCAATAATAGCATTACGGAGGAGGGCAAATAAAAACTCCGAGTACTGAGCGTAGCTTGCATGTATAGTTCCTGCCGCACTAAAAAAGGGTATAGGAGCGCCCCCATATATAATAGGCGCGACTTCAATATCAATATCAGGGGAAGGAATGCCACCAATAAGAAGATTGCAGGCATTACCACCTATAATCCTGTATTTTACTTCTGGTAAACGAACTTGACCAATCATTGGGTTAGAGATAAAATAGCTAAATGTTTTTGCAATAATATTACGAAGTTCTGCTTGTACATCTATGCCAAGTTTAGTGTATAGCTCAAACAAGTTTACACGTTTTGTGTCTAGGGTGAGTTGCTCTCGCGCATCTAGTTGACTGAATACTTGTCGGTCATATTTCTCTAAAGCTGCCTCTTTAGAAGCAGCATTCATCTTACTCTAGTCTTAGATTTTCTGTAAAATCCGTGGAAAAAACCCAATCATCAAAATAACAAATAAAATAATAACGACTGATATTTTCCATTTGGCTATTCCGTGCCTTTGGTGCAGATGTTCAACAGATGTATTTACGAGTTCCCAGCAGCCGAACCAAAAGAGAACAATAATAAATGCAATAAAAAGAATGAAAAAAGCATGTTCTTCAAATCTACTTAAACTTGGCAACATCATCTAATAATAGAGTCTATTTTTAGAAGATGGAGCAGTCAATATTAATGATTCTTCAAGGTGGTCTCGGGAATCAACTTTTCCAGTACACGGCAGCCCTACATATTTCGCAGGTACTTCAGCGGCAAGTCTTGCTTTCTCCCGTGCAATTAAACAAGCATTCTAACAAAGATTACAGGTCCACTCTTTATAAACGATTAAAATCGCTAGAGAAAATGGATACTCCCTATGTAATGGTGTTGGATGCGTATAAACCGTGGCACCCAGTTGACTTTAACGTACCCTATTCTATGGCTCTACGCGGATATTTCCAATACCTCCCTACGATTATGCCGGTTCTTTCGCTGGTCTGTGAGGATTTGCGTGTATTTCTTGAGTCTCAGCGTGAACTCCTTGCGGCCAAGTATTATATTAAAGAGCCAAATAACTATGGATTTATTCATGTGAGGCGTGGGGATTACATTTCTGCGAATCAGGGTACGCATTGGATTCTTGGGACAAACTATTATGAGGAGGGTTTGAATCATGCGAAGCATATTAAAACATGGTTTGTAGTATCTGATGACCCCACTTGGTGTAGAAGGCAAGAATGTTTTGCAACATGTGAATTTGTGGATGAGCCGGGCGAACTAGAGGGTATGGCACTGATGAGTCTCTGTAATGGTGCTGCAATTATTGCAAACTCCACCTATAGTTGGTGGGGGGCGATGATAGGTGCGGAGAAATATAAGGGGACAGTGGTGTATCCGTCAAAATGGTATGCAGAGGAACAGCCGAATCTATTTCCAGAGGCGTGGAAACGTATTTAGCGGCGACTGCGCGCGCGTGCTTTTTTTTGTGGGGGCCTAAAGCAAATCTTCATTTTCTTGGCTGAGTACTACAGTACTTGTGAGACCCAGTCCTCTTAGAAAGCGAATCTCATCGAGGTATGCAGACATGCCAGGGCCGTCTTCATTCTTATATCCTATACATATATCCAAGGCGTTTTTACCACTGTTATTCACAGCATGTATATCAGCACCACGTTTTACCAGGTATTGTGCGACTTCAAGGGTGCCATTCACAATAGCAATGATAAATGCTGTGCGCCCTTTTATATCGCGTACTTCTAAATTTGCAATGCCTCTACGTAATGTAGTAGGGCGCGCCGTTTCACGCTTCACAATATTTGACACTCTGGGTTTAGAGCATAATGCCTCAACTATGGGTAAAGTGTCAGAAGTTACACCTTGACAAGCAATCATAAGTGGGGTCATGCGATTTGCATCTTGTAGTTCTGTATTTGCTCCTATACGAAGTAGGGCTTCTACTTTTGCCAATCTATCCGTGCATTTTATTACGTTATGTAGTGGCATTTCAGCGACGAGTACTCTTTCTCTACATATCATCATTAAAGGTGTATCAGCTTCTACTTTAACACCATGCCGTTCGAAGAAATGCCTAGCATTCACATCTATTCCAGCGCTGCCAAGTAGTTCTATAAGCTCAGGGCGAGCTTCTGTCTCTAGACAGGCATAATGTAGGGCATTAAACCCACCGACAAATGGATTAGAAAGAACACGTGTACTGTATATACTGCTTTTTGCGTTAAGTTGCTCGGGTGTTAAGCGAAGACATACCTCTTTTATTATATCTAAGGATTTCTGCAAAACAATGTACCACATTAATACAGTTGTTCCAGTATCTGAAGCAGGGGAGTGTGGATCCGCACCATGTTTAAGGAGTAGCCTACAGGTCTCTATATCTGATACAAATTTTAAAGGAGGCATATCATTCATTCCAGGAAGAAAATTCGAAAAAACTACTTTTAAATTAGGATCTGCGCCATAATGTAAAAGTGCCCTGCATACATTTATATTTCTTTCTGCCGCATGTGTAATGGCGCTATAGTTGTGCGTTGTACCAGGACTTATGTGTATAGCATTAATATTGACACCCCTCTCTTTAAGTAGACCAACGATGTCATATACATCGGCGGCGTACGTTGGGCTTATATTTTCTATATTGTCCGCCTTCTCAAATGCCATTGCCAATAATGGTTCGTTTTGATTAAACTCTACATTAAGAGCCGCTCCTGCCTCCAGGAGTAGTTTCACCGAATTAATACGACCTTTGGCGCAAGCCATTGAGAGTGGCGTATGTTCAGAATTGCGAGGGTCAATAGCTGCCCCATATTTAATTAGTACTCTTAAACTATCTGGATGGTCATATGAACGCGATACTGCTGCGAGGCACGAAATCCCCCTCCCCTCACCCCACGCGCCAGTTCGTATGTAAATAAAGGAGGGATTTGCACCTTCTTCACATAATGCCTTTATGGCATTTCTTTTTCCATGTAAACACGCAATATATAGGGGTGTTCTTAAATGACGATCAGTAATCTTATTTACTGCGACCCCTTTTTGGCATAAGAGGTGTATTACTTGGGCATGGTCTCCCTCTATTGCCCATTCTAGTACTGTTCTCCCAAACGAATCTGCTGCGTGAATTTTGCCTCCACTTTTTATGAGTGATTTGATTTTGGGAATATCTCCTTTGAACGCGGCGTACATAAGTTCAGTTTTTCCAGTAGCTGCATCTGCCGCTGCTGTTGACTGTAAAATTCCTTGTAGATGTGTATCACCCCTTCCAGATCTTGTGACATTTCTTAAACTTTTCGCCGCATTTGTAAATCCCCGTTGTGCCAAGATTGTTGCGAGTAAGTCAGGTGGTCCACTTGATTTCTGGGAACCCGCGTATGGTTCTTCAGTATTTGCTTCATAGCCGGTATTCTTCTTCACTTTTTTAGAGGACTTTTTTGTCCCATTATTTCCCTTATTATTTTCCTCGCCACGTCTTCTTGATTTTCTACCAGAAGGCATTTCTATAGTGTTAGATTTTAACTCCCACTCAAAGCTTTTATGCGTTAAACAAGTAGGAGAGATGTCAAAACGCAAGCTTATGTTACATATACCAAACGGCTACGAAATTCCTGATATTTACGTAAAAGGTTCTGAAGAACAGATTGCCTTGGCTCTTAGTTTAGGGGCGAATGCATTGGATTTTTGTAATAAAAGGGCGATGGAGATTCACTCTGAAGGATGGACAGCGGAGGCAATTGCCGCCACAGTGAAGGAGCACAGGTACGAGCTGGCGGGGGCCACCCAACGTCAGAAGAAAGCGGAGGAGGCGGCAAGGGCTGCACAGCTTCGTATTGAGGCAATGGAGCAGGAGGCTTCGAATCTCCGCACCCGTATTCAGAAGGAGATTTCGGAGGGGTATGAAATGATATTGCGGGCGAAGGATGCACAGATTGAGCAGGCGAAGGCGGCAACTGATAAGGTGTATGAGAGTGTAGGGAAGAAAGTGGAATCCTTGCAGAATTCTATGACGAAGACGTATGCTTCTTCCAAGGAGAAGGGGGCGCTTGGTGAGACAATTATGGAGGCGTTGTTGAAGAAGGCGTTTGATTGCAGTGTTCAGGTGGTGAGTACTGACCCGCAGAGCGCTGATATTCGGATGACGCGAACTGCGGCGACATACCTCTGGGAGATAAAGAACTATTCTCGCCTGGTGACTTCTGATGAGGTAGAGAAGTTCCGTCGTGATTTGCGTTTACATCCGGATGTGAAGGGTGGTGTCTTGGTGAGTCTGCGGCAGGGAATTGTTGGGCATGCGCGTGGCGGGGATATTGACCTGGAGTTTCTAGAGGATGGTCGTTTTGTTCTTTTTGTGAGTAGTTTCCTTTCTCACGAGGACCCTGTGTTTTATCTGCAGACGCTCCGTCCTTTTTTTGAGGCGGTAGAGACTATTGCAAAGCCTGTAAAAGATGAAGTAGAGGCTGTTCGTGCCCTGGAACTGAAGGCATCTCTTATGACGAATCTGTTACGGAGTCATGCGGCCACGGTCACCCGCCACAAGAACTCTTTGGCGGGTCATAAGAAGAGGACGGACACGATGTTTGCGGAGTTTCAGGGATTTATTTTAGAAGCGGAGGCTCAGCTACAGACGGTTCTTCGGGTGGCCATGGGTGGGGACGGGGTGAGTACAGAAGTGGGAGAGGAAGCAAAAACGATGTTGTCTTTGGCAGTATTTCGCAAGGATTGTCTGGCAGATTTTGCAGATGATAAAATGCGGGAGTTTATTAAGTGGCTCTTGGGTGCAGTGGATGTGCGAGAGGGTACACAGATAGAGGCGAAGGATTTGATTGAGAGGGGGAAGGCCCGGAACTTTTCGGAGAAATTTCTGCGTGGGCTACGAGAGGAAGTGTTTCAGGAGTCATCGTGGGCAAAGGGTTCGCGATTTCTTCAGGGGATGCGGTGGAAAACAGCAGGGGCCCCTGAATAGGGATGCGGTGGAAAACAGCAGGGGCCCCTGAATAGGGATGCGGTGGAAAAATAAATGGCGAGCTCCAATAGGAATGCCCAAAGCAGAAGGTGGTAAGAACTCGCCATCCAAAAATATTGGGGATGATATTGCGGCCAGGTCTGAAACGGCTTTTTTCGTTTTCGGGAGATTTAATCCACCTCATAAGGGTCACAAGGTGCTCGTAGATGCCCTCCTTCAAAAAGCGGCAGCGGCGGGTGCAGACCCCTATGTTTTTGCCACAAGTACACAGGACAAGAAGAAGAATCCCCTCTATGTGCATGAAAAAGTGGAACTTCTGAAGAAGATGTATCCTTCTACGCAGAGAGTGCGTATTATTAATACGACAAAGTCGGCATGTAAGACGGTGCCGGCTGTGTTAGGGAGACTCTTGGACGCGGGGTATAAGAAGATTGTAATGGTTGCAGCGGGGGAGCGTGTGGCGGATTTCACGGGCAAGTTTGAAGTGGAGAAGGGAGTTCCTTTAGAGGTGGTGAGTGGTGGGGAGCGTGACCCAGATTCGGAAGGAGTGGAAGGTCTTTCTGCAACAAAGATGAGAACGGCTGCGGGAGCAGCGAATATTGCCTCTTTTCGTGCGGGGCTTGATGAGGCAATAGGGGCATCTTCAGCGGAGAAGTTGATTGAGAAAATACGCTCTAGAATGTCTGGGGGTGCGCGAAAGACGAAGAAGGTTCGCAGGAGTTAGAGATGAGTGAGGATTTCTTCAAATACTTTTCTGCCGCTTTCTCCGCAGGGATATAAGTAGCGATACGAGAGGCCTTCAGCGACCCAGATGGAGATGGTTCCTCCTGTTTCGCCGCGTACATAAGCGTATCTGACAGTTTTAATTCCGCTATAGGGAAAGAATTGCATAGTATAACCGTCTGCTTGTATTTGTTTTTCATGTACAAGTAGACCGTTTCCCAGGAATTCAACGTTGGCTTGTGGGCAGCAGTTCATAACTATCTTAGTATAGAATATAAGCATGTGGAAGTTCCTCTCGGTGTTGGGATTGGCTGCGTCTGTATTTGGCCAAGATATTCTTGGTTCAATGGGGTGTACTAGCCCTGTGTGCGTTTTTTCCAATAAATATCTTCGTTTTGGAAGTGGTGCGGAAACGTCTGTGAATAACTGGGGGCTGTTTGTTCAACCTTGGTATTATTCTGAAATAGCTTCTGCTTGGTATAAATTAACATTCAGTTCATATCCTCTTGATACTGCTATAGGGGTTGGGACGGGCAGTTCTCATTGGTCTGGGGCAACTATTAGTGACCTCTATTCGCTGACTCCGACCGCATCTTCTACAGATTACTCGAACTTTATTGTGAATGCGAGTGATACAACGAAGACTGTGGGATTTGGCAAGATTGTTGCCACGCGTTCCTTTGTAGTTTTCGGGCAACTTATTACTCTTCAAAATACATTTTCACTTGGTCAATATGACCGTTTTGTGCGTATAACGAATGTAATAATAAATAACTCTACAGCTCCACTGCAGAATACATACTTTTGGGTGGGTACGCGCGATGATTATGTAGGTAATACCGATGTGAATACGAAAACGCGCGGCAACCTTATTAATGGCAATTTCACTGCTATAACGGCCAATAATCAATCATCTTACGCGATAATGATTACAAATACGAATGAGGGTGTTCTATTTTATTCGGAAACGGCTGGTGTAATGACGGCATATGCGCTATGTTGTTCTTTTTCGAATGTCTATAATATAAATCCGCTCTCCATTGCGCCATCAACACCTTCGCCGACAGATGGTTCTTATGCTGCGGTTCTTCCATTAGGCACGGTGGCTGTGAATTCTTCTGCGAGTATTACATGGTATTATGCCGCGGGTATGATTTCATCCCTTGCTTCTGTTGCGCAAACAGTAGCTATTGCACAAATAGCTGATGCGGGTCCAGTTCCTACATATACTTCAGTAGCAACATATACTTCTCAGCTGAGTGTGACTCCCACAACTACACTGTCTTTGACACCCACGGGTACACAGACTCCAAGCTCTACAATATCGAGTTCACCTTCTGGCACTCCTACTTCGACGCAAACTCCTGCTTCTACGCGCACTCCTTCTATTACGCCAAGTGTGACTTCTACTGCTACACAGAGTCAAACATCTACCGTGTCGTATTCGCCCACGTCGACTCCTACTTCCACGCAGTCACCATCTTCGACTCAGACATCAACGTCGACTCCAACTACAAGTTCTACTGCTACACAGAGTTCTACACAGACTCCTACGCAGACTCTCACTCCTTCTTCTAGTGCATCTCTTTTGATTCATATAGTCTTAGTTCCTGTACCGCAGAATAATGTTACATTTATCCAGACTGTTACGGGGTTGGATAGTCTGATGTATATTTATACATTTGTGCCGATTAATATTCTTTTAATACTGTGCTTCTGCTGTATGTGTGGGGCAGGTTGTTACTTTTACAGGAGGAAGAAGCCTGCAGTTGAAAAAGTGGATGTTAATACGATTCATGTGAGGGAGGTGGAAGAAGGGGGTGTCCCTGCATTCATGGAGAAAACCTCTGTATTAAATAAGTAGGGTCTAAGGTGCCTTATGTATTATATGCTAATGGACCCTCTAGAGGCATATGTAGTAAAGATGTTTCAGTTAAGAGATGTGAGGGGGGGTCTGGGGCGCAGGGATATTTTCCACGGGCTCTTTTGTTATTTGTATCAGTTTTATCCAGAACTTGCCTACAGGTTTCTGGACATTGTGCCAGAGTACGGGACGTGGGGGGATTTATTCAATCTCTGTTACATTTCTCCGCACATTATGTGGCGTGTGGCTGAGATTGTTGATGCACAGCTTCATGTGGATGAGGAGGCAGTTTTAGAAGGTAGGACACCATCACTTATGGGTAAATGGGCGCCGAGGGAGAATAAGAAGCACGGATGGATTGCAAAGAATCTTGCTGCATATATTTCGAGAAATCACCCTCCTTCAACACATCAGAACATGTGTTATAGGCGGCGAATGGCTGCTCTTAATCGCGTTTTGGGGACTGTAGAGGTTCTGGAGTGTGAGCGGCGTTGGTCTGAAGTAGAACCGACTGCCGTGCCGAGCAAAGCGAGGCACATTAAGAGGAACGCTTATATGCGTCATGAGTGTGGAGAAAAGTTCACCGAGTTTTTTCAGGAACATACCACCCGGACATGGGTGTCGGACCCCTGTCGCTACGTACCAGTTGTGGATATTCTTCAGCAGTACCGTGAAATGTCAAATATGGCTTAAACGTGTTTTATCCATTAAAGGGGAGAGGGGATGTTCTTATATGCCATTTTAAAAGTTTTAGAGACGGTGAAGGGGTGGTTGTATGCGCCTCAGCAGGAGGAGCAGCAGGAGCAGCAGGAGGAGCATCAGGAGCAGCAGGAGCAGGAACAGGGGCCTGTAAAGCGGTATAATCTCAGGGAAAGAAAGCCTGTAGATTACCAGGGGTAAAGTGCCGAGGCACAAGAACAAAGACTACTTACAGCAAAGCAAAGTTACAAAAGTAGTCTGGTTAATGTAGGATACAGCCGTTCTCCTGTGCGGATTTGATTTCTTGCACGGGAAACACGAATCACCCCTATTGTATAGGGAATCAAAACTGCTGCGTTTTATGAGTTCTTCTTAAGAAATCATAAAAAGCAGAAATGCCGTGTGCATGCCAGCTTCCACCAGAAATATATCCCGATGCAACGGAGTGGGGTCCGCTTTTATGGTGTTTACTTCACGGAATCGGCGAGAAAGTAGGGAGTTCAATACAGCAGTTTCGCGCGGATGAGAGGAGAAGTTTATTGAAGATATTTGATACTCTTCAGAAAGTAATCCCTTGTCCATCTTGCAAGGAACATTTTACCGTATATTTACATGAACACCCGGTACAAAAGGCAATTCGTGAACTTTCTTTTCCTGATTTACGAATTTACATTCGAACATGGTTCTGGGAGTTGCACAATTGGGTGAATGAGAGTCTAGGTCGTCCCCTCTTTTTATTAGAGGATGTTGCTACAACATACGACTCTGTGAAGTTCCGAAAAGTATTAAACACTCTTGATATTCCTATGCAACGCGCAATACGTGTACGTACAGGGCAACTTATGGCATATAAAGAGTTTAAGAACAACTTTCTTCTTCTACTTTCTCTCTATGGTATATAGGGATGGGGCGTTCAAGCCGATTAAAAAAGGGTAAGACGCGAAGAAAGCTTAGAAAGCCTAGACGGCGTTTTACGCAGAGGGGTGGTGGTGCACCAGGCAGGCCCTTATTAGATGGTGCAGATGCTCCTCCTATAAATCAGCCGAGTAATATTGATTTTAATGCGAGATTTCAGCCTACATTGAAGTGTGGTTTACATGGTCCAACATTTACAATATATCAGACGGCGCACGAGCCATACGCGGTATGGACGCCTCCCACGCCTCCAGTAATGTATACACTAATGTGTTGGGACCCTGATGTTCCTCAGGGCAAATCATTTCTTCATTGGATGGTTACTAACTGTAGTGGTGTGGATGCATCTGGAGGTAAAGTTGTGGCGGCCTGGGTTGCTCCTTCTCCTCCACCAGGAACGGGTGAGCATAGATACGTGATTGGTTTATTTAATCAGAGCGGTCCAATAGAAGTAGGAGAAATAGCTGACCGTACTAACTTTAATCCCATGACATTTTCTGGGAAGAATAATATTACTCCACTTTCATATATTGGATTTCGTGTGGTTGCTGCGGAGCAGCCTCCAGCAGGAGGGGCTCTAACGAAATCGGTAAATACCGTAGCACCTCTTTTAACTATTCCTTCTGCACCCCCACCTCCTGCGCCTCCTGCGCCTCCTGTGCCTCCTGTGCCACCTGCGCCTCCTGTGCCACCTGCGCCTCCTGTGCCACCTGCGCCTCCTGTGCCGCCACCGCAACCGCCACTACCGCCGCCACCACCTTAAACTTCAATGCAATCTTTACGTAAGAATGTTTCCAACACTTCGCGACTGTGTCGCAGAGTTTGTAGACAAACTACCCACAGAGGTGAGAATAGTGATGATTCATTTACGTAAGGCGGTAGAGCGAGAGCCTCTTATTCAGAAGTTAATAGGGGCAGTAGGGGACATTGAAGTGGTGGATGCTGCGGACGGTGTAGCATTAGTGGCGGAAGGACATCCTACAGAGTGTGGAATCGACCCAGGTGTACGAAGAACTGCTGGAGAAGTTGGTTGTATAGTGAGTCATGTGCGTGAGGCGCGGCGTGCACTTGCAGAAGGTATTTCTCATCTTGTAGTATTTGAAGATGATTGCGAGGTGTCCCCTACGTTTACTATAGAGGGTTTTGCAGGGTATTTGCGGAGGGTGAAGGAAATTATGCAGAAGTTTAAGATGGATGACAAGAGTGATTTTCTTCTTTTTGGAACATGTGGGTGTTATACGTGGCAGCATTTGTCTCCAGGATTAAAGGGGACAAATAATTTTAATGGGTCACATGCATATGTAATGGGCCGACCAATTATGAAAAAACTTGTAGAGGTGTATGACGGGCTGTTATTGAAGGGGTTGACGGCTCCTACAGATGGTCTTCTTCCATATATATTACAAGTAGAAAAGCGTTGGTCTTTTTGCCCACAGAATGATACGGCTTTTTTCAGGCAGAATCGTTCCATTCCTTCCTATGTAGTTGATGAGAAGCCGGTGCTACGCCTGGACTGAAGGTTTTGCAATCCAAATGAGCACCTCGCTATTTTCTGTCTTGTGTTCTTCTGCCGCGGCGGCATTACCAATCTGCGCCATAATATTTCGCTTGTAGGGAATCATTTTCACTACAACGGGACTATAGGCTGCTCTAAGAGCTGTGAGGAGTGTTTCGAGTGGTACGAGGCTTTCGTCATTGTAGCTGACGAGGACGTAGCGGGCGGGGAGCCTGGCAATAAGGGTAATGAAAGAGGATAGTGCGGTACGTTTACTATTCCATGCCGAGTTCATAGAATCATCATATTCTGCGGCGGAGCTTACGCGGTCGATGCGTCGATTTGTTTTGAGACCGACGGCGGGTTTATCCCAGCGTGTAATACTATCCCAGATGTGGTAATAGGTGGAATAAGAGTGGGCAGAATATGGTGGGTCAATATATGCCACGGTTGCTGGGGCGTATTCGATTGTCAGGGCATTTCCTACAGAGTGTAGGCCGACTGGTCCAGTAGGAAAGGGGAGGTCGACGAGTTCTAGAGGATTTGATGCGCGCGCGGCCCATGTTTTAAGATATGCCTGTTGCACACCTACGGAAGAGTCAACTTTGTCGAGGGCGAATATGAGGCAGGCTACTAGAATCATTGCTTCATGCTGAGTGCATTCGCCGGCTGCCAGCCACGCCTGTATTTGGTCACGCATTGCATCGGCCTTCCTACCATTTTCTGGCTTCCACATTTTTACTACGCCTGCTCCGACTGCAGAGATGACATCGCAATAGTTGGTCGTAATCCACCCGGTCCGACCATCTAGAGCTCGCAGGCGTTCAATGAAAGGGGGGATACGTGCACCGGATTCTGCGGTACGAAGGAGGAAGGCGTGGGCGTAAGCTTCTGAAGCCCATGACAAGTCACTTGTGCTTAGCTGCCAGCCTTTGGAACGGAATGCTTGTGCAACGCGTGTAGTCCCGGTGAAAACGTCAATAAATGTTTTGGGCAGGTCGGTGGGGCATTGTTCTTCTACAAAAGTGCATATTTCTGTTAAGAGTGCTGCCTTACTTCCTATGTATTTGATGCCGCGTGTTTCCATTACATCTGGGTAAATGAATAGGTTGGGTCAAATTTACTGTGTTGAGCGAAAAACGGGTGTAATAGTAGGTATGGATGCACTCGAGCAGCTCTTACAGGAGCTAAATACACCAGGTAGGCCGGTTATAATAAAAAATGGAAGTCAACTGCAAATAAATCCAGCTATAGCTCAAGGGGGGAAGGTTCAAATAGGACCCCTTCCTGTGGCGGCAGCGGCGGTGCCTTTAGCAGCAGCGCCTTTAGCAGCGGCTCCTCAAGCAGCAGCGCCTTTACCAGCAGCGCCTTTAGCAGCAGCGCAAATCCCTCCAAGTTCAGGAATGGTGCGCGTGGCGGCGGCGCTGCAGGCACGGCGGCAACAAGCTGCAGCGGCTCCTCAAGCAGCAACAGCGGCTCCTCAACCTGTGGCAGCGGCTCTTCAACCTGTGGCAGCGGCTCCTCAAGCAGCAGCAGCGGCTCCTCAACCTGTGGCAGCGGCGGCGGTTCTCCAACCTGCAGTAGCTACAGCGGTTCCTCTTCCTGCAGCAGCAACAACGGCTCCTCAACTTGTGGCAGCGGCTCCTCAACTTGCGGCAGCGGCGGCCGTTCCCCAACCTGCAGCACCTACAGCGGTTCCTCTTTCTGCAGCAGCAACAACGGCTCCTCAACCTATATCGGGAACATCTATAGATGAGGGAAAAGTACGTAGAATTCTCGGGATTCTTGAAGATGACGAGCGTTATAGACAAATGAATAATTTAAGTCAAGGAGAATTAGCATATTATACTTCTGAAAACCCTAGAAATTTCCAAGATTACACAGTTTGGAAGCAGGCAGCAGCGGCTCCTCAAGCTGCAGTTGGAGCGGCAGGGGTGGGCCCGCTCGGTCAGGCACCGGTTCCTCAACCTGGGGCAGCGGCTGCCCCCGCCGCCGCCGCCGCCGCCGCCGCTGCCCCCGCCCCCCGCAAGCAGCGCTTACAGCAGACTCCTCAACAGCTTGCACCGGCTCCTCAACCTGCAGCTAGTGGATTGTTCTCTTTTCTTCGATGGGGTCAAGCATCACCTCCTTCACAGCTTCCAGCGGCAGTAGTTCCCCAAGCTAAGCCCCTTCCAGCGGCAGTAGTTCCCCAAGCTAAGCCCCTTCCAGCAGAAGAAATGCGCCGACAGAGGCAAGAAGATCTCATGATCGAAAAGGCAGAGGAAAAATATCGCATAGCGATTACGACTGCGGCGAATTATGCTAAACAATTTGGGGCATCTTGGCAAGGGACTATAGATGCAGAAGCAATAGCTAATGATTATAAGAGAGAATTAGAAATACTTGAAGCTAACACTTTGGATGAAAGGCGAGAACGCGTTGCTAAAATACAAGCAGCACCTATAAAGAGGGGATGGTTTTCGGGAGGTAGAAAAACAGGGCGTAAGCGCCGACTAACTCGTCACAGGCGCTCCCGTCGCCGTTAATAAAGCATTGTGAAAATGCGGTGATGACTTGCCCTATTTATGGCATTTGCAAAAATCTTTATTTAAGTTCCACTTAAGTTCTTAAATAAAGATTTAACGGTAAAATGTATGGTCTAGCGTCTAGCCCGCCGTTTAGTCTTTGACTTCTTAGCGCGCCTTTTACGCGTACCACCGGAGTAAGGTGTTCCAGGGGGTGATACGTATAAATAATTTGGATTTGAATACCTATTATAGGGAGGAATTCTAATATGCAGGTTAGGCGGAGAAATATTATTGATATAAAATTCTGTAGGAGGTTCAGCCATATCTGAAGGTATACGTGTATTAGGGAGATTTAATAATTGATTAAAGGGTAATACTCTACGTGCATATGGACGCTCTGCCCAGAGCGGAGGTGCCCCTTCATTTTCTTCTGGTATAGAATTAAGTCTAGGAACGTATTGTGCACGCGGGGCCCGCCCTCTTATTACTGGAATTTCTCCGCGACGTGTTTGACCCCTACGCCTATTCATTATCTAGTATTTGTTTAGATTTTCTCTTGTAAAGCTAGGATGGCTAAACAAAAGAGGGTTACGCGTCGTAAGAAGCAGCGGGGTGGGGCTGTGCCCGCAACGAGTCCTTTTTTCACGGATGCCTATGCGGTGACGATAGACCCAGAGTCGAAGCGTTTCAAGGATATAAAGGCGTATGCAGATGCGGCGGGTCTTCCATTAAAGCCGTGGAAGGGTGTTGTAATAAAGCCAGAGGAGAAAGATACGCTTCCTCCTCTTGGTATTGGTACGACGAATTTCAAGGACCGTACGGGGGCTGTATTTAATCTGGGAGTGATAGGGGCGTATCTGGGGCATCGTAATTTATTTCAGCATCTTGCTGACACTGCTGCTGAGAAGCCAGGTACGATGATTTACGAGGATGATGTAGAGATTCCTCCTGATTTATATTCGAGGCTTTTACAGATTCAGGACCAGGTTCCAGCCGATTGGGATTTCATTTTCCTGGACAAGTTATATGTGGTAGGGAACAAGATTTCGGACAATATAATGAAGTTGGATAAAGATATGACTGGTTACAAAAACTGGGGCATTTGGGCCTATATAGTGAAGAATGCCTCGTTAAAGGACAAGATTCTGCCGATAATGAAGCATATGATGGATGTCCCGGATATACAGTTGGCCAAGTTCGCGGATGTTCTGAACATGTATTTGATAGTGCCGAGTATAGTGAAGCAGGATGCAAAAAATGCCCCGAATTCTGTAGTAACAGTTCTCGACAGTAAGGCAAGAAATGACACTATAGTATAGGAAGGCGATGAGAAGTCGTTCTAGACGCATAAAACGTACACGGCGCACAAGGCGCAGGCAGAGGGGGGGGTCCACTGCTTTAACGTATACTCCGCAGGCTCCATCTCCAATTAAGGTATTTACGAGTGCGGACAAGATGAAGCCGACTCTGCAGGCACTCTTGGCATCTTTAAAGAAGCATCACTATGCCTATGAAGTGTTAGGTATGGGGAAACCGTGGGGTGGATTTCGTACAAAGATGGAGAATTATTTAGAGGGAATCAGGGCTGTGCAGGACCAGGATTCTATTCTTATTTTCGTGGATGCGTATGATATGCTTTGTATAAAGGATGCGGATTTGATGTTAAAGGCGTATAAGGCTCGTGAGTCGAAGGCGCCTATAGTGGTTGGCGTGGAGATTTATTGTTTTTACAAGGAGAATTGTGATATACGGTGTTTAGAGTGGTTTGACCATCATAAGAAGAAGGGGGGTTCTGAGGAGATTAAGAAGGGGTTTGTGAGACCGGATTGGCGTGATTTTTATGAGGCGCCAGAGCCAGTTTTTTTGAATTCTGGATTTATCATGGGGCCGGCGAGAGTTCTTGCGAAGATGTTTGAGAAGATGATGACGTATGAGGATAAAGATGACCAGATTGCCCTGATTCATTATATGTTAGAGCATAAGGACGAGTTTGATTTGGATTACAAGGAAAAGTTTATTCGTGTTAAAGCGAAGATTAGGGAGCGGTATGGGGACGAGGATGGGAAGAAGGGTCCAGGGTTTGTGCATTTTCCTGGGACAAGGACGGCAGATGAGCAGGAAATCAGTTTGAAGAAGTATATGCGGCCTTATTTCATGGACCCGCCTCCCGCCACGCCGACGAAAAATTGAACTAGCCAGGGGGGGTCTAAAGGGATTTAAGCCCCTCACTATGAACATCTTTTATCTTTCTCACAAGACGTCGCGCTGTGCGCGTTGGCATTGTGATAAGCATGTTGTGAAAATGATTCTAGAGACCACCCAGCTTCTCTACACGGCGCATTGGGTACTTTCGGTGATTCCTGATTTCGGGAGTGCACCAATGAGAAAGGGGTATGAGCGTGGCTACAGGTCTATACGGAATGCGAAGCATCCTTGTGCGATTTGGGTGCGGGAGAGTTTGGAGCATTATGTGTGGCTCTGTGAATTGGGCCTGGCTCTATGTGAAGAATATAGGCATCGGTATGGGGCGCATAAGAAGCATAGTTGTGAGGACCATCTGCAGTGGCTCTTTGAGTTTCCCCCTCTAGAACTTGCGGCAAAAGGGTGGAAGGAGCCACCAAAGGCCATGCCAGACGAATACAAGATTTCGAAGAGTTCCATTGTGGCTTATCGTCAATATTATAGGGTAGGTAAAGCCGACCTTCTTACTTATACGGGGCGGACGCGGCCGCATTGGTTACAGGTCAGCCGCCGTTAGGAAAAATTTATTTTTACTGTGCAGGTAATGATGTTACACCAAGACCCAATGCAGCAGAGGATAATCGCAGTATTTAATACGTATACTGCGGAGCAGCTGGAGTACACGCGTTCATTAAAGATTCTGAAGTTAGAGGAAGTTTGTTCATCTATTAGTGGAAACATGGTGCATACGCTTACTGTGGAAGAGCAGTCGCTAGAAAATATTCCTCTGCAGGGCTATGAAATATATCAGCCGCGAAACAGGGACATTAAACTAAAAAGGGTGAAAATGGATTTTGAAGAGATATGTTCAGTGGAGCATTGTTATATGTGGCGTCTTCCGTGGGCAGTATATTATGCTCCTTTGAAAGTGTGGATTCCAGTGCTTGATTCGAACTTTCCGATGCCAGGAGATTATATTTACAGAGTAAAAAATGACACTCGAGAGGCTTATGAAAGGCGAGTGCGAGAGAAAAAGATATTGCATGAAAATGTAATACTCACTTTATCAAACGACCCCTATAGGGTTTACACCATATCACGGCCTCTTCGTATTCTTATGGCGCAGCCACTTACACAATTTGAGCCTTCTGCGCCGCCTGCGCTCCTTCCGCCGATTCCTTCTGCACCACCAGCGCCTGTGAAACCACCCGCATTTGTCGCGAATATTATGAAGGGAGATGCCATTAAGAATGCTCAATCCTGTCCAATCTCACTGGAGGTATTTACGGATGCGGCGAAGATGTGTATGACACCGTGTTTCCATATGTTTGAGAGGGCGTCCTTGGAAGAGTGGATGAAAAATACATACTCTTGTCCTGTATGCAAGGCGAGCTGTAGTTTAGAAGACTGTCTTTAAGATTGGCTCGAGGCCATCTATTATATATAGTACAGTGAGGACGAATGCGCCACACACTATAATGGAGAGGCTAATTATTGCTGCAAATACAGAAAGGTATATGAAGAGTGCTTTCAGAAACTGTACCATAGTATGGTAATAGTGTCTGCTGGCATTTTTATCTTCTTGAGGGTTTTCCTGCGGGGGGCGAATAGTGAGGCGTGTTACTTCTGAGTCAGTTTCTTGCATTGTATGGCAGGGTTGTCGGTGGGCTGCATGTTCAATTTTTAGCTGAAACATTAGTGACGGCGTGTGGCCCGTGGTCGTTTAGTATATACGATATGTTCAGCTTCGCTGAGTGGAATATCTTCATTGCGTCCTTTAAAGTATTCGTGAACAGTATCGCTAATAATAGAATTATTGAATTCGTAGAGTCCATCTTTATTCACGCTTATTTCATCGTCCCATTCTTTATCTTTGAGAAGATTTCCAGCAGTTTTGTAGCGTGTAGTATATTGTCGATTTTGCCTGACTCCATGAAAGAGGTGCATTGCTTTAATGGGAATGACGCCAATTTTCGGCGCCACTTTCTTGAACTGTTCATGGTATTCTTTCCATCCCTGTAGGATAAAGGTACTATCAAGAATTTCTTGAATCCAATGCGGAGGTATTTCGTCTTTGAAAAAGTTAAACACGAAGAGCATATCGCCGTTGCCGATTATTGCGCGGTCATAGAAGCCGCCAATATCTTGGAATGTTTTTCGTTTGAAAGCCCATGCGAAACCAGGATGGAAGTAGTGTATGGAGCGTGGATGCGAGAGGCGATTTTGGAGAAGCCCCGCGGCATAGGATGGTTTTCTGCTACGTATTTTTGTATTATTGGGAGTGAGCCAGCATGCTTCTTTAAAGGGTTGTAGAACATCGCACTCTTCTAGTTTCAGGGAGATTTGGTCAACCCAATCGGGTGAGTCAAAAATAATATCGCCGTCAATGATTGCGAGTTTTGTGTACTGGGGTGGAACAACTTTTTCGAGTTTATTGATGAGTTGTTCTTTATAGAACATGTAAGAGTCGGAATGAAGGACGAGAGTTGCATTTGGGAACTGTTGTTTTCCTCCTTTGAAGACGCATTCTGCGAGAAAGTAGGGGATATTATTATTGCTGAGGCATTTGATTACGTATTCCATATTTTTGATTATGCGAGAGAATCCGGCTGCATTATAGAAAGTGAGAAGTACTGCAACATCTGAAACGGTGGGTTCAATATATAAACATTTGGAGCGTCCATCTCCTATTTCAAGTTTATGTCTGCGTGTAGGATTACCCATCCTCTTCTTATTTAGGGATGAGAAGATATATTGTCTCTAATTAAAGGTGTATGGCGCGGCCAAGAAAGAAGCGTGTAACGCGGCGGCGGCTTACTCGAAAGAGGCAGAAGGGTGGTTCTGAGAAATGCACTGTGGTGATTATAGAGCCGCGTAGGGTTAAGCAGAAGGCGGTTGAGTTTGTGGTACGAAATGCGCTTCTTCTTCCGCCTGAGTGGTCCATTCTTTTTTTTCACGGGACGGGGAACAGGGATTTAGTGGAAAAGTTTATTGGGACTTTGAGCGTGGAGGAGAAGGCTCGTATTAGTTTAAAACCTCTGGGTGTATCAAATCTGACGGAGAAGGAATATAATCATCTGATGATGAGTAGGATGATTCTTGACCAGATTCCTACAGAGGTATTTTTAGTGATGCAGGTGGACAGTATGATTTGCAGGGAGGGTCTTGGGCTTCTTCCCGAGTTTTTAAAGTATGATTATGTTGGTGCGCCGTGGAAGGGGCATAATATAGTGGGAAATGGGGGCTTCTCTTTGCGTCGAAAGACAAAGATGTTAGAGGTTTTAGAGAAGTGTCCTGAGTTGATTGCGATAAATAATGAGGATGGATTTTTCAGTGCGGGGTGTGCGGCTGCGAAAGTGTATACGCCGAGTGCGGAAGAGGCGGAGAAGTTTGCAGTGGAGACGACATATACGGGGAAGCAGCCGTTTGGAATTCACAAGGCTTGGGCGCATGTGATGGATGGGCATGAGAAGTTAGAGGGGCAGTGTTCTCAATATAAGAAGTTGAAGGAGATAAATATGGGGCAAGGGTAGATGGCGGCGACCCGGCGTTTACGTAGTGTGAAGCGTAATAATGCGACATTGCATAATGTAGGAGGGGGGCAGAATAATATTAGAGGGCGCAATAAAAATCGTAATAAGAATCGGAATACGAATAGCAGTCTTCCTTTTTTCAAGAAGGCCTATGTAATAACGATGGATACGAATTCGGAGAGGTACAAGCAGATGGAGGCTTCTGCAAAGGCGGCGGGGGTAGAGGTGACTAAATGGGATGCGGTAAAGGTGGATGATTCGATGAAGGATTCGCTGATGGAGCAGGGTATAGGGAGTATTATTTTCAAGGGGGCCAAGATGCGTTTACGGGGGGCGATAGGGTGTTATTTGGCGCACAGGAATGCGATGACGCATGCGGCAGAGCATCCAGAAGGGCAGGCCACGCTGATTATGGAGGATGATGTGTCGATTCCTCCGGATTTTCACGAGAAGATGAAGGCGGTTTTGGCAGAGTTGCCGCGTGATTGGGATGTCTTATATTTGGATAAAGTGAATCCGAAGGCGGTGAAGGTTTCGGAGCATATTCAGAAGTTTGAGAAGCAGATGACGACGCATAATAATTGGGGGAACTGGGCTTATTTTGTGAGGAATAAATCTCTAAAGGGGAAGATACTTCCTCTTTTAAAGTTTATGAATGACCCTGTGGATATACAGTTGCACAAGTTTGGGGATGAGATAAACATTTATTTAGCCACGCCGAGTGTGGTTACGTTGAATAAGGCGACGACGGGGAATTCGAATATCAACAAGTTAAACTTTAACACTTGAGGCTCTATTGAGTAATGTTAGGTATATCTGCATTTTGGTAGTGTATCATGGGGACTTTTCCAGCATTGGGATGGCCCTCGGGGTATTTGATTGTGCAGAAGACATCATTATTGGTTTCTTCTTCGAGAAGGAAAGTGCCCTGTGGGTGTGCCGCAACGATTTCGCCGAGTTTTTCGACGACGAGAGTATATTTGGCTGCGAGTTCGTTGTTTTTAGTGGCGTACAGGTGTTTGAGGGCTTCATGTATATTTGGATTCGCGCGGGTTGCAGCCAGGAAGCCGTTAAAGATGGACCCTGCGGGTTTAATAGCTTTGACGCTTACGAAGGAGTTTTTGCCCACTATGTTCTCGATGTCATCGTATAGCATGAGGTCAGAATCAATGAAAACGCCGCCGAGTTTATAGAGATAAAAGTACCGAAAGAGGTCGGCTTTATGGGGCCCGGTGGTAAAGGAGTCGAAAACTCCCTGTATCTCTGGGAACTCGGGGTCAGGATTAGATTTGAAGAATGCAGCAATATCGGCATCATTAAAGAAGATATATTTCCAGGCTTTCGTATGAGCTCTGAGTTGTTCTGTCACATATTCAGGGAGTGGTTCCTTTGCTGTTTGTATGCAGTGTTTGGGGATTGCGGCTGCCCCGCCGCGTTGCCGGCGTGTGTGACGGCGTACTCTTCTGCGACGCTTATAGGATGTCTTTCGCATCTTCCTAATAGTATTAAATATTTGTTCCAAGTAGGATGAAGTTCCGTAAGAAGAACCGAACAAGAAGGAGAAATGCATTAAAGAGGCGTCTAACGCGGAAGAAGGGCGGCGGTCATGTATTCAAGCGGAATGGGGAACCAATAAAGGTTGACCTTGTTATTGCGAGGTACAAGGAGAAGCTTGATTGGGTAAAGGAATATCTACCAAAAGAGTTTCACAAGATACATGTGTATAATAAGGGGCCACAGAACATTACATGTGATGATATTGCCCCGAAGAAGAGTTGTAAAGTATATGATATGTCGGATAAGAATGTTGGTGTATGCGACCATACGTACTTGTATCATATAATCGAGAATTGGGACAACTTGGCGGATGTAACCATATTTTGTCCTGGTTCGATTTATTTACCCTATAAGACTGATAAGTTTAATAAGACATTAAAGAAAGTGGAAGAGACAGGTAATACGGCATTTTTCGTATCAAATCAACCACACGAGTCGAGAATGACTGTTAAGGAGAATTTTGTGAACTTTACATTAAATGACCATTTAGTGGCAAACGTTTCGAATCGTAACAATGCGGGAAGGATTCCTATAGCGCCTGCAAGTATTCGTCCATTTGGGGCATGGTATGAACATCATTTACCGAATATGAAAGTCTATGGATTTTCCTTATGGGGTATATTTGCTGCATCAAAAGAAGATATTAAGAAGCAAAGTAAGTCATTTTATGAAAATATTATCAAAGATGTGAGTCGAAACAAACATGAGGAAGCATCGCATTTCATGGAGAGGGCTTGGACAAGTATTATACATTCGCCTGACCACCAGTATAAGCCCGATGGAACAGTATATCGAGATGTATTGCAGGAGGGAGGAAATCAGAATAAGGGAGTTAGTACGAATAAGAATGTAGGGGGTGGATTTGAACTTGTGGTTGCGAGATATACGGAAGACATACGCTGGTTAGAGACGTTGCCAAAGGGCTTATTTTCAAAAATAAGGGTATATAATAAGGGTAAGCCGTTAAGCTCTGCAATAGCGGGAGTTGAGATTATACAACTAGAAAATATTGGGAGGGAATCTCATACGTATTTAACGCATGTTGTGAACAACTATTCAAACCTTGCGAAGCTTACTGTATTTGTACCTGGTTCTGTAATGAAAAAGGATTACAAGGTTAAGCAATTTCATAGAATACTAGATAAAGTACGTGAAACGGGTGAATCGATGATAATAGTGCCAGTAAGGACAAGGGAAGAAATCGAGAAGGAGAGGGAGTTTAAGTTGACTGAGTATAAATCATCAAATAATGACAATAGGAAACAAAATCCTAATATTCGTATTAATATTTCTGAGAGTGGTACATTAGGTTCCTGGTATAATGAGTATTTTCCAGGCGAGGAGATAAAATGTATTTCATGGTATGCAATATTTGCTGCGACGAGGCAAGATATACACAAGAGGCCAGTTGATTTTTACAAGAAGATATTGGCTACAGTTTCATCATCTCACCCAGAGGAGGGGCATTATCTTGAACGATTATGGAGTAATGTATTTTCGATTGGTACATGCGAGGCACATGAGAGGTCTTCTGAATATTTCCATAAGGACTAATATGGTATACTGCCACAATAACTAGACACAAGAAGTGTGTAGTTATTTCTGCATGTTTTCTTATAGGAAGGTATTTAACTATATTTTTTTTGTTGCTATTTCTATGGCAAAGAAGCCGGTAGATGATATACACTTGTTTGAAGTTACATCTGGGAATTCTTCTTGCCATTGTCTAGAAGACATTTTTATTACAAAGGGTGATTTGTGTCTCAAGTCATTTTTGAGCTGTTCGCTGTCCTGTTTCCAGGAGCCAAATACAAACATGTGTGGTTGTAGGGGGGCTTCACAGTCGATATTTATAATAGCGTCCCATTCTTTCTTAAATTTCTCATCTGTATCATAAATATCTTTAAAGAGGCTGTCCATCCACAAATAGCTGTGTGGAGTTTCGCGGTGTGCCCAGTAGATGTCGCATGCACTTTTCCACTTTGAAATGATGTATGAGCCCTGTTTTGAGACGATAAACCAGGAGGCGGGTCCGTGATTAATATCTTTTGGGCCCCAATCTGCGCCATGGTACATCCAAAAGTCGGATGGTTTTATATGTTCCCATACCCATGAATCGAGGGGTTTCATGCATAATAGGGTTGCATCTGCCCATACCCCGCCATGTTTTTCGAGGATTGAGAGGCGTATAATATCTGATTTAGCTTGTGGAGTAATCGAGCCCTTACCTATATAGGGTATATCAACGTATTCTTTCAGATTATCAGAGGTAAGTGTGATGATTTTCCAGCCATCATTCTGTTTCTCCCAGCTTTCTTTTACTTTTTGTACAATCCAGGGTGCTTTATCCCAGCCTTGGAGCCATAATAGCCAGATAGTTTTATTGAGTCCTGTATCGGTGGGAGAATGATTTATAGAGCCTCCTCTTAGACGGCGAGTGCCTTTGCGGCTGCGCCTTGCGCGGTATTTGCGTTTATAGTTACGCGTTCGTTTTGAACGAGGCATCCTACATTAATTGCACAAAATATATATCGACTCTGAATATATGGAAAGTATTCTTGAAGGCATTCCTGATGTTGGAAAGTACCCTCTTCACTATATTTTCGAAGATTTGAAGCTAGTACCTACGGCAGATACACTTTGGCTGGAGTTTGGAGTAGCGACGGGGCGTACGATTAACTACTTTTCGCAATTTACAAAGGACAAGGTTTATGGGTTTGACAGTTTTGAGGGTCTTCCTGAGAAGTGGAGAGATGGATTTGACAAGGGTGCATTTAGTAGGAATGGGGACTTTCCGGAAGTAAATGCAAATGTTGTATTAATAAAGGGCTGGTTTAGTGATACACTTGTTCCCTTTCTGAAGGAGCATAATAAGAAAGTATCATTTCTTCATATTGACTGTGATTTATACAGTTCAACAAAGTTTATTTTCAACGCTGTAAAAGATTATCTTGCAGAGGATTGTGTGATTTTATTTGACGAGCTTGTGAATTACCCAGGATACAAGGGTGAGACGGGTGAGTTACTGGCTCTGTATGAGTTTGTGAAGGAGACGAATATGCAGTTTGAGTGGATAGGAATGAATGGATTTGTGGGGGAGTGCAAGAAGGACCATGTATGTCGTTCTCAACATGAGAAGGTTGCGCTACGTTTCAAGGGGTTTCGTTCCTAAATCTCCCGCGTAAATACATTATACATGTTAGTAAGATGTCAAAGTTTGATGTAATTGTAATAGGCGCAGGGATTTCTGGTGCTACGATTGCTGAGCGTTATGCGAATGACGGTAAGACCGTGCTAGTCATTGATAAACGCGACCATATTGCTGGGAACGTGTATGATGAGATTGATGCGGAGACGGGTATACGTATAAGTAGGTATGGTGCACATTTATTTCACACGAATGATTTTGCTGTATGGGAGTATGTGCAGAGGTTTGGGAAGTGGCAGAGGTGGCCACATCATGTGATTGCGGATATATCGGGGTTGTACGTGCCTGTACCGGTGAATATAAATACGGTGAATATGTTGTATGGTTTGGATATTTCGAGTGAGGAGGAGATGAAGAGTTGGTTAGAGGCTGAACAGATTCGTTGTGAGAATCCGAAGAACAGTGAGGAGGTTGCATTATCGCGTGTTGGGAAGAGGTTATATGATGCAATCTTTAAGGATTATACGAAGAAGCAGTGGGATAAAGAGCCAAAGGAGTTGCAGCCATCTGTGTTAGAGAGGATTCCTGTGAGAACGAATTTTGATGACAGGTATTTTTCGGACAAGTATCAGGCAATGCCTGTGAATGGCTACACATCAATTGTAGAGAATATGTTGTCGAGTTCGAGAATAACTGTGAAGTTGAACACGGATTGGGAGGATGTTAAGAAAAACATCTCTGGGGAGATACTTGTCTTTACCGGGCCCATAGATGTATATTTCAAGGAGAGTGGTCTTCCTCCTTTAGAATATAGGTCGATAGATTTTGAGTGGAGTAGGATGAAGATGGAGGGATATTATCAGCCGAACTCTGTTGTGAATTATTCATCTTTAGGGAATCCTTATACGAGGTGTGTAGAGTATAAGCATTTTCTTCATCAGAAGAGTGATTGGACAATTATATCAAAGGAAACAACGACGGACAGTGGTGAGCCGTATTATCCAGTTCCAACTCAGAAGAACAGGGCCCTATATGAAGCGTATGTGCATTTAACAAAGGGTGTGAAGGGAGTGCATTTTATAGGGCGTTTAGCCACGTACAAGTATTTTAATATGGACCAGGCAATACGTGCAGCTCTAGACTATTATGATGCTAATTTAAAATAAAATGATTCGAGGTATTAGATGGTAAAGAGGACCCGAAGGCGGCGTAGACGTTCTAGGCGGCAGAGGGGTGGTAATAAGAAGGCGGTAGTATTTACCTTGACACATGGGGCGGGATTCGGTTCTGTCTTTGGCTATATGTTGCAGGCGTACATATATGCCAAGAAGGGTGGTTATGCTTTTAGAGTGAAGAATGAGAATTGGCAGTATGGTCCCGAGAAGGGTTGGCATGATTTTTTCACGACGTTAGAGGCGTATAATTCCGCAGAGAAGATGGAGGAGGAGAATTTCAAGCACGCTACAGGTCCTCGCGAAAGTTATACCTTGGGTGAGTATCACGAAGCGATAAAGGAGGTGTACAAACCGAATAAGGAGATTCTAGAGGCTGCAGAAGAATTTAAGAAGAAGATTGGTGGTTCTTACAAATCAGTATTTGTTCGGCGGGGGGATAAGACGTCTGGTGAGGGGAAGGAGATGGATGCTGCGGACCTTTCGAGTTTGACAAAGGAGATGGGGATTAAGGATGGTAATCTTTTTGTAATGTCAGATGATTATGCAGTAGTAGAGGAGATTAAAGAACTTCTGCCAAATGTGAAAGTATTTACTTTAACAGAGCCAGAAGCAAAAGGGTTTTCGATTCATAGGATTCAGAGTGCGAGTGTGGAAGTGAAGAAGAAGGAAGCAGCGGAGCTTTTCACATCTGTGGAAATATTCCATGGAGGGGAAAAGGGTTGGGCGGACAATCGTTCGAACCTGGGTCGGTTTTTAAAAATGCGAGATTTGGAGAAGGTAGTATTATATCCACCAGAGGGAGATATTCCTCTAAACAAGATTGTGAATCCTTCTACGGATTATTTAAGGGCATAGTATAGATGGGAGGAGGTTTATTTGGTACACCGTTATATCTGAACATGAAATGTATAGTTATATCTGCTATAGTTCTTATAGTGTATTGGTTGCCGCATCCGAAGAGTTTTTTGCACAGGTGTGTGGCGGCCTTCTTGCTTGCGACGGCCACATATATATCTCTCGCATGGTATGATGTTCTTTATGAGTGCAATGACCATTTGAAGCCGACGCTTCTGGGGTGGCTTTCTGCGCCATTCAAGCCTCCCGAGTACAAGAAGCAGTATGATGAGCTTCCAGTGAAGTATCAGAAGATTGTTCGTTGGTTTGATATTGCGGTATTGAGTGTGGTTGCCTTTGCGTTTATTTATCCGTTTCTGCAGAAGTAGATTAAATGCATTCTTGACGTATGGGGACCGGGTTAAGTCCGAGGTAGTATCCGAGCATAGTATTAATGCCAAATGCATAGTGAGTGAGGACTCCTAAGAGTGTCCATGCAAGAAGGAAGGGGAGCCATTGAGAGCCTTTAATAGAGAGGAAGTATCCTAGAAGGGCAGCGAGGAGAAGGGAGGTAATCCAATCAAAGATGCTCATATTGAGAATCTTTGGTTTGCGGAGGCGTTGAATGGCAGTACAGGGTGGCATCTATTATAGCTGCATAGAAGAGTATTTGAAATCACATTGAAAAACAAGTTTTCAATATTGTAGATTTATCTACAATGTGATTTCTACTGAAGATTGCCATAAATAAATTTATAAGCGGCATAGTTACTTGCGAATGCTGTGCGACTCTGGCGCGGGGTCCTATAATAGTATCATGAAATCTTCAGAGTGCGCGCAAATGCAACCGTACTACCGCTCATTAGAGTTATGACGGGCGGTTTTTGCTGCAGTAGGCTGAAGATTTCATGATACTATTATAGGACTTTCGCGATTTTCGCGATTTGTTGCTTTTTGCCGCTTATAAATTTATTTATGGCAATCTTCAGTAGAAATCACATTGTAGATAAATCTACAATATTGAAAACTTGTTTTTAAATGTGATTTCAACTGA